ATCAAGTCATTGAGCAATTAGCCTTTACCTTTCCGACATGGTTCTTCGAGGTGCTGTGTTCCTATCACGGCTCTCCCCTTGTCCTCGAACCGTTCCAAGTCAAATACCTCCTAGACGAGTCGCTTTTCCGAATCGTTCTGAAAACACGTCAGGCGGGTGGTTCCTTTCAGTTGTCGATGTCGAAATTCTACAAGGCATACATGAATCCGAACTTCCGCTGCGATATCGTTTCTACAACTCTATCAGAAGCGACCGACAAAATCAAGTACATCCGCGACCTTTATGAATCCCTTCCAGCAAGATACCAGATTCCGCTCGAAGTTAACAACGCCCTTTCGATTGGCTTTCACAAGGGCGCAAAACTGAGCATCGTGCGTTCAGTCGCAGCGACAGGCACTTCTGTTCGTGGTGGTCGTAAGGAACTCGCCTTTGACGAGTTTGCACACGTTGCTGGCGCAGAAGACCTCTTCTTCTCCGCGCTTCCTGCAATCATCCGCAGTCAGAATCTTGGCGTTGACATTATCTCTACTCCACGCGGCGATCTGAACCTCTTCGCAAAAATCTGGAACAATGAACTTGATCCCTTTACAAATGAGCGTCCATTTGACATGTTCTCTCGACATAAGTTCCTCTGGATGGATGTTCCTTCGTTCACCGTTGATTACGATGCAGCACAAAAGGCATGGTATCAGGAGTACGAAGAGAACATGGACATGATGGAGGAGATGGTTGCTCGATTCGCATCCCCGAAGCTGAAGCTCATCATGATGCAGAACCCTTGGGAATGGTTCCTTCAGGAGTTCTGTGGTGTCTTCCTCTCCGAACTGGATGCGTTCTTCCCGCAAGAACTGATTGACAAGTGTTTGCGCGGTGAGGTTGCCAAGGTTGAAGATCAGGAAGAAGAAGCGCTTGAGCGTTGGAATCTGACTGAAGGACGACCGAAGGAATCAATGCACAATCAGGTCTACATGGGAATCGACTTTGGTGAGTCGTCTGAGACGACTGACAAGACCTCCATTCAGGTACTTGAGTACGATGCGGCATCAGGGAGATACCTGCATCGATTTGGAGAGACGTTGAACAAACGACAACACCCTGACTTCCCTGCACAGGCAGCTTATATAGGTCAGGTTGCAAAGGCAATGAAGGTCAATCGTATCTATGCCGACGAGACAGGTCTCGGACGCGGCATTGTTCCCCTGCTTAGACGCGATTTGACCTCAGTAAACATCGAAGGCGTCAATTTTAACCCCTCTTCGAAAGAAGATATGGTGATGGGACTTAAAACTTTGATGGAACAGGGAAACCTTTTGCTCCCTCAACGTGATATTCAATTGCAGGGACAAATTCGCAACATCAAACGCGAAATCTCCCCTGCTGGCACCACACGTTACAGTGGTAAACCACATGATGACATGTTTTGGGCTTTGGCGCTCGCAGCGAGAGGTGGACGACATACGAAATTCGCAATCTACCAACTTGGTTCTCGTTCGCCATTCGGGAGGTAACACATGACAGATATCTTTCTGCCGAATGGTCAGTTGGCTGAGAAGGCGCTAATACAACCAGAGGGTAAAGCCAAGATTACAGGCATGACCCCTTGGAAGGACACCTTCATCTCAGGACGAGATGTCAAGGGAGCGGCAATCAAGAAGGGTAAATGGAAAGACTACTATGACATGTATCGCCAGCACTCGATTGTCTACTCCGCGATCAATAAGATTGCGAAGACGGCAACGAATGTTGGATACGACTTCGTTCCTCGTGATAGCCGTTCTACGGCCAAGAACAGGGAAGTCAAGATTCTCAAGGAGTTCTTTGCGAACCAGCCCGACTTCATGGGTGAGCTTCGCAAGATTTATCACGACTTGATGATCTATGGCGATGCATATCTCTATGTCGTTCCAGACCGCCGCCGAAGACCATTTCGACTCAAGCGACTTCGACCGAAGGATATTCATATCCACGCAAAGAAAAACGGTCAAGTCATTGCCTACTATCAAAAAGACCTCGATGACATTAATGACGACATCGTATCTTTCGAACCACACGAAATTCTGCATTTTAAGCTCGATGATCCTGACAATGACATTTACGGACTCTCGCCGCTTGAAGCGCTGAGATGGGCGGTTGCGACCGACCTCTACGCACAACGCTTCAATGCCGCATTCTTTGAGAACAGCGGTGTCACAGGTACAATCATCGGTGTGCGCAATGCTGATCCCGCCGAAATTGAGCGCAACCGTAAGTGGCTGTTCGAGAACTACACTGGACCAGCCGCAGCCCATAAGCCGATTATCGTTGAAGGTGAATCCATCTCCATCGATAAGGCCGTCGTTTCGCACAATGATATGGGTTTCCTTGAGGGACGCAAGTTCATCATTCTGGAAATCCTCGCCGTGCTCGACGTTCCTCCTGCAAAGATCGGTATCATGGAAAGCGCGAACCGCTCGAACTCCAAGGAACAGGACAAGTCTTTCCGTACTGAGGCAGTCAGTCCGTTACAGATTCTTGTTCAGAATGTTATTAACGACCAATTCATTCGACCAATTCTCGGTGTTGAGAACACCATCTTCATCCACTCCGAAGGTGATACCCGCGATGCTATTGAGCAGATGGATTACTACACCAAGGGTGAAGCGTGGGGTGTCTTCAACGTCAACGAAATCCGTGCGAAGCTCGGTATGGCTCCTGTTGAGGGTGGCGATATCAACGGCATCATGGCACCGACTGGATTCGTTCCGCTCGACCGTCTGAAGCTGTACTTCGAACCGCAGCAGATTCCTGACACGGCTACTGGAACGCCTGAAGACCCGCTTACGGGTGAACCCGTTCCTGGCCCGACTCCGCAATCACGCATCGCAACAGGCGCTCAGCGCGGCTCGATCAACAAGTCATATGTTGAAGGCTCTCTGGCCCTGCAAGGTGCACTGATTAAGTTGGCACAAGCTCAACACAATCCGTCCGCTTTGACACAAGCATACACCTATCTGAACGATGCGTCAAACCTGAACGATCATCGCGTCAATCTTGCATTCGACGCGGTAGGGAAGGCGCTACGCACCGAAGATCAATTCCTGCGTCAAGGGTATTTGGATCGTGCACACGAAACGCTTTCCGTCTTCATCAAGGTTGATACCGAAGAGTTGACGGTCAAGCAAGTGCATCACGAAGATACCTTTGGCGAGCGACCAGCCGTATTCGGTGACTTTGAGGATTATGACAATGATTGAAGACTTTAAACTCATCATGCAAATCGATCAAGCATTCGAGAAGTCAGCCGATGACGGTTCTACCCTCCGATACATTGGAGGCCGTGCGTCAGGCACGAATCTCGACCTTGATGGAGAACGCATGGCTCAAACAGCTATCGCCGCTTTCCAAAAGGCGATTAAAGAAGGCATCACCCTCGATGATGGTTCAGTTTCGCAGATTCCTTTGCGAAGCGGCCACCGTAAGGAGTGGGATGATATTTTAGGTTGGGTTGTCGATGCTCATGTTGATGAGAGCAACGACCTCTGGATTGTCGCAGAACTGGAAGACACGGCGAAGGCTGCTGATCTGTTCACGAAACTGACGACACCTCAGAAGGCTGGACGCCCAAACCAACTCGGTTTCAGTGTAGGCGGCAAGATTCAAAAGGCAAGCCTGCTATGGGACTCTGAGCTAAAACGATCAGTGCGAACCATTGAAGATGTTGCACTGAAAGAAATTAGTGTCGTCGGACGCCCTGCGTACGCGACAGCTTACGTAGAAGCGCTCTCCAAGAGCGTCAATTGGGACGACGTAGAGCGTCCATCGAATGAGCCAGTAAAGGAGCAACCTATGACTCTTGCTGAAAGCAACGTCTCGACAGAGAGTGTCGAGGAAACCACTAAAGAGGCAACAACTGCACCTGTAGTTGAAGAGGTACAGAAGGACGAAAGTCTCGCTGATGCTGCAACGGAGGTTACGACCGAAACTGTTGTGGAAACCCCTGACTATGGAACGCAGATTGCAACCCTGAGCGATCAGGTCAATAAGCTCACCGAGGCCGTATCTCTTCTGATCGGTCAGAGTGAGGAATCGAACAAGTCGGAAACCGTTGAGGAAGTAACGACTGACGTTCAAAAGAGCGAAGGTAACGAGGCAACCGAGACTGACGTTGCGGAAATTGTCAAGACCGCAATCAGTGCAGCGTTCGCATCGTTTACCGAGACTGTTATTAATCCAATCAATGAGAAGCTGGATGCAACCAAGTCGGTGATCGAGGAGATTGGAGCACAAGGAATTGACAAGTCGCTATCGGTAGTGACTTCGAAAGACCCAGCTAACCCAATCGACGCGTTCATTAAGAAGTACGAGGGCGCATCGCGTGCTGACCTCTCAAGCACTGGATTTATTCGTGACATTGTGCAACTGGCGCAGCCAGGGGCACTGAACGCTGGTAATTAATTTTAAGGAGTAACGATATGTCTACACTTCCTGAACTCGATCTTCGTAAGGCACTTGACACAGGAGCGGTTTCTACTGGTGCCGTCCTCGTGCCTGAAATCGTCAGCCCTGGTATCCGCATGTTCGTGGAGACCCGCTCGCCGCTATGGAACATTCTACCAAAGATTGACCACGACGGCTACAGCTACAACTACAAAGAGCAGAATGGTCTTCCTGTAGGATCGTTCGGCGCTGAGCTTGCAGCACTGCCAGCAGCGCAGAACGCGACCTACGTAGACCGCACCGTTCCGATCAAGTCTCTCTACATCCGTGGTGAGATTTCGGGACAGTTGATCGAGGCGTCCCGCACGTTCGTGAATGCGCTTGAGCGCGAAATCACCAACTCGGCGCTTGGTATGGTCCGCACAATTGAGCAGGCACTCATCGCTGGTGACAGCGGCGTTTCGTCGGTTCAGTTCGACGGTCTGGCAAAGTGGATCACCAACACCGTCTATGCAGACTCGGTTGGTGACGGTTCTGGTACTGATGGTGAGCTTTCGCTCGCGTTCCTCGACCTCCTTCTCGACGCTCCTGCTGGTGGTGAGCCAACTCACCTCATCATGGGTAAGGCAATGACCCGCAAGCTGTGGAGTATTCTTCAGCCGCAGGTTCGTTACCTTGAGACCGAGATTGACGGTGGTTTCCGCGTACCGACCTACATGGGCCTGCCGATTGTCCGTCTCTTCGATCACGTCACTCTGCTGAACAACACCATTCTGGCATTTGACCGCAACCTTGTCACCGTTCCTATCCTCAAGCCGATCACCTACGAAGAGCTTGCACACACTCGTGACAGCACGGACTACATGCTGAAGACCTACATGACTCTCGTCGTTGAGGGTGCATCCCGCCACCACGCGAAGCTCGTGGATGTCGATTCGACCATTGCCTAATCTAATGGGAGCGGCTAACCCCGCTCCCTTAGTATAAAGGAGGGGAGAGAATTATGCCACAATTACTGGACAAGCCCGTTCGCGTTCGACAGGTAGCCATTCCTGGCGACAAGGCGAATTGGGACGAACACTTTTATACGGGACGACTCAAGGTCATTCAAGGGGTAACGGAAACGGATAACCCGATCTGGCTAGAACATCTTCTCGCTCGTGGATTCAAAGTTATTGACGAGGAAGGGCAAGTCGTTCAGGCAGAAGCACCACAGACAGCGGAAGCGTCTGAGGAAGTCAAGAAGCCGCGTGGCCGCTCTTCCCGTAGTCGATAGGAGAACACAATGACAGAAGTACAACTAGAACTGGCTCAGGCTCGTAACAAGACAAATGAAGAGCTTGCACGCGAGCATGAGTTCTATGCGGACGATTATGAGAAGAAGCGTCGTGAGAACGAGGCTGAGGCGCAGCACCTTGTTGCGACCGAAGGCGTGGATTTTTCTCTCGTCAACCGTCAGGCAAACGCGGAAAAGGCAAAGCATCACACCGAATACGCAACTTCTTTTGAGGATGATCGACGCAAGATCGAGGATCGTGTCGTCAATGCCGCAAGCGAAGGTGGCGAGGTTGATGAGCTAGTCAAGCTCGCATCTCCTGACGAGGCAATCAACTCTGATCCGCTTCAGGAGAAGGCAGCAGCCAAGGATGGTATGCTCACGCACGATCCTGATGCTCCTGACGCTGGTAAGAAGGCGGTTATCCCGCTTGAGTACCGCGACAAGGAGAATGCGGCATTCGAGACGCTGAACGCACGCGACCGTGTTGATCTTGGCGTTGCAAAGACCTTCCAAGAGAAGTTTGTTGACAACCCGCTTGATGAGCATGAGATGCAATTTGAGGATCAGATCGAGGGTGCGCTCCTTTCAGGATCAAACGACTGGACTGAGAACCAAGATGTCAATCTTGTCGCAAAGCGAAATCTCGAAAAGGATGCGGAGACCTATGCTGAGAATCTTGGCGTAGACGCAGACGCAATCGAGGTAGTTGACGGCGACGACGACGAGAAGTCTACCAAGAAGACCGCAAAGAAGTCAAGCTCCAAGTAAGGAGATAACGCATGGCAACGCCACAATTAGTAACGGTACGAGACTTTTCAACGTCTCCCTATAGCCAGCTTGCAGACAATCTTGATACACCGCTGACCGAGATTCTGGCGAGAGCCGAATCTGCGATTCAGACCAGACTCCGACGCAAGCTCGGCGTAACGGCGTACACTGAGCGTTTCCGTGCAACCTCTTCTACGATTTTCACGAAGCATCGCCCCATCGTTAGCGTAACCTTGTTGCGTGTTCGGTGGGGCAAATCCTTTCCGTGGGAAACGCTCGACACCTCTGACCTTCTTATTGAAAGTGAGCCTGGGTACATCGAATCTGATGTTGCATTACGCGGCAGGGAAATCGAATTAACCTATACCGCTGGCTACGCAGAACTTCCTGAAGTGTTGCGACAAGCGATTCTGATGCAGGCTGTCATGTTTGCCTACCAAGACCTTGAGGTTTACGGTAGCGGCGACGGTCGTACCCCTGGCATTCTTTATATGAACGATCATATCGATTCCCTGATTGCTCCATTCAAGCAGTCATCTACGGTGTGGCACTAATGATTACCATTAAGGTCTCGCCTAAATCAATCGCGGCACTTACCCGTACCGCAACGGCAATCACCAATGCAAGGGCCGATTTGAAAGATCGTTCTGAACCGCTCAAGAAGGCCCACGACTATATGCAGAAGAGATGGGTTGAAAATATCCAGCTTCAAGGGCAGCACTATGGTGGGTTCGCTCCCCTACGACCAAATACCGTAGCGCGTCGTGGTTCTTCAAGTCCAATCCTTATCCATCGCGGCAAAATGCTGAGATGGGTAGCGGATGCAGGCGGATCAGGCAAGATTTCTCCACAGGCTGTCAATTGGGAATTTGCATTCAGCGGTAAGGGTGATGGATCACAAGCTGTTCTGCATACCACAGGCTATTTCAATGTTCCCTACCAGACCTTCGTTACCTCTCGTGTTGTGTTTGACACGAACGCGGAAGATGAAGAGAAGGTAGCGAAACTTATGGAGAGCCACATCAACACGGTTGTTCGTAAGTACTTCTAGGACAGGATATGACACAATTTACAATGGAAGATTTGCTGGTGCATCTCGAAATGGTGCTCAGCAAGCAGTTCTCACGAAGCGTAAGTAAAATCTACTTTGGCGATATCGGTGTCTACCTGCCTGAAGCATTTGGCAGTTCACGCAAGGAACAGAAGGCCGTTATCGCCCTCTCCCCAAGCTACAATCGGCCTCTGGAAGATCAGCGAAACGCGGCTGCGGAGTACCGCATCCTTGGTGTGGATATTATCACACTGGTGAACATCACACCATTCTTCAAAGCAAATCCTGAAGAGGCGTACGGCGAGCGTATGCTTGTTCGTCTCACAACTGAGATTGCACAGTTTCTTACGCAGGAAGCGAATGTCACCCTTGGTGGTGGTGTTCAGCACTCGAAAGTCGGCGCAATCGATTGGGGTTGGCAAACGAGTGACAATCAGGCGCTCCGTGGCGCATCTATCAATTTTGAGGCTCGCGTTCGCGTAGACAGACAACTCTTGCAACGCTAGCTCTTTCTTCTACTCATAAGGAGTAACCCACATGGCACAGGCTTCTTTTGGTTACTTTGGGATTGGTGTCGAAACGGTTCCTGGTACTGCTGTCGCTCCGACAAAGTTCCTACCAGTTCGCGACGTTGACTTCCCAATTGAAAACAACTTCATTGAGATTCGTGAAATCGCTGGCTCGCGTCAGCGTTACTCGAACTATGATGGACCGCTTCGCCCGAATGTCTCCTTCTCGACATCATTCTACCCTGTAGGCGCGATGGGTGTTATCCTCCGCGCTCTCTTTGGTAGTGTTTCGACGGCGGCTGAAGGCTCATCAGCAACCGCATTCCGACACACCTTTGGTGACGCGGCAACGCTTCCTAGCCTTTCCGTTGAGCGTTCCGACGCTCGTGGTGCTGGTCAAGGTGTGCTGCTTCAGCGTCTTAATGGTGTCAAGATCGAGTCGGTTGGCTTCTCGTGCAACTACGGTGAAGCGGTCGATGTCTCCGTCTCTGGACAGGGACTTGACTTCCCTTCGACTCCTGGCTCCAAGCCAGGATCGATCACCTACCCTTCGGTCGATCCGTTCATCTTCTCGGGTGCAACGGTCTCAATTGATGGAACACCAAATTCGCTCTTCAAGAGCATCGACTTCGAGTTCACCAACGTTCTTGAGCGTCAGGAGTCGCTACGTGGCGCTCGCACCGCATACAAGATTTACGAGGGTGGCCTGACGTGTACCCTAAGCGGCACGCTTATCTTTGAAGACCTGACGCTCTATAACAACCTCAAGAATAGCACATCCTTCTCGGTTGGCGCACTCTTCGAGGGAGCAGTGATTGACGTTCCAAATGACATCCGCTATGCAGCAGAGTTCGTTTGGCCGAACGTGAAGGTTTCGACCTTCGGCATTCCAATGACCGCAGGTGAGGTCATCGAGGCAGACGTGGAATTCCAAGTCTCGTTCGATTCGGGTATTGATGGTATTGTTGACGCATCGATTGTCAACCTTGAGCCAGCAGCAACCTACAACACCTAATATGATGAGCGTGCGTCCGTGATAGGGCGCACGTTCCTATTTTGAATCATACGCCATATGGCGGAATCGCAGGCGAAACTCAACCTGCGAACTAGGAAAGAAAGAGGTACACAATGGGTAATTTCTTTAAGAAGGCCAATCGTGAGGAAGTGATTCGTTTTGAAACTCCCGATGGTGAGGACTTCATCGAGTTCCGTGCATCACTCAGCAAGGCTGAGGCAAATGCCATTCTCAGTGCAGCGCCGTCCGAACAGGGCGACATCGAAGGTGGACTGTTCTTCATTAGTAGATACGTGGAACGAGCGGGTGTCCGCTGGTCCTTTACGGACGAGAGTGGTGAGCCTGTTCCACTGACGCTAGAGAACTATCTCGACCTTGACGCGGTTGCGGCGAGATGGGTAGACGAGCGTGCTGGTGAGGCAATGCAACAGACCATTGGTAAGCAGATCGAAAAACTTGAGGGGGAATCTACGAGCTAGCCTCCGATGTAGCCCAAGGCAAACAGGTTCGGAACAAGCTAGCCAATAATCCTATCCTCAGATACCACTACGAAAATTATGACATGTGCCGAAGTAAGGAATTTGTTACATTCCGAAAGCCAGGACGAAAAGAAGGTTCCGAAAAGATCGTAACCGCTATTTGGCCTACTGGCTACTCTGTACTCCCACGCAAGGGAGGTCTTGAAGAACAGGACTTCCTCACCATGCGGCTCTTTCATGCCGCCATGCGCGGAGAGATGGACGGATTCAGACGCGTTATCGCGAAATAACTTCGGGATTGGGCGGGTGAGAAGTCTATCTTCTTACCCGCTCTTTTTTCGTTTTCAGGGGTGAGCTATGGCAAGAACAATCAATATCGATATTAATACAACAGCCGATCTTGCAGCGCTGACAAGTCTCCTTCGTGGAATCAACACTGTCAAGCGCTCCCTGACAGGCTTCGCGAATTCCAAGACAGGAAACTACTTCAAGGATATCGCGGATAGCGCCAACAATCTTGCAAAGGCGATGGATCGTCTGGCGGCTGCACAAGAGAAGCAACAAGCCTCTGCCAAGAAAAGCGCGACCAGCGCAAGCAAACAGGGCAAGGAAATCAACGAAACCGCGCAAAACTATCGGGAGCTATCAAGAAGTCTCGGTAACCTGAACGGTTTCTTGCGACAGTCACAGAATATGATGGTTGCACAAGGGCAGCAAGTACGCAAGGTTGACCAGCAATTCGACGCACTTGAGCGCTCTATCCGAGAACTCGGAGAGGCGGAAGCGGAACTCAACCGTCTCCGCCGAACTGGACGTGCGACAGATGATCAGCGAACGCTCGCAATGACTCGCTTCTCTGAGGCAGCAGCACGAGCGAGAGCGGCCCTGACAAACCTGAACCAGTCACAGCGGTCGATCATTAACTTCGATGATAATATGTCTCGACAGTTGACGGATTTCATGACGAAGATTCGTCAGATGCAGGACATGAAAGACCTCGATTTGATTCCAGAGGGGCAAGCAGCCCGATTCGAGTCAGAACTTCGTCAGATGCAATTCGCCGCTCGCGAACTTCAACAGAAGGCGCGTGATGCTGGCACGACACTACAGCAACTCGACTCAGCTATTGGCATGTCGAATGATGTGGTTCGTCGCGCCACGGCTGGCAAGCAGGAATACACAAATCAAATCAGACAGAACACAGAAGCAGCCAGAGCGTCAACGGCTGCATGGCGCACCTTTGGTCAGAGTATCACAAGCGTTCTCGCCCCAATCAAAAACTTTGTCAATGCTCTTCGTCAGATTGCTTCGAATCTTACCCAAGGCGTAAGGAATGCACTGAATTCGATCACACGTTCTATCAGCACCTTTGGTAGCACGGCGGGATCAGCCTTTGCAAAACTGCGATCTACAATGAGCATGGCTGGGGGTTGGTTTAGCACCTTCGCGCAACGTGTCCAGCAGAGCATGAATGCTTCTCGTCAAGCGGTTACAACCTTCTATAATGCGGGTTGGTCGCTCCTGACGAGTGGTTATATGGCGCAGTCGTTCGGTACGGGTATTTTCCGTGGCTTGAGCGATAATCTCAATCAATATATGGATTACGAACGTCAGCTTATGAAGGCAACGATTGCGGCTGGTAGCTTCGAAGGAACAGGCGAGCAGGGAACACTCACCATTGATCCGAAGATCGTTCAAGAGATGATCTTTGGTATGCAGCGTGGTACGCTTGGTGCCGCTCCGCTCCGTTCGTTTGATGCCGCGCAACTTGCAGAAGGTCTCTACTACTACGCATCCGCAATCGGTCAGCCGATTACGGAACAGAACATGGGGCAACTGGCACCGATCATCGGTAATATTATGTCACTGTCGCAGGTTTCTGGTGCAGGACTGGAAACAACCGTCAAGGCTGTTCTCAACACGGCTCTTGAGTTTGGCTTCGATCCTCGTGCAACGGGCGATGCTGAGCAAATGGGCGCTCTTGGAAACATCGCGGCTCAGATTGGTTGGCTCTCTAACATTTCCACGATGGAAGTTCCAGACATTGCTGAAATGTTCAAGCAAGTCGGTCCTATGGCAAACCTCCTCGTTGGTGGTCAGGGTGGCGGCTTGAATGATACCATGCTCCTCGCCTTCCTCGCATCTGAAATGGGTCTGCGTGGTAGCCGCGTGGGTACTGGTCTCAACCAAGCCTTCATGACGCTTCTCGATCCAACAGACAAGAACCTTGAAACCGCTTCTCGCTTCTTTGGCATCGAAGCCTCTCAGGAGGCATGGGACGCATTCTTCAAAGACTCGGAGGGACGACTCGAAGGGGGAATCCCTGGACTGTTTGAGAAAATTGGACAGATTCCGAAAGAACAGCAAGCACAATTCCTTGCAGAACTCTTCACAACCAACGCAACCCGTAACGTGCTTGCTATGCAGGCTGCACTAGAAAAGAACGGCGGTTGGGATGCGATCATGGAAGAGACGAGACTGGCAACGGGTGATCCGCAGCGTTGGCTCTCTCAGGCTATGGCAGCGACCAACGATACGGTCTTCGCAAGCATGCAGAACATGAAGAATGCATGGTTTGCGATCCAGACTGAAATCATCGACGGTATCAGTGGTCCCTTCAAAGGTGCTTTGAATGGAATTGCAGAAATCTTTTGGGAGATTGCTGACGTTGTTCGCGCAAATCCTTGGATCGCTGAACTTGTTGCTTCGATTACGACGGCAATTGCAGCGGTCTCCTCGTTCATTGGCGTTCTCTTTGTCATGAGTGGTTCGGTTCTTCTCGTTCTGAAGGCATTCCAGATGCTCGGAGGATCACTTGGTCCTGCGGTCTTCTTCCTGCTTTCGGCGGTGAAGGCGGCTGTCTTGCTCGTACCGCTTCTGGCGGCTCTGGCGGCAGTCGGAACCATGCTTTACATTGCATGGCAAAACAACTTCTTGGGTATTCGCGATTTCGTTGATGGTATGCGACAAACCCTTGATGTTGGAGAACTAATGCAGTCCATGATGGACCGTATCTATGAAGGCGCACAACTTCTTGGTACGGCGTGGATGCAGTTTGTTTCTGTCTTCCTCCTCGGTATCGATGGTCCGATCAACGCTCTTGGTTCACTGCTGACGACATTGTTTGGTCCGCAACTGGCGAACTATTTCCTCTCGACGCTCACGAATTGGAGCAACGGTCTTAACAACTTCCGCGAAAACTTTGTGGATTTTGTAACCGATCTGCGTAATGGCGCGGGTGCGCTGACAGGTATCGCGGATACCATTCAGGGCTTCCTTGAAGTCTTGTTCCTTGGCGGAATCAGTCAAGAAAATCTTGGAGGAATGCGTAATCTAGGAGCATTGCTCGGTATCGAGAACTTTCCGCTTCAGATTCACCGTGCGGCGACAGCGCTCAACGGTTTCCTCGACTCCGCCGCTGGCTACTTTGTCGGCTTCCGCGACATCATCGCTGGCATCTTCAATCAGATTGGGAATAACCTTACGCGCATCTTCCGTGGTTTGACCTCTAGCGTCGGTCTCGGCGCGATTCGTGACGCACTCACAGGGTTCGCGATGGGCTTTGGCTCTGCGATCCTCACTGCTGTAAGAGCAGTTGAACTCCTGACGCGTGCGCTGGCAAACCTTGGACGTGCTGGGAGATGGATGTCTGATCTGCTTGAGCGGGTAACAGGCATCAGCGTCGGCGTTGGTACGCTGGCGACAGCCGTTGGCGTTCTTCTCGGCGCATTCGCGGGTGGACGACTCCTGGCTGCGATTCTCCCGTTTGAGACATTGCTTGGCGTACTCATGAGAATTGGTCCGATTATCTCCATCGTCGTCAGTGTCGTTGGTACGCTCCTCACCTCGGTTGGTCTGCTTGCAGCACCGATTCTGGCGGTTGCAGCAGCGCTCCTGATTTGGGAGAATCGGGCAAACGGCATCGAAGGTGTCATGGCAGGATTGCAAGGTATTCTCGACGGTTTTATCGTTGGTCTCTTTGCAATCGGGCAGGCTGTTTACTCCGCAGTTGAACCTCTCGTACAGTGGGTAGCGGGACTGCTTCAGAGCCTTGACAGCATGACCGCATTCAATGCAGTTGGCTTTGCGCTGGCAGCAGTGTTTGCAATGCTGGCGGGTGGCGCAATCCTTGGCGTGGTTGCTTCTCTTGCGCAATTCACGGTGGGCCTGATCACGGCGGCGGCAACGATTACAGGTGCCGTTCTTGGAGCTATTGCTTCGCTTACTGCGTCGTTTATCAAACTCTCCTTTAGTCTTACCAAAGATGTTCTCACTGCCATTGGCGCATTCGGTTCTGCTATGGCAACAACAACAGCGGGTGTCGCGGCAAATGGCGCGGTCATGTCAACTGGTCTCATGGCAATCTTCACAAACCCGATTGCGGCAATTGCAGCCCTTATCGCGGCCCTCTTTACCCTCGTTACAGCGGTAAGCCTCGTAGCGTTTACCATGACAGGAGGCTGGGGAGCCGTTCTTCAGACGATGGGCGAATTCATGGATATGGCTGCACCGATCATGATGAACATCATGGAAATCTGGCAGCATGACGCATCGACTGGTATGGCAATGCTCGGAGCAACGCTGGCAGTCGGTCTTGCAGGCGCAATTGCAACTATGATTGCTCAGGGACCAAAGATGCTCGGTTGGCTCGGTGGTGGCGCTCTCGATCTTCTCGGGGGTCTTCTACCTGAAGACAGTGCTCTCGGCTTGTTGCTCGGAAAGGGTGCGGACGCAACGCGCTTCCTCGGTAACATGTCCACAATGGGCTTCCAAGCGGAAGTCCGCGACATTCAGGCAGGCTTCCTCGGCAAGATTTATACCAGCACGCAAGGCATGGTAGACTCCTATGGTGAAATGGATACGGAAGGCGGTATCGGTGGATGGGCTGATCGGCTCGTCGCAGGATTCACAGACCGTATCTCAAATACTCGATTCGGAAATCTCTGGAATCAGGTACTTGAAGCAATGGGTATGGACCCGAACAATCCGAAATTCGGAGACGTTGACTGGAAGAACCTTCTTGGTTTCGCCCAGCTTGACGATTTGATGAATAGCGAAGCGTTCCAGTACATGCCGAAAGAGCTTCAGGGCTGGATGGAGATTGTTGACGACTGGCAGCAATGGCAGGAAACGGTTGCGCGATTCGGTGGTAACGTCAACATGGCTCGTGGATTCTACGAAGCCAACAACATGACTGTTCCGAAGCCACCGAACTATGAAGAGTATTGGGCATCTATCTCAGAGCAAATGGATGAAGGTGCGGCGGAAGCAGAGGCAGCGGCACAACGAGCAGCAGAAGTTCTACAGCAAATGAATGAAGCGCTAATGGGTGCAGACCTTGGAACCTTCTTGCAGACTTCCTTCATGCCAGAAGGCGGCGGAAAGTCCGCGATGTCGTTCATCTACGAAAATGCTGAAGCAATTATCAGTAACATTGGTGATGCTGGACCGTGGCTCAATCCTGTCGAACTCCTCGCTGACGTAGCGGGAGCGGGTGGTGGCAACGTCAATGTGCTCGGCAAGAACGTCCATGAGGCGTTACGACCAGCACTTGAAATCGTCGCACAGCAGACAGGCGTCTCGATTGACGAAATGCTGAAGGATATTCCGAAGTTTTACGCACCAGAAGAATTCGTCAATGTGGCGACAGATGACCTCCTCGAAGGTATTGCTACACTGCCGAAGGAACTCTACCAGAAAGTAGACACGCTCGGGGCGGGCGACTGGACTGAATTCGGTCTTGACTGGCAAGAGCTTACGGATTATGCTATCGGACAGGCAATCACAGGAACCGAATGGAACCTTGCTGATTATGTCATGGAAGCATTTGGTGTCTCGGAAGATGAGGCAATCCGCCGACTCAAGGCGGCTGGTCTTTCTGACGCGGATATCGATGCTATCGGTAGTAGCTGGTTCGGTGACACAACTTTGTGGGCGCAATCGCTCCAAGGACAGGTCAATGTTATCAATGAAACATGGTGGCCGATTGTTCAAGGTATGACCGACGACATGAAGGATACAACCATCGAAATCTCGGAAGGTGCGTTCGCGGCTCTCCCTGACTCGGTGAAGACCTCCCTCTCGGCGCTTGGTTACACCTTTGTTATCGGTGGACAGCAGACGGCAAATCAGGTTGCCGCTGGTCTCGGTGCAATCCAGACAGCGATTCTTGCGAATCACCCTGAGATTCCACCTGACATTATGTCTGGCATCATGACATCATTGATGAGCGGTGAAGTAGACTTCAGAACGTGGACAGACGAAGCTGGTACTAGCTGGACAACCTTTGTGGACAACATTAACGGTACGGAGATTACGATCCCGACCGCTGATGCACAACCACTCATCTCGGCGGTTAACGAGTCGAAGACCGCTGTCGATGGGCTTGTCGGTTCGTTGAATACGCTCAAGAACTGGAAGTACGATCCTGGCCTCTTTGGTGGTCAGTACGCTCCATCGCAACAGGAAATGGCAACCACGCCTGATCCTGGCGGAACGGGTGGTCCTGCTGTTGGTGCGGAGTATGTTGGCGCAACACCAGAAATGGTACGCCAATTCCTCGCAAGCCTCGGTATCCCGACTCCTGAAGAAATCGATACAGCCGTTGCTGAAGTTTCGACAGCAATCGAAACCTCGGTTACGGAAATTAATCTTGACTCGATTGAACTGTCTGGTTTCGAAGATTTTGGTAAGTCTGTTGCTGAAGCAATCGGTAAGGGACTTTCCGACAATCTCGGAACGGCAATCAGTGCAGCGCTGTCAGGACAAACCACAGGCGACGGAACTGGCGGTCCTGAGACGGACACTGGATTATTCTCGAATTATGGTAAGCAGTCGGCAGAGCAATTCCGCATTGCATTCACTGAAAATATTAACGGTGAGACAAGCCTCTTCAATCCATTCGGAGAGGGCGCGGCAGTCGGTAATCCGTGGGAAACCTTTGGTAACTACGGTACAGACGCAGCAGAAGCATTCCGCACCGCTTTCCAGACAGGTCTTGAGGGACTGGCTTCTGGACTCGGCTTGCTTGACTTCGCATCGCAAGGCACCACATGGGGCATTGCAGCGGGTAATGCGTTTGCGGCGGCTTTCCGCTCTTCAATGTCAATTGGAGCAGGCGGGGGAGCACCTATCGGCGCGGATGGAAATCCTGCACCGTACGCTCCTGGCGGCGGTATGGGCTTTACTGATGGTAGCATGGGCGGAGGAGGCATGGCACCACAGACCATCACTGTCGCGGTCAAGATGGACTTTACCGACTATGACGCTGGGTTGGCAAGCCTGAACCAAAACCTGATTGACAATGCGGACGCAAATCTGACTGTTGACGCCAAGATGGATGACACAGAATTTATTCGTGTCTTCAACGCTGTCAATGGTTATATTACTACGCTAGGTAACCGAAAAGCCGTTCCTGCGGTCTTGCTTCAAGCGTACGCCTTTGACATGACCTACAATGCAGTGAATGGTAAGCTCGACACTTTGACACAGAGGATCGCCACACCAACGGTCAACCTGAACGATAATGCTTCAGGACCGCTTGGAACGATCATCGACAGACTGAACAGCATCGATGGACGTGTGGTGACATCTACCGCAAACGTCAATACGAACAATACCACAACGAACACAGTTCGTACAGTAACGGAGGGTATTGGTCCAACGCAACAACTGGCAACTGGTGGTTACGTCAACTCGGCCATTCAGCTTGTCGGTGAGCAGGGACCAGAACTTGTGGCATTGCCGCAGGGATCGTATGTGTACAATGCGACGGCAACGGCGAATATGATGGACTCACTCGCTTCTCCTGTTGGAGTTGCGATGGACGCAGGCTTCTCGGCTAATGCTCCTCGTTCGTTTAGTAACGGCATTTCGAACATCGATGCTGCGGAAATGAAGAGATGGTTGATCGATGCCGCACAAGGTAAGCAAGAAATCCACTACAACATTAATGTTGACGCAATCAACATTTCTAAGGAAGTGGATATCGACCGTGCACTTGAGCGATTCGACCGACTGACAGGTAACCGAACGGAACTTCTCCGACGCGGTATGGGGACATTCGAGGAACATCGAACAATGTAGTAGCAACAGATGAGGGGGAGCTAATCACTCCCCCTTTTCTGGACAAGGAGCGTGGCTATGGCGCTGAACCCTTCAGCAATTTCATTTAACGGTACATCACAACACGCTAAGCTCTCGGCAAATGCTTCTATCAAGAACATGACAGCCTTCACATGGATGGCTTGGGTTAAAGTAGGAGCAAACGCAAATTCGCCGTATAAAAAGCTATATGTGGAGCGACAGGGAACTGGTTCTGGAATCAGATTTGCTGTTAACGCTTATCATAGTAGGCTTCGATTCGAGCTAGCGGTTCAAGATGGACAAACCGACACAAATTATGACTACCGAACAACATGGGATGACTACTGGCACCACATCGCATTTGTGGCGCGTATCAGCGGCGAGAATCCAACCTACCAAATGTTCAAGGACGGCTCGCTTGTAGCAGAGGGAACACTTGTCAAGCCTGCTGGTGTCGATAATATCTCGAATACTGCCCCACTTGGAAGTACGATCTATGTTGGTAACCATTCTCTGCACACGAGCGGAGGAGAGAGTTTTCTCGCAGATCGTTACTGGCATGGCAAGATCGATGATGTCCTGATCTTTGACGAAGCGAAGTCAGCAGGAGACATTACCAGCTACTTCTCAAGCAATGATACATGGGATATGGGCGATACAGCAATGTTCTCTTATTGGCGCTTTGACGAAAATACAGGCTCTTCCACAGTCGATGCTGATAATGGCGGATGGACAGGAACACTCCTGAACAATAACGTTGCAAGTTCAGGGCTTTGGACCATTGATCGTGCATTCCTTGGCAACGGTACGGTGGACACAACGGCTCCAACCACACCGACACTGCCTGGAACGCCGACGACATCGATCACGGCAGACGGCTTTCGGGCAACATGGATAACAACAACGGATAACGTCTACGTGCAGGGATACGAACTTCAAGTATCCACAGTCTCGAACTTTGCCAGCTACACAACATACCACACCCCCAACGGGCAAGTGACTGAACTGATTACGGGATTACTTCCTAATACGAATTACTATTGGAGAGTGCGTGCATACGATGCTGAACTCAATATGAGTGGTTATACAGCAACACAATCACTGACAACATCGAATGTTGCTGATCTGACTCCGCCGAACCAGCCAACGAATGTTACCTCGTCCTCGGTTACGCACTCATCGTTTGCGGTAAGCTGGACAGGCAGCACTTCTCCTGATGTGACTGGATACAAGATTGACGTTGGACTTGATCCGAACTTCAATAACTACCTCTCAGGATATCGTAACCGTGACATCGGCGCAGTCCTGACAACGACCGTTAGCGGCACGTTACCGCTCACCAGTTACTATGTGCGCCTGCGTGCTTATGATAATGACCGTAATGAAAGTCTGGAAACGGACTACATCCTCGTCCAGACGCCTTCGATTCCTGACCTCATTGCACCGAATGTTGTTGATCCCCTTCCTGCGACGAGCATTACCTCGCGAGCATTTACGGCAAGCTGGGAAGAGGGTGAAGATAACGTAGGTGTCACAGGGTACTATCTCGATGTCTCAACGGCATCGGACTTCTCCTCATTTGTGACAGGATACCAGAATCTCTTTGTTGGAAACGTCACTGAGTATCGTGTAACAGGGCTTGTTCCTGAGACGACCTACTACTACCGAACACGCGCAACAGACGCAGCGGGAAACATTAGCGGCAACTCGGTTGTCGAAATGGATGTTACAACGCTCATCACTTCGGTTGAAGATGGTGGTATCACGACTGTTCTCATTGAACCAACGGCGGATGCGGAAGTGCGGAGTGCCAGCGCTTCGACAAACTACGGTTCTGCGACCTCGATTACGGTTGTCGGTAACGGTAGTGCGGCGACACAGGCGGCACACCTTCTCTTCCCGCTTGACTTTGTGACAGGCAACCTGACCTCAGCAGTTCTGAACATTTATGTCACGGAAGCCTCATCTGTTGCGGCGGCGGCGAAGGCCGACAATGTAACCTTTACCGAGTCAACCCTAACATGGACGAATCAGCCTGCGGTTGCGGGTAGCTCGGTTGCCTTTACACCGCTCGCAACGGGCTGGGTAGCGATTCCGATTACCTCTCTCCTCCTCGACGGTAAGACAACCTATGATGTTTACCTTTCAACGACAAGTGCGGACGGCTTCACCTTTGACTCGAAGGAAGGTACGAACAAACCATATCTCGAAGTTGAATACGACCAGAGTACAGCGACCAAGCTGGATGCGATCAGTGTAGAGGCGGGTTCAAGTGGACGCGTGAACATGAACCGCAATCCGAACTTTGAAGGAAATGCCACAACAGGTTATGCTATTTCAGCAGCGGGTGTCACATTGTCTGTTCATGCAACAGAGGGTGTTGAAGGTTCGAAGGCGCTGTCAGTGGTATCGACTGGCTCAGCGGCAAACCTTGGATTCATTCATGGTGATTCTATCTGGACTCCTGCTTCCTTCGGAGAAACGCTTACCGTTTCGTTTGCGGCTCGTGCAACGGCAACGGAATCGTTAGTTATCTCGGTGCAACAACGTAATTCAGCAGGATCGCTTCTCTCCTCAACGCTTAAAACAATCTCAGTAGGGACAACACGTCAACGTTATGTCCACACGGTCGAGATGAATCAAGCAACTGTCGCGTATTTTGTGGTTTACGTGTACAAAGTTGCGGCTGCGGCATTTACCGCGTACTTTGACGAATTCCTTTTCGAGAAAGCGTCCTCGTACCTCGGATACTTTGACGGTAACACTCCTGGCGCATACTGGCAAGGTACGGCCAATGCGAGTTTCTCGGTTATGCCTGTCTCCAAAATCGAAACGTCAACAACGTACCTTGGAGACAGCGACACCGATAACAGTGTTAGCCTCTACTTCAAGCCTTCTGAAGAAAGTGAGTGGATGACGCATCCTGCTCTCGTTCCTGTCGTCAACCGAACGACGAAGCGATGGGAGTATACGCTTGAGGGTGGTCTTGGTGAGTATAATCTCGTACCGAACCCTGGCTTTGAACTCGATACGGCCAACTGGACTGTTATCAATGGTGCAACTGGCTTTGCTCGACAAGACACTGAGGTATATGAAGGCAGCTACGCAGCAGTCTTTACTTCTGCTGGTAGCACCTCGGGTATCTGGACAGGTCATATTCCTGTAACGGCAGGCACCGTTCTTCATTGCCGCAATCGTGTCAAAGGTCCGATTGGGAATGACTTTAAGTTGGTGCTTCGCTTCTATGATGCCGCAGGGACAACACTTCTCGGCACGTCTAACGATGTTATGGGCCAGAGTCGCTACAGCGCTCTTGACGGAACATGGCAGGAAGCATGGGTTGTTGCGACGGCTCCTGCATCCACGGCATCTGTTCGCGTTGCGCTCACAGCGGTAGGTATGGCGGGTGGTCCGTACTACATCGACAACGTTCTTCTTGGCTTTGGTGCAAATCTGAATCCATACCGAGACGGCTCCTACCCTGACGCATTCTGGAACGACACCGAACACAACTCGGTGACGCACCTGATGATTATGCCAGAGCGCAGCTACGACATTCGTTATGTCTACAGTGATCCTGACGGCTTGATCGACGCCCCTGGCTCGACAACCGCAGAGATGGTCACAACCTACATAACGACAGCAATGCCTGACAACACGACGACGATTGGAACGATCACAACTGAATCAGATGTTGAGTCGATCACCGTTCGTGGTGTCTATGTCGGTGACGATAACGAAAACATGACGATGCGGGTTGAGTGGAAGCGTACCGACCTCACCAACTGGAATACGGTGACACACGCAGTCAGCCGTGACACCAAGAGCTTTGCGGCGACAATTCCGTATCTGCGTGCAGGAACGTCCTACACCATTCGATTCACCTTCACCGATCCCGATGGTGTGTACAACACGACAAATGGTGTTGTGGAGGTGCTGGCGACAACCATGCTCTCCCATACGACTCCTGATGTCATTTCGCGCATCCGCTTCGGTGGTTTCGTCCTCATGGACAGCGCCGACTACACATCAAAGGTAGGTGTGACTGAACATAATGCCTTTGGATTCCCTGAGCGTCGTCTACAGATCGAAGACCTTCCTCGTGAGGACGGAGCGATTGAACTTCAGAACCTTTGGGGACGACGTTCGATTTCGATGCAGGGCTTCATTGAAGGAGCAACGAGAGTCGAGCTTGAACAGAATCTTCAAGCACTCAAGAGAGCGCTCGCACCACGATTGCAGCGCCTTCAGATCGATACGTTGAACGACACTGGTCGCTACTACACGGCAACCTGTGAGAGTTTGGCGATTGTGGAGAGTCCAGAGAACATTCGTCACCTGACATGGGATGCTGACTTTGTGTGCGCTGATCCGTTCGCGTACGATACGACCGTCAGCACGCTCCCTGAGTTTACGGCGGCACATAATAGTACCGTCACGATCAACAATGTTGGAGATACGCGTGTTCCGCTGCGAATGAATGTGCGCACGACACACACCTTCCCTGTCACGTTGTCGATTATTAACTCTACAAGTGGAGAACGAATCAGTCCATCCAAAACGCTGATCAGCGGTGATCGTCTGGTTATCGACAGCACGCGCAAGTCAATTACCAAGAATGGTATCGAACTCGATTACCAAGGAGCCTTCCCGCACTTGCTGATGGGAGGCAACACCTTCACGTTCGTCCTCAGCACGACGAGCGGAACCCCAACGATTCTTGTCGAGATGGTCTGGCAAAGCCAGTATCTCTAAGCTATAGGAGCAGACTACTATGGCGATTACGGACAAAAGACGGTATGAAAAGCGGAAGAGTGAGGGGCGCTGCGTGGCGTGCGGCAAACCGCGCTCTATCCACGAGACGACAATCAAGTGTTCGGACTGCCGTCGCAGGCATAAGGAAGCGAGCCTTAAGTATATTTATCGGCACAAAGGGAAAGACTGCTGCCAGAGATGCGGTTCAGCACACCTTATCACACAGCCAGAAGGTGCGAAGTGGCGCTTTTGTGAAGAATGCTTTCTAAAGAAGTTGTCACGAACGCATCTTGGGACAGAGAAGGAATGGAAATTCTTGAAGGAGTTGTTCGAAAGTCAAAACGGTTGTTGCTATTATACGGGCGAACGGCTGACTCTCGGCATCAACGCCTCGATTGACCACAAGCTGCCACAGAAACGATTCCCTGCGGTGAAGCACAGTCCTGACAATGTTTGCTGGTCTACGTTGGAGGTAAATCTTATGAAGAGGGATTTGACGGACACAGAATTTATTAATCTTTGTGCTCAAGTCACGAGGGTAACACAATGCCGATAAAACCCGTTACCGTATTCGACACATTTTCGCGCACACGCACGGATTTGTGGGGTACTGGCGACAGTGGACACACATGGTCGAACACAAACAACTCTCGCTTCGATGTGAACGGTTCGGTAGGCACCATCTCGGTGCCTGCCAACCAATCGGCACACATTGCGTACCACAACGGCGAATCCGACACAACCTGTCAAGTCTTGACACTCATGCGTTGGACGAGTAGCGCGGCCTCGCCGCTGACTGACGTTGGCCCTGCTTTGAGCCGCATCGATAACTCGACATACTATACGGTGGCGATTCAAGACCTTTACGACGAAGTTGCAATCGTTTTCTACCAGAATGGTACAAGATGGGAACTCAACCGTGCGGCAAAGACCGTTTCGAAGAATACGTGGTATTGGGTACGTTTTGAGCGTACTTCGACGGCATTGCGTGCAAAGGTTTGGGCGCAAGGTACTACCGAACCATCTTCGTGGACCGTTACAAGCGGTCTCTGGTCTGGCTCAAACCCCCCTGCCTCGGGAAATCCTGGCTTCTACGCAAAAGGTAACGCGGATGCGTATAATGTAGAACTCGCAGCCTACTACTTCTACAGCGGTGAGGACGACGAACCTGGCGTTCCTGTCAATGATACATTCGAGAGAGGTGTCACAACAGGTTGGGGTATGTCGGATAGTGGTCACGTATGGGAAGGAAACTTCTCTCTTGATCCCGCGATCCGAACGAGAGCCGCTGAGGGCTTTGTCAACGATCCTGGCGACGGCTATGCTCAATACTCTATCGATAACACCGACGAACACTATGGTTTCATTGGACCAAACCGCAGCACAAACATGGAGATTTACACTGAATTCTCCATCAACTCCGCTGCTGGTAGCACGATTCTGTATATCGGCCAACGTGGTACAATGGAAGTCGCGAGCGGTGCGGTCTCTGGTTACGGCTATGCGGTGAAGGTTACTTCTGGCGCTACGACCATTCCGATCATGAAGAAAACATCGTCGGGTGGTTCGTGGACGCAGGTTGGTACAGCAAGCACGGTAACCGCACTCGTGGCAAATACCATTTATTCGGTGCGTTTTCAGCTTGTTGGTACAACACTTCAGGCGAGAATTTGGGTAGCAGGAACCGCAGAACCCGCGACTTGGCATTCGACAGGCACCGACTCCTCCATTACTGTTGGCCGTGCCTTTACAATGATCACACAGACGGTCACAACGACACGTCAGGTACGTTTCTACCGCTTCGATCATACGACTCCGACGCCACAGGCAACAACGACACACACCACGACTGGTGCCATTACAACCGCACAACTGAACGACATTTCTGCTACACTGCGAGCAGCGTTCACGAACGACTCTAACTCGAATAACTCAGTAGTTGTGAGCTATCGTGTAGCGGGTACTCAAACATGGACCACGTTCGGCGGCACAGTTACTAGAACCGCCACGTATCACCAGTTTCAACTGACTGGACTGACTCCGAACACGAGTTATAACGTTCGCGTAGAATTCTCGGATGCTGACACAGTTGTTGGTACAAACCCTGTTCTCGCAACGATCACGACGACGAATCAAGGCGTTGTTACGGGAAATGTCACGATCACGGCGGTTGGTCCGTCTACGATAGACGTGGAAGCAACCTACACTGAAGACACGGACAACAACTCGACAGCGACTTTGGACTATCGCGTAACATCTCAAACAACCACACTCGGCTCAGACAGCTTCAACGGCTTGACAGGAACCGAACTCTCAACTCATGTTGCTGATCTTGGTCCTGCGTGGGTCAAGCATCCAACAAGTGCGTCCAATACGTCACTTGCTCTCGTGAACAACCGCGTGCGGATGGTTTCTGATGCCACGAACAAGACGGTACGATACTACCAAGACTTCAGTTCGATTGACAATCAGTACACTGTTTCAGCGCACTTTGTCTATCTTGGAGCAATGTCAAATACTGCACTCATTGGTCGCGCAAGTAAGACGTTGCTCACATACTATGGACTTTCTTACTCTGCCTCAGCAGGGAGATGGGAACTCTATAAGCAGGTTAGCGGCGTGTACACGCTTCTCGGTAGTTTTGCTGCCGTTGTCAACATCGATGACATTCACGTTGTTGAACTTGTCTTGCGTGATGATTACAAAGCTGCTATCATTGATGGTGTTGAACGCATTCGTTCGACGGATAACACCATCGCCTCTGGTGTCCCAGGTTTAGCGCTCAGTTCTATCGTGGGTGCCGCAGAGCTACCCACGGAAACAAATCACGTGCTGGTTGACAATTATACAGTGACGACACGTTCTATGGGCGGCTCGTGGACTTCGGCTGGTGCCATGACTGCTGATCGTGTCAACAAGAAATTCACCAAGCAATTGACTGGTCTCACGGCTGACACGGTGTACGAAGTTCGTGTTACCTACGCAGACACGTTCGGTGTTCGTGGTTTTAACCCGATCAGCGCGACGGCGATGACGACAGGAGCCGCTTCAGGACTCTTTGCGATTACGTCAACCGTGCAACCAACCTCTGTTGTTCTGGATGTTTTCTATTACTTTGACTCGAACGCAAACTCGTCATTAGCGATTGAGTATCGTTCAGTCATGGATTTCCTCTGGACAACTGTTCCATCAGGAAATATTCAGGTTGATCGTGGAGCCAAGAAATTCACGACGATCCTTTCCAGCCTCTCTCCTAACACAACCTATCAGGTTCGGGCAACGATTACCGATCCTGACGGCTTTATTCAAGGACTGCCGTCGCAACTCACTGGTCTGATTACGACGAGCGGTGCCGTGGATCGTGAATCGCCACAGATCAAGCACTTTCTCTGGAAGATTTACGACGCGGACGGTAACTATCTTGAAACGTGGCACGATGCAGGCACGCCTGAATTCTCGTGGCACGAGAATGGTGGTGTTACAGACCTTCGTGTAACGTTGCCTCGACCGCTTTCCACGCTGAACGATCCATACTCCTCCATTCAGTTTCAGCATCGAGTCGATATTTGGGTGGTTGATCCATCCTCGAACGGCTTTGGTACGAATTACATGGTTGATGGTGAATTTGACGCGGGTGGCTGGACCATCGATCCAGCGACAACACTCAGTAGTGGTGTGTTGACCGTGGGAACGCAAGTTGTTCCAGAAGGACCAGACGGTTCAAACTGCATGAAGATCAAGTCTGCGAATACGACCGTCTACACCACACGTTCTACGCCAATTCCACTCTTCAGCGAGGAGAGTCTTGTACCTGATCCGATCAATGTTCCCTTTATCGTCACGGCAATCGGACGAGCAGTCGGTTCGAAACTCAAGATGTTCGTGGAAGCCTACGACAAGAATGATCAGAAGATCGACCAGTCGGCGGAAACCGCAGAGACCGTTGGTCCTGAGTGGCAAAAGCTGCGTGTCGAATACGTGCCGAAACAAGGTACGTATTATTTGCGAGTTACCCTCCAAAATGACGCGGTAGGAACGATGTGGGTTGATAAAGTTGTCATGCTCGCCAAGGAGCAGCTTATTTATCGCGGATTCATCGAACGCTTCAAGCCAGAAGTTACCCAAAACGAACAGAACGTTGAGATTGAAATCCTCGGTCCTGTCTCGCTCCTTTCAGACGATTACATTGAATTCCTCCAATTCATCGATATTCAACCACAAAAGGATATCGACGCACAACGGCCACACTTCGAACCATCCGATCCTGCTGACATGATGCGCGAAGTCATTCGTGTTGCGAAGCGCCAGAACCCGCGCTTTATGCTTTACTACACGGCTGATAGCATTAGAAACACAGGAACGCTGGCGAAGTACACCTTTCGTGACCAGCAGATTCGGGCGTGCATGGACAAGATCAGATCGCTCTGTCCGTCTGGCTGGCACTACTACATCGAAGCGGATGGGCTTGTGGTTCTTCGTGGACCAGAGCATGCAACGACGCACACGCTTCGACTCGGTGTGGAGACCATGAACTTCAGCGTGGACAAATCCATCCGTAATCTCAAGAACTACATTCACGTGAAGGGCCGTCAGGACGAAGACCGTAATGAGCCTGATGGACATGGCTCGATTCATTATATCACCTTTGATCAGGAATCGATCAACAAGTACGGCAAGCGTATGATGTTCATCCGCGATGCACAGATTACCGATCCTGACACCGCAGAACTTGTCGGTGACGGTCGATTGGAAGAAATGAATCGCGAAGAGCAGCGAGCGCAATGTCTTGTCTTGGACGAGAAGCAGGTTTTTGACACAAACCATGCACTGCGCGGGTACAACATCGAAGCCTTCCGCCCTGGTGATATGATTCGTATTCTTGATCCTGTGAGCGGACCATTGACAACCTATTGGGACCAATTCACATGGGATAAGGACACATGGGATACGCGCACAGCGGCCTTTACGCTCGTCTCCGATGCAGTTCCGATTAAGACCGTTCAATATGAAGACACACAAGCACGGCTCGAACTCTCTGAGCGTCAGCCGTCAAGCGTGGGTGACTTTGGCCGTCTCTATCGCTGGCTGCAATTGAAGGAAGCAGACTCAGGGGAGTAACATATTATGCCTCTACCTTATCAACTTATGTCGGGTGAGACGGCTCGTGCGCATGAAGTTATGGCGAATTTCAATTATGTCATCAACGTCATCGGAGAGCTTGTCGGTCCTGACCGTCTTCAGACACTCAAGGAATTCCTTATGGGAGGCAACAGCGGCGTTCTGCTGTCTGCTGCCTCCCAGCACTTCGTTCAACTCGGCTGGAATGTCGATCTGAATCACATTGGTGGTGGCGTCTTCGAGTTTGCGCGACTCGTGCCAGACAAGAACGCCACCGCGCTCCGCATCGGAAAAGATGGTGTGGAGATTATGGAAACCTCAACAACCTCTGGTGACCTCAACCGTCAACTCTCAACCGTGTGGGCGGTACGAGCGACAACTGGCAAAGACTTTATGTATTTCGCACCAGGGTGGTCGATTCAGAACAAGGACGGTGCGGCAACGAAGGTTGAAGATTACCGTTTGCTTTACACTCCATTCACGACGCCAAAGGTTATCTACACAAACAAGAGTTTTGGCGCGACCGTCCAGAACATCCCTGTGACGCAATACGATGTACCATCGGGAGCGCAAGCTGTCAAGCTCAGTGTCCGCTTCAAGGCGGGTGGCTCTGAAGCTGAGACACGTTTCTTCCCTTCTGGTCTTTCGTCTCGCCCACTCAACTCGGCTGTCTCGGTGATTGCCGCTTCAGGAGAGCGTGTTGGCGGGGTTGTTGATGTCAACCTTGTGGCAAGCAAATTCTCAATGGAAGTCATCGGCAACATTTCTGAAGCCTACGTTACAATTCTTGGATACTACCAGTAATGTTCGAACAGGTATCCCGACGCGTCTCAGGATTCGTCGGGACGCCGTTCGCCACAATCAGCGCGATCAGTCTGGTTGTGGTGTGGGCGATTGCTGGACCATTCCTCGGCTTTTCCTCTCAATGGCAACTTTTTATCAACACGACGACAACGATTATTACCTTCATTATGGTTTTCCTCATCCAAAGCTCGCAGAATACAGACACCAAGGCGCTTCATCTCAAACTCGATGAGTTGATTCATGCTACGGAGTCCGCAAGAAATGACTTCATTCACCTCGAAGAAGAGTCGCAGCACGACATCGAGCAGATGAAGGAAGCCGTGGATCAATAAGCAGGCAGGTGCGTTATGTCCTCACGACCAACCAATAATACCCTCATAGCATTATCGGAGTTAGGCGAACGCATCAACCTTCTCCATAACAGCATCAACGAACGCCTCGAACTCAAGGATCGATGGATCAATACGATTCGTGAAGACCTTGAGAAGCAGATCATGTCTGAGATTAACGGAGTTTCACGCAATCTTGAACTCCTTCGGGAAGCGCTCGCGCAAAGTGACGCTCGTCTTCTCGACGGTATCTCGACCAATCGCGAACTCTACCAGAAAGGTCTTGATCGGTTGGTTCTTGATCTGGATCGACGCATCGTAGATTTGCGAGAAACGCTCACGACACAGCAAGAAAACTCATGGAAGTCTCACGACGTTCTCCATGATGTTGCGAAAGAAGCTCAGAACGAATTCAAGAATACCGTTCAGCAGCGTCTCAATGTCCTGCAAAAAGGAATTGACGACCTCAAGGTTGAGCGTGGTCTGTTCGTTCTTCGGGACTCGTACGACTCCAAGATCGAAACCATAGAGAAGAGTCTCGACGGTCTTGAAAAGACCACACGAGAAAACCTCGAAAGCGGTCTGAAGCTCGTTCGTGAGCAGACGGATGCGCGTTTTACGACCATGACGGAACGTATCACTAAAATTGAGCAAAGTATTCAAATTACAAACGCTCGCAATCAACAGAGCATTATTGCTCTTGGTATTCTTCTCACACTCGTTGAGATTATCATTCGTTACTACCGATAACGAGAAAGTGAGGCACGATATGCCTTTTTCTACTTCCGATCCCATTGCAGCCGCCTCTCGTGGATCGATTGACGCTGCTGCACGATATACCCTGACAACAGGAGCGCATCGTGCCTTCGCAATGGAATACATTCAAGAACTCTGGCGGCTCTGTCAGACCTACAAAATGGACTTTGCAATCCTTTTTGCTCAGTTTTGTGACGAAACCGCACGCGGCACAAGCCCGATCTGGTATGCAGATGGTAACCCTGCTGGTATTGGTATTACCGATGGTGGCAGAGTTGACATTCCGTATGCGACAGGATCAGATGCGGCTCGCGCTCATGTCGTGCACATGCACGCATACGTCTATGGTCCGATTCCGACGAACAGTCCACTCAGGGAGTATATCAAACTCGATCCCCGCTATCAAGCGGCCCTGAATGCCTACGGAGGAGTCGCCAAGAAGATTGCCGATCTAGCTGGGAGATGGGCAACCAACAAGAACTACGCAAATCAGATTGTTGGTCACGCGAACGCAGCATTCCCGAACGTTGGTGCTCCTCAGCCTGCGCCGACACAACCATCGACAGGAGGTTCTATGCCTACTCCGAAGATTATTGACAAGTGGCTCCACGTTGCGCAAGACGGCTATCCTGCGGTCAATCGACGCTATGCTGGTGCCAACGGACAGGACATTATCGTTATCCACATTCAGGAAGGAACCAATTGGGGTTCGTGGCAGCACTTCCACAGTGTTTCAGCGTCTTCCACCGTCTTTGTCGGACGCAATGGTGACATCTGGCGTCTCGTGCCAGAGAGTGACGGCCCTTGGACGAACGGCGATGTTTGTTCGCCAACCCAAAAGGGACGCGATATCATCAACCGCTATGGCGGCGATCCAAACTACTATTCACTGACGATTGAGACCGAAGGTTTTGCGTCGTCAAACAACGCGCTCGGCTGGCTCGCATGGCCGAAGCCACAGGCTCAGCTTGATAGCGTCGTCTGGCAGGTTCGACAGTGGATGGACAAGTATAACATCCCGATTGAGCGTGTCGTGCGACATGCTGATATCAATCAGTGCTCGCGCCCAGGTTGTCCAGGCGACACGTTCTACAACTACGTCATTGCTGCACTGAAATCGGGAGGAGGTTCTACCGTGGAAGAGCCTGAAGTCATTTACGCGGATCGCTCTCCTGTCAAGGATGCCGATGGTAACCTCTGGACTGGTGAGGAAGACCTCAAGATCAATGGGGCAACCTTCCATGCAGAGAAGCGCACCGTCAAGGCCGTTGCGGGTGTCACATTCCGCACGCACGCTAGCCGCAAGGCTGGTCTGACACGACCGACACTTGAGGCAGGCAAGGGCTTCTCGGTTCTTGGTTGGGTTAATGGTGAGGAAGTCAATGGGGAGCGCCGATGGTGGATCACCGAGTCATACTCGCGTGTACACGTCAGCGGCACCGTTGAGAAGCCGACACCAGAGCCGCTTCCACTTCCAGATGAGGACACCGATCCACAGCAGCCTGACGAGCAGCCAGAGATTATCGAGTACGGTCCTGAGATTGTCAATGGACGTGCATACTACCCACTCTCGCTCTTCCTCTCTGAGCCAGCAGAACCAGTCAGCGAAGAGACTCCTGTGGGCGTTGAGAACGACATCAAGCTCGTTCCTGTCCATGAGATGACGGTCATCGTGACTGAGGATGAAGCTGATGCTCGCCGCTCGGTTTCGCTCAAGGCTCCTGTTCGCCACACCTTTGAGAAGGGCGACGAAATTGTGGTCACACACTTCGTCGTTGGCGATGAGGTTGACGGTGAGGAACTGTGGTGGGTCATCAAGCCTTCCGACTCAGCGAAGAATCCTTTGCGCCACGGACTGCGTATCCCATGCGCATTCACGAACGTCAGACCAAGCTAGGATCAACGTAGAGGCCACTAGCAGCCTCGCTACGGCACGATAATATCGTTTTCGACTCCTGATACCTTTATGGGTTCTGGTTTCAACACAGACGATTCTAGCGATTGGTAACCACAAATAAAAATACCCCTAGCGCAAGGATTGATTTCCAAGCGCTAGGGGTATTTTTTCGTTTATGTTACGTCTTTCCAACTTCGTCCAACTCGTATCGCACGAACTAGTTGTGGAGAGACCATAAACATGTCCGCAATTTGTCTGTCGCTGTGTTGAGGAAGAAGTTGCTTTATTGTTTGTACTTGCTCTTCTCGAAGTTTTGTTCTGTTGCTTCTACGAACGTTGACAAGATTCGTGACAGGCTCTAAGTGACTTGGGTTCACACAATCACGACGCCTACACAGATGATCGAGCACCTTTCCCTTTTCAAGTGGACCAACAAAGTGCTCGTAGTAAACCACATGCGCCTGTCTTCTTCGTCGCTCGTGTGTGATACGTCCGTAACCGTCCCTATCTTTTGATCGTTGCCAAACCCAACAGTTCTTCTCCCCTTCCACGTTATATTGTGTTTCGTTAATCATAACACCACCTCGGTATTTTTGTGTTTACGGAGCTAGATCGTCTCGCGGACAGAGACGAAGGCTTCGAGACCAGCGCGAACAGCTTCCTTTAGTTCTTCCCACTGTTCACGAGAGCGCTCGAACCATTCTTCTCGCTCGGCTTCTTCATCCTCTCCATAAGGCGAGTCAGTGAGCGAGCGCCAATGCGACCAGATGCCGCACTCATCTTCAGACTCATCAGGACGACAGAAATCTTCCTGAATCTGTCGTGTCAATACCGCATCAACCGCACGCGTTGCAGTCTCAAGCTGTGCTTCTGTAATCATTAGAAGTCTCCTTTCGCGGGATCACTCACATCCACAACGGCCAGACCAAGCGACTGCCACATACGGATAACCTTCGGACGGTCGTCAACCACCTTTACCACTTCAAAGTGTGGATTGATCAGGTTGTCGTAGATTTCCTGCTTGATCACGGTGTCAGGACGCTGATCCCCTTCCTTCCTCATGAAGAGCCAATCGTAAGGGATGTCGTGCTTCCAGAGCCAGCGGCGAGTCTGTTCCTCGTACGTGTCAAACCGACCGCTTACGACAAAGACTTCGTAATCGTAGAAGTCTTCTTTCAGCATGTCGTACACCTCCTGACGGACCAGATCATTTTCGCACTCAGCCTGCGCATCTCCGTACGGGAGACGCCCATTCAGATTGGCGAGGGTGCCGTCCAGATCATAGATCACGGCCAGCGGCTTGTCGGTTTGCTGCATGGTTCCTCCTATAAGTTACGGGCGGCGATTTCTCCCTCCACCCATTCAACAATTTGCCGCATGTCATACGGCGTCAGGCCATAGCGCTCCTGAATGACAGAGGGGAGCAACCTGTCAAGATTCGTGCGTTCATTGAGCACGATATTGTACTCGACAAAATGATCCCCGCTGTCGAATTTCAGTCTCGCCGTAATCAGGTAGCCGTTATACTGCAACGGCGGAGCAAGTAATTCAGTTCTCATCACGTCATTTGTTCCTTTGCAGAATAAGTTTGATTCTGTGCCAGGGCACGAAGATCAGGCTGTTCTCCGCGAATCCGTCGTTCAGATAATCCGTTTGGTTTATTAGATCGGCCCAAACACCGTTTTCGGTTGTGTAAATAGTGGCTGCGAACACATTCGTTCCATCCGCAGCGTCCTCATCGACCGCGTACACCCAACCAACGTACCCTCCTCCTGTCATGCGAACACTCGCAGAGATGAGAGGGCACGCTCAGCGGCACCTTCGCCGTTGTCACGGTCGTACAGACCAGTGAACAGTTCGTCGCCGCTGATATCAACCTTCATGACACGGCCTTTGAAGTAATCGAAGTACATCTTGTTGCGGCTCGGCCAAGCAGGGTAATCGCCTGCCGCGTTGCCGCCCTTGTTGATGACTTCCTGCGCTTCAGCAACGCTCATCGGTGTCGGATCGAATTGCAGCCAACCCATACCAAGCGGCTTTGCGGAATTGTAGAGAGCCGCCAGCACTTCCGCCTTGTCCAGACCGCTGATATCAAGAGTGTCCTTTGCCATTGCGTACCTCCTCGTTGTGATTGATGAATGCTCTCATCATGGCTTCGGTCTCGGTCCCTCCGCGACCTTTCCATTCGTTCTCTCCATCCGTGACCGTGGCTTCATAGCGAGCAAGGTTGAATGCCCCGCCGCCCTTGTCCACGACCTCTGGTGGATATTGTAGCGCATAGGTAATGTAGCTGTCAAGGCCCATCACATCGGTGCCGCACAGCAATCTCAGATCGACTTCCGTTCGTTCCAGATCAACGATCCAGTCGCGGACTTCCTCATCCCTTCCGCTCGCGAGATGGATGGGCCGATCATCTTTCCTTTGCAAGAGAAAGTCCAGATGCTCGGGGTCCATACCATTCCGAATTTGCTCGAAGAAGGCTCCAAGCATATTGGATTGATTGCGGTAGCATCCGATCCGATACTGCCTCATGGTGTCGTGCAATTCGTATTCTTTTGCTTGAGCCACAATCAAATCCTCACATTAGCGACGACGCACGAGCGACGGCGCGGTGCCAGTCAGCTTTGCGCCCTGCACTTCACGTCCGATCTTCACGAGATTCACCGCCGCGATCACAAAGGCCGCGAAACAGAGAATCTCGAAGAACCCATCGATGATGAACAGGCCCGTAACAAGACAGATTGCGATGCAGACAAGCACCTTTACTCCTTGGTCCATGTTGTCTCCTTCCTAGAATCTGGCAACCAGATCAGCGTACTCAGCATATCCTTTGGTATGGTTGTCCTTGTAGCTCTCTGGTAGAGCCTTAATAATAACATCCTCCACCCAATCCTGCAAGAGTGAGACACGTAAGGGATCATGGATTCGTACTTCTTGAACCATTGGAATTCCGTCATCTTCCCACGTTACTCCTACTTCTGCGTTTTCGTGCGGTAGGTCGAACCACTCCTCGGGTTCGTATGGTCCACAATACACGAACAGCTTCCCATTTGTCAAGTCCACATGGACATTGAACTCAAGAGGGGAGTGTGTTTGCGCTGGTGTAGCGCTCATCAGTAACCCCGCCATATTTCCTCCTCTCGAATTCGTGAATCATCTGCACAATGCAGGCAATCGTTTCAATACCTTCCTTGATCGCTTCATCCCAATCCTGTTCAAGCATCGCCTTGGCAGTTTCACCTTGCTCTTCCGCGACGATTGCATACCAGTACTCAGGAATATGGTATTGGACGCCCCACTTCTCATGCTGTCGGGAAAGTTCGCCAAGCACCTTCTCCTGCACGCGATAGGCCGTGCCATAAACAGAACCCACGTTCTCCTCTTCCTCGGACTGCGGTACATTGGAAATGTTCTCGTCTTCTGCGGAGAACCGTCCAGTTTCAGTTGAAGGCATCTGGAAACGCTCAAAGAGGCTTGCAACCAGCTTCTCGATCTGCTCTTCAGTGAACACTGGAACGGATGCGTAATGAAAGTTCACGTCTTGTCCTCCTTTTGGTTTTGGTCGCGTCCACGATCCTTCAAGATCGCCTGCATAAAAATCAGCTTGGCCCGTTGCCCGTTCCATCGACTGTCTCATTTGTTCCTGTTCCCACTTCCTCATTTCCTCCTCCAACGCCATGAGCATCCCCTCCTTTGGTTGACTTCGCCTGTCCACGACCAGTAGGCTTCTTTGTCGTTCGTTTCTTTTTCTCCTGTGCGGTAATAACAGTTGTTCTTTCTTTAACGGTCTCTCTGGTGGCCTCATCTATCTCCTCCCGCATCTGGCTAAGGTGCGTGTCAATCAAGTCACGCACCTCAACGAGTGAGTCAGGATTGAGCATCGTGACATAACGTCCTTCGTCTGTCTGGACGGCATCAACTTCGAACAAGAATGTGTAATCCTTAACGGTTACCGACTCTTCCTCAAGGTTCCACATTCCAAGTTCGGGACGCCAGAATGCCACTCGGATTCTGTCGCTCATTCACACCTCGCACGTAATGCAATGGAATCCCATCATTCTTCTTGATGGAATCCTCACAAATCTCTAAGACAATATTATACAGGAAAGCGATAGAAAGTCCAGTGTTACACTCTTCCCACGTTGAACGCGGACAGAGAACGGTTGCTCCCAATCGTTGCGTGTATGGATTGACGCAGTAGAACATCGCTCCCTCGTCATCCACACACGCGCTGATTTCGTAGGAGAAGCCATTCACGGTAACAACAGGCTCCATTTCGATATAGGACAGGAGGAGCTTCTTGCGCTCGTCCTCAGATGCAATGGTCATAGGGTTCCCCCTATCATTTATACCTTTCGGTGCTTGAAAACCAGTTGTGGTGCTCCGAATGTTTGGGGTACTACGGTGACATCGGCCAGTAATTCTGGCACGTATGGCAGTACCGCTTGGTATACTGCATAGGCAAACTCCCTGATCGATGCGTCTGCACTTGGGTCAGAGCGCACTTCCAGAACGTGTCGGAGTGAACGGCCATTGAAGGTGACCAGTCCATCCGATCCTAGTGAATTCGGTAGGATGCTGCGTGCAGCTTCCTTGACGCGCTTGCGTCGGAGTGTCTTCGATTCTTCTTCACCAAGTTGCTCGGTTCCAAGACTGTCTGCAATCTCGCAGTACTTCTGGAAGTTGTGCCGCGCAAAGGATTCGAAGAACTTGCGTTGATCCTCATTCTCCCGAATGAGCGGAGGAATCACATACTCAACCCGCTTGTCCGTGAATCGGGTGGACTGCCAAGAGTACCCCATTCCCTGACGGTGACGAACAAGTTCTAGTTGCGTGGATCGGGGAACAGAAGCACACATCAGATTGAGTGTCGCATGTTCGAGAACCGATCCGTGCAAGTGGCTGATGATACTCCCCTGAATGTAGGCTTCCAGTGTCTTGTCGCCAGGGTTATGAAAACTATCATAGCAGACCTTACCACCAAATGCAATGATATTGGCGGGTTGGTGCGCATTCACAAGTCCATCCTCTCGATCCGCTGTTCCGTCAACATAGATACGTTCACGGTAGTCGAGATAGTCCTGAAAGTTGCCCCAATGTGGCGTTGTGAGACCAACCACGAAGATTTTCGGAGGAGTATCAGTCAGAAGAAACTGTCTCTCGGTCACTCGTAATCTCCTTCCCCATATTGTACTCTACATAATCCAATGTAGAGACACCCATCGCGTCAAAGATTACCCATCTCGCTTCCTCAAGGCGAAAGAGCGCATCCACCAATTTCTGTGGCGTATCCTCCTCAGCCTGACCGATAGCGATGAGCGTTCCTGCCGCCCCTGATGCTGACGCGTGTGTGACGGCGCTCTTCCATGCCTCGATCAGTTCTCGTTTTGTAGCCACTCGTTTTCTACCTCCTCCGCCGCCTCGACTCCTTCCAGACATGCCTGATAATGCATGTCCAGACAAAAGTCGTAGGCGTCTATTTCGAACTCAGCCATGTCTCGGCATGCTTCGTAGGCCACATCGCGGCAGAAGTCATGCGTACCAAGATTATCCGTTCTCTGTCGCATCGGTCTCTCGTTCTACGATGTACGCAATCAGGACACCGTGCTTCCAGAAGATGCGTGCCTGCAAATCATAGCAGAATTGCTCAATCTCGGTGGCATTGTCCTGCTCGGTAATCAGGATGCGCCAGAGAGGACGCCAATCATTTGCTTCCTCACGCGACATCATCACATCGAAGCGCCGATCAACGCTGCCGCCGAAGAAGTCGGCGCAATCGTCAACCAAATGGTCTTCGAAGATCATGTCGAATTCGCCCTCATTCATACACATCCTCCCACATTTCGTTCGCTTCCCACTCCCACAGGAGAGATGAATCTGAACGTCTAATTACGTATTCCGTTTGCGGCTCGTCGTGCAGGATTGGGTGAAAGTACCAGTCAATGTCATCGAAGTCAAGATGCTCTGCTAGCTCCTGCGCTTCGGGCCAGCCGTCAACCCCCGCGAAACTCTGCAAGAACTCCTTCATGACCTGTCGGCGTTCGCTGCTATCCTTGCCCTTGACATCGAGTGTAGCTTTCATGACGACGGTAACAGTCTCAAATGGCATTATACATGCTCCGCTCGAAGAGGCGACATGTACGAAATCGTGCAGTTGCAGAGCACTTCCTCCCAGCGTTTGCTGATTGTGAAGGCCCAATGCCGACCTAACCCATCACAGCGTTGACAGAGCGGGTCCGCGTCGTTGCGAAGCTCTTTCGCACGCTCTGGTGTGAGTGGAATGCTTCCCTCAGAAGGATGCGTCAGGTACAGATAATAATCCGTACCAAACGCTTCCGCAATCTTCTCCGCCGTCAGGCGTCCATCTCCGACCTCGACCGTCGTCTTCAATGACTTACGCAGACTTTCGTCGGCATCGATCATCCCAAAAACAAGCTCGCGAGAACGCTTCAGCAGTTCTTCGTTCGGTGTCAGTTCAGGATCGCCGTAGCGCGGTCGTGTACTGGAAGACTCACTCACAGGTGTTCCTCCGATCCTCGGTCCTTCGTAGCGCGGTCTACCAATGCCAGCCACAGTCTCGGCACTTCCACGATGAGCAATAAATGTCGCTCTCCTCATAGCTTCCTGAGAGCTTGGCGCGGAGAAGATTCCCCCCGCCACAGCTTTCACAGGTTGCCTCACCCTCGACGTACTCTTCAGGGATTTGTACGCCACAATACGAGCACGTTACGGTACGACTAAACCTCGCATCCGTCATTTGTGCAGTAGTTCTCTCGCTCACCGTCGCTACCTCCAAACTTCGACCAGTCAATCGGTCGAATCTCTTTCACCCGACGCTGATACTCAGCGACAGTGATTCCCTCGTACGGCATCTGCGCGTACGCACCTTCGTCTGTGTCTGGCAAGAGGCTGATGCTCTTGGTGAGGGGCACCAGATAGGCCAGAAGGTCTTCGATCTGATGCCCTTCTGTCCGAGGATCGAACGTGATGGTATTAGAAACCATGTTATCCGCCCAATGGAGTTGAAGCATGACGACCATCGCCGCCTTTTGCCACATCGAGATATCACGTTGACTTCTCCTTGCCTTCGCCTCGACAGGAAACTCGAAGACGATGGTGTTATCCGAGTATACATCAACTTCCCAAGGAACGCCAGCGCTCTTCAGGACATTGACGATAGGTGTATTGGCACCGACACGCACGCGACGAATATAGCGTGTGTATGGCGGATAGTGCATCCCAGGACTCACTCCTGCCAGTTGTGACACGGTGCCAGAAGGCTTGACAGTCGTTACCCGCACCGATTCAGGAACGCCAGCTTCCTTTGCGAGCGCTCGATTTGTCTCACGGACAACATCATACCCGTTGCGCATCAGATCGACAATCTTCTTCGCACCAACCGTATCGAACCAGTCCGCGATACCGCTCAGGCTCTCACCGATACGGTGATTGCGTGCGATAACCGCATTGGTCTCGACACGATGCGTCGGGAGCAATGTTACCGTATGTGCATAGATTTGTGCAAGGCGCAACGCTTCAAAGAATTGTTCGTCCGTCTCACACTTCGTCGGGAAGACTTCTACAAGGCAGCAAACCTCTTTATCTTCCAAAGGCTGTTCTGCACAAGGATTACAGCCTGTCGCGGGATCGTACATCTTCTCCTTGTACCGTCCGTACTTCTGAACATTTAGCAGGTTAAAGATTCCAGGCTCGCCATTGTTACGAATCCTGTCCGCGATGGACGGAAGCGCATTCAGGTCATCGAGTGAGCGAATGACGATGGAGTTGTTTGACATCCATCCAAGCTCACGACGATCATAGGCAGGCCCAGGTTCATCATCGGTGCCATAGTTCTTGAGGTTGAGGAAGCTCTGGTCAGTCGGAGAACCAAGAGCAATCTCTGCCGAACGTCGTACATTCCCCGCCACCACACAGGCTCCAATGGCATTCATAATATCCGCCGCAACACGAGTTGAGTCGAACGGCATACCATAGTCGGACATCTGTCCCGCCTGTGAAAGAATCTCACGAATTCTGTCGTGAAGTTTGATTAGTGGTCCAGCACCACTCGCTGTTCCTCCGAACCCTCTGATGGGTTCTCCTTCTGGTCTGATGTCGTCGTAGATGAAGACGATTGGTGAACTGGCCCCACCCTTCTCGAAACTCTCAATAAGAAGTCGTACGCTTTCCACCCAACCCTCGCGGGTATCTGGAATACGATACTCACGAGAAAACTCTTGAGTAGGAGCCGTAATTGTCGCAGCATCAAACCCTCCCAATCCGAAACCAACGCCCACTCCGCACATCAGAGCGTCCATCGCCCATGACGTATCACGAGAGAGGAGATTGATTTCAGTATAGCCGCAGTTTTGCAGTGCCATTGCACCGCGCTCGTAGACGTAGGGTGTTCCCATCGCCCAAATGCCGCGCCCAGGTGGAAGAAACCTAAAGTGAAACATCGCATCCGCCATATCGTTTGCGATCTTCTGCCACTTGGTTTCATCCCATTCGATATAGTGCTTGAGATACCAATCTTTCCGAATCGACATCACCCCTTCGATGACGCGGATGACGGTATCAGCCCACTGTTCCTGACTTCCATCCTCCTTGAGACGGCTGTAGGTTCGATAATAAACAACTGCCCCTAACCCGCCGAATCCGAAATCTGGTGTCAGACTGTGAAGATAGCGACGAGTTAGGGGGTTCAATGTGAAGCGTTCATTTACAAACATCTATGACTCCTTGGGCGGCTTGATTTGTGATTCCTGTTGCTGAATATAATCACGAAACGACTTGCCGTGGAAGGCAGGACCGTTCGTTGTCTCTTCGTCGTCCTCTTCTTCCGCAGCTTTTGCTTGCTGCATCTGCAAGAACTCCATCTGTGATGCGAAGAAGGTTGCTCTCAGGATTTCCTGCATAATCAGTTCGGCGGCTTCACCTTCATAGTCGATGGTTACTCCGCCAGTGTAACGTATTGTAAAGGTTTCAATCTGGTTACGGGGGGCTGGTGAGAACCCCCCGATAACCTGACTGAGCATAGGATAGGGCATACCTAATCCTTTCTACTCACTAAAACGGAACGTCGTCCAGATTGTCATCGCTCCCGAAGCCGTCATCTGCCGCGACCGTCGCACGCTGATTGCCTCCATCCTCACCATTGCGGTCAGGAAGAAGCTGCACGCCATTGACGATCAGTTCGGTGATGGTCTGCTTCTGTCCATTCTTCTCATACTCACGCGCTTCGATACGGTATTCCACGACGACAGAGCGTCCCTTGGTCAGATACGGAGCCAGCTTGACGCCACGCACGCCGTACCAGACGCAGCGGAGCCATGAGGTTCGCTTCTGCTTCTGGCCGTCACGACCATTGAATGTGCGTGTATTCGCCAGCGAGAACGTAACACGATCCCCACTCTCCGAAATGACCGCATCCTTGCCAAGATTGCCGCTGACAAAACCGTGATTGATTTCGAGTGCCATACTTCTTTACCTCCGTACTAGATAGTCCTCAACAGCAAATCGTCCACGATGAACGTCCTGATGATGAGGAACACACAACACAACACATTTGGAAAGTTCCTCTTGCAGTCTCATGGGAGACCGTTTCGATGCAAGATCAGAAATGGTGGTCCGTTTTCCATTTCGCCGCTCGGTATGGTGATGAAAATGGAGCGGTACTTCCGTCCGCTTACAGATCAGACACCCTTTTGCTAACTCGGCGTTTACCAGTTCCTTGTTTCTTTCATTCCACCGTAGCTGTAGCTCGGTTCTCATTTGAACGTGGCACGCCTTGCATTCACTGTTTCGCTTGGCGGCTTTAGATCGGTTGCGGGGAAAGTCTTCAAAGGCTTTCTCCTCACCACATCTGACACATCGATGCATACTCCTTCCTTTCCGTGTTGTTCTTTGGCACGCTTGCCTAGAACCGCTTGTTTGGATCGATGGACTGCTTCGCTGGTGGTGGCGGTTCCTCACCATAAAACTTACTCCATCCAGAGTTAAGTTGTTCCAGCTTGTCCCCGCGACTATCGTAGTCGCCTTGATAGTGACCTCTGCGACCGTGGAAGCCAGCAGAGTGAAAGTGGGTTGGGGGAGAGGTGAAGACGCGGCGGGAGCGTTCCTGACATTCTGGACACACCGCGAAATCGTGACTCTCCGACATGGGTTGACGCACTGCGAAGTTGCCATGCGCTTCGCAGCGGTAGAGATATTCTGGCATATTACCCTCGTGATTTCAAGTTCGGGTCTTTCGTGATGAGTTGTGTTAGCTGTTCAACCTGCTGCTGTTCCTGTATCTTAGCCGCAATCGAGGTACTAAGATGCTGTGTTGCCAGTTTGTGCTGCGCCATAACCATCAAGGTAATGACATTCGCGGCATCGAGGTTGGAGTTAACAATGATATCACCAAATTTGTCCATCGACAAGTTGACGAACGGTGCTTGTTTTGTGTCAGCAGACAACTTCATATCCTTTCCGTAGCATATACGTCTCCGCGTTGATGTGCATCATGTTGTGAGGAGCCGCCTTCTTTCTAGGATACTCCATGTCGTCGGTCTCTGTCAAGAGATAACGCAGAAAGCGGAAGAAGAGCATCTCATCCTCTGGCATGACCACTCTCCCGATAACCGTGGGAACAATGAACATGTTCATAGGTATATCCCCCTCTCTGCAAGCTGCTCTTCCAGCTTTTCACAGTCGCATCGCCACTTCCCAGGGAAGCGCATATAGGGTGAGCACACAGGCAGAACACCTGACTGCTTCCACTGAACCAGCGGAACAACTCGATCAATAACGAAGAGTTCTGTTTGTTCAATCGGCCAGACAGGATAGGCCATTTTCTTGAACTGCGACATCTTCTTGGTGTTCCATGTAATATAATGCATGCCTCCACCAACAATGTCAACGTCAACAATTTCACCTGTCTTGACAAACGCGCCACCTTTCCACAACCATGCATAGATGTTGAATTGTGCTTCGTGGCTCGCATCTGGTTTTGTCGGGAGCGTGTGCTTCGACTTGTAATCGATCAACACGCCTCTCTTGGTATTCGTGTAGTCTGGCTTGCCCGTAATCCGAACACTCTCACCGAGGACATGCACTGATTTTGCAATCCGCTGCTCTTTGACAACATACTCTGGATAGTCGTCATCAGATTCCAGCATATAGTGCAGCCATGATCCTCGTTGTTTGTTCCATCCGCTCTCAATACTTTCGTACCAATCATAGGTCGCTCGAATGGCTTCTGCTCGTGGACAACCGAGTAGGGTTGTCGCAGACCATCCCGCATCCGCTCGATCTATATGATTGTTCTTCATTGCTTTGAGCAATTCAACAGGAGCATCACAGTTGCGTGATCCTCCGTGCTCGTGGCACCTGATACAGACATCGAAAGGCTGAGGCGTCTGATCGTACGGACAGATGACGCCGCAGAGTGGCATTAGGTTCTACTCCTTCGCAAGTAGTCTAGGGCGCTTTCTAAGTACAACTCGCTGTCTCTAAAGTGTCCTAGACCTTGGTTACAATGCTTACACAATAAACCGCGAACGGCTCCTGTTTGATGGTCGTGATCCACATGAAGTTCTTTTGAGCTTTTCAAGAACTGCTTACAGATAGAACAACAATGGTTTTGTTCTTCCACAAGGCGCTCAAAGTCTTCAATGGTTAAACCATATAGGCGCTTTCGTCGTCCTTTTGTGTCGCATTCTTTACATGAGCCTCGATAGGTCTGTCGCGTCATTCGTTTGGTGAAGCGATCAACAGGAAGTAGTCTTTGGCAGACACTACACGTCAAGTGTGTATGCTCACCTATGCGTCGATTGGAGAACTTGTGACCGTTTACGTAGCGTCTTTGTTTTCCGTCCCTTCGCTCTGTCTTTTGGTTACATCCACATTGACAGTATCCGTAGGGAATCGTGTCCTGCATTAGAGGGCATCCTCCCCCATGTTGACGCTATCTAGGTCGTACTCAATTGCTGTTCGCAGTGGAATACGTGATGGTTGCAGCCCTAGCAATCCAACTGTGGATTCTCGTCTCTTGACGGCATTGATACGTCTTGCTGAGACAACTGGATACTTGCTGCATACCTCTTCGAAACGTTCAGGATCGTCTTCACGACATTTGGCGAAGAACTCTCTGACCATCTCATGATGTGTCTGTTGCATATAGCCTCCTCTCTCCTTCGTTATGATTCCATGATCTTCGTAAGCCGTTGAACGGCACGAAACACTCTCTTCTGCATCGATCCTCTCGATGAAACCCCTCTCAGGACCATCAACTCATCGAGTGTGTAGAGATGGAGGATATGGTAGTTAATGAGAAGAAAATAATCCTCTTGCGCTTGTGCGCGGAGAGCGGGGTTAGGACTCGCTTCAGCTATTTCTCGTAGCTCAGCCAACGCATTATCCACATCGATGACTGAACAGAGTAAATCCTCCATCTGCCGTGCCCTGCGTTTCCCATCATTGGGGGTTGCCGCATGAAGTTTTTCCATGAACGGCCAGGGTTGGTTCTTTCCACCTAACGGAACTTCCCGAGTCGGCTCTCTTTTCTTGATGACTGCTGAAGAGTCGTGAACCCGCTGAGCTTTCCCCTCAAATGTAGAGCGGATATCGATATAGTTTCGAAGCACACGCTCTACAAGCGGGGGTGTGTATGTAGGTTCATCCATAGACATTACCGTGTTGGCTTCTTCAAAGAAGCAATCTTTTCTTTAAGTACGGAAACGATGCTCGTTCCCTTGTCGATCATACCGCGTTGATACACAAGACGCTGACAATTGTAACACAAGGTCTTGCCACCACGCGACATGACCTTTCCACAATTCGTACAGCGGTTGTAAAATTGGTACATAGTGTGTCCCTTCTATCGTTCGATGTTGAGAATGATCTGTCTCCTTCTCGTGAAGTCGCGGTACTTCGCCAGCATGTCAATTGTCCTTGGATCACCCTTCGGAATCAAGTTCAAGCGATTTCGAATGTCTCGTTGTCCGAGTTCTAAGGCTCGATCTGTGAGCATCAAATCATTTTTTGATATCTGCTTGTATTCCTCAGCCAGTGACAGATACTTTCCATCCAAGTTTGACTTTGTGTCTTTCTTGCGCCATTCAAATGTTCGGTACATATCGGGATTACGCTTCTGCATATCTTCGAGTACCATCAAATGTCTCTGCAAGAATGCGGTGTCGCCACGCATGAGAGGAGAGGTCGTTTGTGGCAGGTTCAATGGTTGCTCAAGCGGTGGATCAGGGGAAGGGGAAACGCGAACGTACCCCTCCCCAAGATCGACTGATTGATAGGCTTCTTTGAACTTTGCCATTTCTGCGTACAGGAGTGTGCTATCAGCAATCTCCTTCGGCATATACGGTTCGAGAAGTTCGAAGTATCCTCGTAACCCTAGCGATCCGTCAAGTTGGGCGGTGACCTGTTGTTCGATGAACACCTCTGGATTGAATTTACCAGTTGCCTCAGCGAAGTCGCGTTCCCAGCGCTGTTGTTGCTTGAATGCGATCTGTTCAACGGTATCCTCATCAAGCACCTCCAATTCTACCTTGACTGGCTTGGACTCCTCAAACTTCTTGGCTTCCGCACGATCCGCAAGTGCCGCCGCGCCGTAGAAGAGGCCCATAATAAGAGCCATGCTTATCAGCGTGAATGTGGCGACAAACAATATCATCATGCGGTCCTCCTAGTCCCGAGAAATCTTGCCGATTGCCTGTACAGGGTCTCCGTTCCACCTGTCTGCCACTTTGTTCGCCCAAAACGGACACGTTGACGAACAATAGCTGTCTGCTTGTGGCGATCTACAAGGGTACATGCTGTACACACTATCATATGCGGAAGAAACCTTTTGAGCGACAACTTCCGACTCCAAAGGCGGGTGTGATTTCTCGTTGACTGCTTCTGCCACCACCAAGGCGATATCAGGAGGCATGCCACGAGAACGGCACATCGCTGCCAATGAAAACATCATCGCATCACGCGTTCCTTCCACGGCTCCTTCTCGCATGAGACGATTCAGGCATGGAATTCCATCTGAGGTTGTTGAATCCTTGATACGGACAATCGTCGCAGGAATATCAGCTACCCTCGCTTGGACAGCCCTGATTGGAAGTGGCGCAACCTCACGCAGCACCTTCCATTGATCCTGCATGGGTTTGAAAGCACCATTCAGGAATAGACAGCGCTGTTTGGTCTTCTGGTGAATGCCCAATGGCAGCTTCACGAGGTTCCCAAAGTCGGCTAACGTTGTTTGCTTGGGATAGACCTCGATCCGCACACCCCCAGGCAATTCCAGTTCACTCGTAATCAAGTGACCGAGACGGTAGGCGTCAAATGCGGGAAGATTCCCATCGAAGAACAGCCAGACATGATACCCCTTGGAACCACTTTCTTCGACCAGTGCATGCCCCTTGCCGAAGATGGTAATAATCTTTCGGACAAGCATGCGCGTGGTCTGCTGAAGTTTCTCGGCTTCGTAGTCGGTCGTAGCATCCACATCAAGGCAGAGCCACTTCACGGTTGATTGTTTGTCAAGCTGATAAACGCCTAACGTCCAGTCGCCGCGAAGATGCTGCATAATGTGAAACGGTTCGAGTGGAATCGTCTCGACATCAGGACACTCGCTCGGTCGATGACGAGGCTCATGCTCACAACTTCCCCGATAGACGCGACGAAAGCTCGTTCCTTTGCCCTCCTCATACTTTTGCTTGGCGAACGCATCGTCACGGTGAACGAAGCGCTCTCGCATCAGTTCGATCTGTTCGTCGCTAATGATCATCGATCCTCCCACCAGACTTCAAATTGGTTTCTCGTACCAGATGGATTGTTCTGCTTCCAGTCTCGGTAGACACGGTTCTTGTAACGGTTCTCCGTGAACAGCGCCGTCAGAACGATCACAAGCGCAATCAGCGAGAGGATAACCAAGAGAATAATAAATGTCATTGATGAGCCTCCTCGTATACGCGCTTCACCCACTCTGTCAGCGCTTCTAGCTCTGAACGATCCATTGTCAGATCGAGAGCGTGCATCCATGCCTCCCACTTCGCAGCGGCAATCGCCTGATCCATGAAGAGTTGGATGTTCCCTCTGGCTAATTCGTAGTTGCGCCATGCTCCGCGCATGTCACTGTAATACGACTTGGTGTAGCTATACACTGTGTTGCGCTGCCGTTCCTCAAGTGTCATCGTCATCCTCCTCCTCTAAGCGATTGAGCACCTTTCTCAATGCTACACGAAGTCGGGGCAGTCTGTCAAGTTTGACGACAATGCATTCCTCGTCACCTTCTTCGGCGGCATCCTGACACAAGACAACATGCGTACCTTTATCATCATAGGATGTGATGCGGATGTCACCCCACTCAGTAGCAGAGTCAACTGTGATCGGCTTCATCAGGCTTCTCCAAAATTTCTACGTGCACTGCATTACCTGTTCGATATGCGTATTCGACTACTGCCTGCTGAAGACGCATGTAATCCATGTCGCACGAGTTTAGCTCTTCAGGCGTGAGATGTACGATTTCCGTTTTGTCCGTCTTTTGTGCCTTGCGTCCCTGCCACGGCCAGCCTCTCATGAGGGTAACTCCTTTCTGAGCTTCTTGATAATATCAATCACCTCGGTATCGTCTACGATCAGTTCGAAACTCAGCAGAAGAAACTTGATCTGCTCAAGGTGATCCCTGCTGACAAGTACGTAATCGCATCCGCAAACACCGCAGATCGGGCAAGCATGTTGCCAGCAGACTTCGCAGAGCGGCTCCCACGCGGCAATTTCAACGCCGCAGTTTTTGCAGGGAATCATGCGCGGTCCCGCACAATCCCGATTTCGAGGCGCATGCTCCGACAGATGTTCTGAATGCTCTTGGCCCATGCACGGTCATTGGACTCAGCCTCGGTCGCATACTCAAGCGTCTCGGTAGCAAAGGCTTCCGCGAAACCGAGAAGAGCTTCAAGGTCTTTCGTGGGTACAAGCGAGTACCCCTGACGAAACCAAGAATTTTCGAGTTGGTCAAGCGCCTTGTTAATCAAGTCTTCAATCATGTGTCCTCCCTTACTGAAAGGCACGTATCCTGCTGGAAAGCAAGCTCGGCCTGAAACCATGCCTCAGCGACGATCTTCTGTACTTCGTCATTAGAGCGGTGTCCAACGATACCCGCTCGTTTGTTGAAGGCAAACTCGATCACCACACATCCAGTGTTTTCGTTGTAGTGTGAGTACCATTGGATGTCACGATACGCCCACACAAGATACTTGTGGACAATACTCATCATCTTTCGTGCGTTGTAGGCGTAGGTTGCCGTACCTTCTCCCAGCATTTCTCCTCCTTAGCGTGCAAAGATACCGAGTGCAATTGCAATCACACCAAGCACCATCGACACATACAGCACCAAACGTGCGTCGGCTCGGGCGTCAGGGTGCGAGTTCGCGGATAGCCATATGCCACCCGCGATTGCACCTGCTACCGATAGCATACCACAGATCAAGCTGACAAGTTGCATTATTCCTCCTATCCCTTCGCTGAACCCCAATTCGGACCAGCATGCGCATCGGCCAAGAGCGGCAGGCTCAACTCATTCACGAGTCCGTACCCGTTCATGAAGGTGTCCATGATCTTGATTCCGATTGCTTCGTACTCGGCAGGAACTTCTGCCACGAGTTCATCATGCACTTGCAGCAGGAGCGATCCTCCAATAGCTCGAAGTGCTTTCTGCATCGGCGGCATCGCATCACAGATAATATCTCCGCACGATCCCTGAATGATTGCATTTACGCCTTGCCGCTCAGCGCGACCACGACGCCAACCTTCACGAGAGAAGGCTTCAGGCAGACGACGCTTGCGACCACCAATGGTACCGACATAGCCAGCCGTGCGGACATGCTTCCAAACGCGCTGCTTCCACTCGGTTGCCACCTTGTACATCGCATTGTAGCCGTCGATCCACTCTTGCGCCTGCTCTTCGGTGATGTCCAGCTTGTTGTTGACCAGCAGGTAACGGCGGAATTTCTTCGCGCCCATGCCGTAGGTCAATGCAAAGTTGCCAGTCTTTCCGAGTTGTCGTAGCTCCTTCGCCTTTGGATCACCAGCGTGATACGCCTCATAGAGTTCTTCGTAGGTCATACGAGCGAACGCCGCACCAGTCAGGATGTGAAGGTCTTTCTCTTCCTTGAATGCAGCCAGCAACTCAGGGTCTTGGCTGTAGTGTGCGAGCACTCGCAGTTCCATCTGTGAGTAGTCAGCGACGACCAACACATACCCAGGTCGCGCAACAAACATGGATCGTGCGAGTTTGCCTACCTCTCCACGCGAGGGGATGTTCTGCAAATTGGGATTGCTGCTACTAAGACGACCAGTCGCAGTGCCGCCACGTCCCTGTTCTGACGCAGCCTGATTGAACAGCGTCGTGATGCTATTATAGTCGTCTGGATCGGCATCTGTCAAGAATCGATCCAGATAGGTGCCAATGAACTTGGTTGCCTTGCGCCATTCAAGCACGTCATAGAGGAACTGAGGCGGCTCGTTCTCCGCGAAGAAGATCAGCGTCTCAAGGTTGTCCTTGTCCACGCTGTACTTCTCACCAGATTTGGTCCGCTTCAGTTCAATCTCTGTCGGAATTCTCACACCGCTGTACTTGAAAATCAAGTCGTAGATTTGATTCCCTGAGCCAGTGTTGAATTCATACCAGCGCTCGACTGATCGAGGAGTCGGCTTCCAGACAGGAATCTGGACACCTTCCACGTCGATAACCTGCTGACCCTGATCGTTGGTATAGACCTCCTCAGCAAGCTCCGCAGGGAACTTCTTGACGTAGAGATTCGGCACCGTCTCAGGGGTGTAACGCTCGGTGAGCATTTTGAGGCCCATGATCCGAACGTTCCTCTCCAATTCTGTTGCACGAGTAACGTAATCCTCACGAATGCGCTTGACCAATTCAATGTCAAGAGCGATACCACGACCTTCCATCTGTTGCAACGTCACGAGGAGCGGCATCCAAATGTTGTTGAAGACTTCGATCAGGAACTTGTTCTTGACTTTCTCCTCACGAAGTTGTTGGGAGAAGAGACCATGTAGCTTGAAGGTTGCTTCAACGTCATTCATGGCATACTGTGCGCCCTTATCAAGAGGGACGCCAAGAAACTCTCTCTTTGAGAAGCCCTCATATTCAGAGAGTTCCATATACTTATCATACACGATACCGACCATGTATGACAAGTCTTTTAGGCCGTTCTTGCGGTTCTCATCCAGCAATTGAGCGGCAAGAAGCGTATCGAAAAGTTGACCGTCAATCGTCAACCCGATACGCTCCATGAAATGCATATCAAATTTCGAGTTGTGTGCAATCATCAGCACATCATGTTGTGAGAACAGCGGGGCAAGCGCGGTCCTCAAATCTGATCGTGGGATGTAATTGACGAGTTTAATTCGTCCATCCCACAACTTCACTGTATGCTCAGCGGCGAGGTAGAAGGCGTCACCGTTCTCAAAGTACAGTGCTATTCCGAGAAGACGATCCTTGCGGAAGTTAAGTCCACTCGTTTCTGTGTCGAACGCGAACGACATTCCCTGATACGCACGAGCAATGTCCCACATCTCATTCGGATCGGTAATGATTCGTCGCATCGCATCTCCTTACAAGTAGAAGTCGTAGTATCCAATATAGGCGATCACGCCAAGCACTAGCACGTACAGAAGCACAACCCACTTGATCAGTTCGCCGTGCTTTCGATGCGCGTTGTTAGCCATGCTACGCACAGCATCGATCTGCCCTTCGAGATGTCGTTCAAGCGCTGCGTGCTCATCCTGTACTATCATATGCGCGTTGCAGACTGGACACGACATTCTCCGTGCACGTCTATCATACACGCCGAAAGGATCGAAGTCATACGATAATTTCGTATCTTCGGTAATCTCGATCAGCGAACGACATTTCCCACAACGCCGACGCTCACCAATAAATTCGTTTCGTTGTTCTTCAGGCTTGACGCCTGTATAGATGACGTTACTCATTGAATCCACCCCAGCGAATACGCGACACCGAGAGCGAGAACAGCAAGGAAGATGCATTGAAGAACGAAGAAGAAGACAATTTTTTCGTTGAAATGGTCTTGGCTCTCCTTCAACTCACGGCGAGACTGTCCTCCGTCAGAAGCATATTGATACATCGACTTCCGAACATCCTTGATTGCGGATTCAAAGTATTCGTCGTCGGTCTTCACCCGTACAGCGATGCTCTTTTCACAGGTAGGACAGGCGACGGCACGATACTCGCTGGTATAGATGTTATTATCTACGAATTTCGTGTCCTTGTCCGTGAAGATCACCGTTCCACAGTGGTTGCATTGTGCTCTGCGCCCAATGAGAGACGGCTTCGTGTCAGATGGTTTACAACCTTCGATGAGAACTTGCGTCATGGTGCCTCCTTTGTAATAATGTCTTCAGGAATGAGACGATAGCGACGAATCTGGTAACTCTTTTCTTGTTCGCCGTAGACAAAGCAGACCGCTTTGGCAGCTTTCTCGGCGGTTTCGAGTGTACGATATCCGTGAATGAGCGTGTCGGGAATGCGATCTTTTCGGAACAGCTTCCAGTGTGCAGGCGTGACGGTTAGCTTTCTGTTCGGATACGACAAGCGTTCCTCTTCCCACACATAGAGAAGGTAAACCTCCTCAATTGTATCATGTGACTTCAAGCCAAAACCATCCAAAGAGTCCTCCTAGCGCTATGATGATACCAACAACCATCAAGGTACATCCGACTGCCTCTCTATCATCATCCTGCTTTCCGAGGCTGACGATCCACCCCATCGATCCAAAGGTGAGGAACACTCCGATCAGGAACATCCCCAACATAATCAGTTGCTCCACAGATACCCCTACCTTTCTTTTTACGAAAATCCCCATTTTCAAAAAGGGCTTTTTTCAAAAAATTCTGAAGCCTACTTCGAAAGGGGATTTTCGTTATTCGGATCGAGGTAGACCGAGTGCTCCCCGCATTGTAACATCACAGGATGCACAATGACGAGGAGCGCATCGGTGTTGGCTACCCGCATTCCTTCAACATAGACCTCTCCGCGTTTGACCGCAGCAGAGGCTTTTCTGATAGTCTCGCAAAGACCACTGATAACTAAAAGTTCGTTGATTGAGCGGATATAGCCTTTTATTGCTCTTCCCTCCTTGCCAGATCACGACGATATCGCCGCCGATTCTTAATTTTCTTGTCATATTGGAATAACACGAATTGGGCGTGAGGACTGGAATTGAGATATTGCTCAAATTGTCCCGCAAGCAGTTCATGGCTCCCATCCGCTGCTTTGAAGATCGGATCAGGTTGAACTGGATCGCGTGGACAGTAAATTGTCCCCACATGGACGCGATCTACGGTGCCTTCATGTCGATCCATGTAGTATTCTTCTATTTTCTCAAGATGTGTGGCATCTTTCGGAATTGGCGGATACGTGTTTGGTGGCGGAAGGTGCTTTTTGCGCGTTTTAGGCGTTTGAGAGCGCTGCCGCTGCTTTTCCAAATCTGTCTGCGGAACCGTACCACACGTTCTGCACTTAATTGACGCGGTAACAGGATCGAGGCGTAAAACGCCTGTTTTCTTGCATCGCGGACAACCGAGTGTTCGGATATCTTGCTCGTTCATAGGCGTTTTCCTATTTTAGTTGTGCATGACCAATTTTCGCCAATTCTATCAATTCCTTAAGATGTTCGCCTTTCAAAATACCGTATCCGTCGCGAATTGCCTGCCCTTTGAAATGAATCCAGAGCACACCAACTTCGCCAGACTCTTCGGCTTCATTGAACATCTGCTCAAGTACGTCAGTGGTGAGTGTATAGCTCTTCTCACCTTTGGCACTGATCAGGCCAGACGCCTTGACCTCCATTTTAATGAAGAATTCGTTATTGATGTCAGGAATTTCGACATCACCCTTCAGATTGCGATTCGAGTCTTTGATCGAACCGCTCCCAGGCGTTCGGGAGCCGCCTAGTTCCTTTGCAACCATGCGTTCCACACGGTCACCAGAACGACGCGGCGATTTACCTCCTCTTCCTTTAGAAACCTTTTCAGGTTTCCAGTTTGGATAGACTATTTTGTTGTCGGGCATAGTAGTCCTAACTGCTCATTGGTCTTAGCGTGCTCTCCCCACAATTCAACCGCTTTTGCGTCGTAGGCTCTTGCGGCGTCTTCGGCGGTGGCAAAATAGCCTATATGAACACGTTTACCCGCGATTCCAATTTTTGCTCGCCAACGACCATTCGGCATTCGTAACACACCCTTAAAGCCTGAAGTATTATCTTTGTTGAGCGTTCGATTCGCTACATTGAGCGTATCGTTTGTCTCACGCAGGTTACTTCGGCAATTATTAAGTGTATTGTTGTCAATGTGATCCGTCATGGGAGCATCAAGTAGCTCTTTGTGAAGAAACACCGTCTTTCCTGACTGGTAGTCTGTACGACAAGCATACACTCTTCCGTCTCGTTTGTCAAGAGCGGCATTCCATTTATACCGTTGGACAAATTCCGCATCCTCGGCGCTCACCCAACAGGATAAGCCCCGAGTCAGCGGAATCAACACTGCATTTGGCTCTGGCTTGGGAATCGCCAGAGCACTATAATCGATGGGCATACGTTATCCTAGCTGGCAAAGCCTCCCGCGATAAGAGCGCGTTGTTTGCGCAATCGCCGTAGCTTCTCCAATAATTCACGCAGTCGAAACACTACGCACCTCCAATCGTTATCTCATAAGGCTTGCACTCCATGATACCACCTTTGATCCGACCTTCGACCACATCATTGAGAGCGTCGTGAAGGTCGCTGAGTGATCCGTTGTTGTAGAGCGTGATATCAGCCATAATAAAACGCTGTTCAGTTTCGCTTGGATGATTCTGCGTCTCTTCGAGTCGCTTTTCAACCTGCTCGGGCGTAAGAGATGGGTCTGCCGTGCGGATAGATGTACGTACGGATTCAAGGCGCTCCTCCTCTGGTCGCTGGATACGAATCAGGGTAAACCCGACATTCTTCAGCGCATCCGCTTCGTTCGGAAAACGACAGTCGTCGTTCACGAGTCGAGTATACCACGAATGCTCGATCCGCGCAACCAGTTTGTCGATCCAGATTGTGTCAGGGCCGAAAAACTCTCGTCCTAGCTCTGTACCAACAAGTTGCAGCAGTTTCCGAATTGGAGCCTGCCCCTTGATCGCATTCATTGTCTGAATGGTGTAGTCCGTGCGTCCCTGTCCAAGAGCGCGTGCCATAGTGTTCAACATCTCGGCAGAGATTTCCTTGACAGGATCAGCAAAGGCTTCTCGGTGGAATCCGTGCTCACTAATAAGGTACTGTGCGGCGGTTGTTTTGCCGCTATGCATTTTGCCGATCACGCCGAACTTTTGTCGCTCTACCACTTTTCCACTATCTCCTTCCACCCGTTGACACGGATAATACGCTCATCCTCACCGAGATACTGATTATAGGGCATATCGATCAGGAAGATGCGGTTAATGTGCGGCTTCTTGGCAAAGAGTTCGACATGGTGAGGACCATCTTCGATCACCCCATCCAGCTTATAGAGCCATGCGGCTTGCTGTTTGGTGAGGTTGCCGTCTGTCAAGCTGCTGTGCTTGTGCCGCGTGAAGAGCAATCGTACCATGTCGAGTCCTTGCTTGTCAAGCCAATCTCTCGTGACCTCGAAGAGTGACGAGTGACGGTCAGAAACGACCATCGCCTCGTCACCATTCGCAATCAGGTGATGGACACCCTCAATGGCATGCGGAATCGGATCGACAGACTCCTGAAAGTCCTCATTCATGAAACACTCAGGTGACCAAACCCAATCAAAGTGTTCTTTTTTGATGCGCTTGGGACCAGCCCACGACGTAAAATCAGACTCAGCGTAGTCAGTCCCGAAGCGTTCATTCATCGCCTGCAAATAGCGTGCTTGCGTATTTGCGAGCGTTTGATCGTAGTCGATCAACCAACGTGTCATGCGACCTCCTTAATCCTCAAATTCCAACGTCAGACGCATTCTCTTGCCAGTCTGTATAGCGTTATGAATATATTCCAACTCGCTTGACTGTACAAGCTCTAGCTTGATGTCCGCATGTACGATACTGCTTTCGCTGCGGATGCTACGCAGTGTACGAACGCCCTCTAGCTCAAAGTCAACGACGATTGAGTGGTAGTCAAGATTGGCGGCGACAGAACTGACAATGAGTGGATTACTTTTCCAGATCGTTTTCAGTTGCGTTTCGGGCTTGCTTGTAGTCACCCTTGGTGTCTCGCTTTCGGGTTTGGGTGTACTCCGTGTCATCTTCGGCCCCAGCCGCTTGCGCATTCGCTGCCTCCTCCTCATGGCGTGCTTCCGCTACCTCAGCGTCAACCGCGATAGGCGGCTCGGAACGGTATTGCGTAGCGCCTTCGTCAACGACGTTTTCGAGAGCAACAGGATCAACTGGTGCCTCGGTAAGCGGAACATCGTTCGCTGCTTCGTTCTCTGCCGCAGCTTCCGCTTCACGCGCCTTCATCGCCTCAACATAGGCCAGATCACGCTCAACATTGGCAATCTGTGGTCTAACACGATCATCACGCTCAATCGGAGTATCGTTTACCACAACTTCAGTATTCTCAGCCATTGTGTTTCCTTTCATTCACGCTCTCCCATGTAAAGTGTTCGAGAGAGACATGATAGTATTCGTTGTTGTCATTCGGGAATCGCCTGACTTCCGAATTGTCACAGATTTCAAGAACTCGTTCGAATGTCTCAAACGCTACCTGCTTATGACGTGAATCGTACAGGAAGAACCAGAGAGGGGTGTCATCGTTCCATTGGGCCAGATACGGCATGACCTTTGGCTTGAAGGATTTGATGACCTCCCCTCCCGTTCCTTTTGCATCTACGAGGAAGTGGGTTTTCCCTTCACATAAGAAGTCGGGAGTCGCACGTATAAAGGGACTGACTTTCGGCAACTTTTTGAATGGTGGCCGATTCAGCCCATATCGTACGAAGCTGATTCCCTTTGCGGTTGCCCACGCCTCGAATTGTGCCTCAGCTTGATCGCCCATCTTGGCGAGTCGTTGTGTAAAGTGTTGTTCTGAAAATGTCATTTCTTCGCGATGTCAGTGTCATTCTCACAGGAGCACACAGGGCAAATCCATTCTGCCCAAAACTCCCGCCGCTCGAAGCCAAACGGACCAATTTCCTCACTCATTGGAGGATACGGGACGATCTTGTTGAACGTCCAGAACGAACGCAACTCGATGACAGACGAACACGCTTCACAAGTTAGTTCAGCGGGAATCTCATATGGAATTTCACCCCTGTGAGTGATTTTGTAGTAATGCTCCTTGAGCGACATCGCTGTACCTCCTATTCGACTATCTCGTAGTTCCCATCGAAGATCGATTCTACTTCGGGCCAGTCGCGCTTGTCAATGTGCACGGTGCCTGCTTGGTAGTAACGGTCTCCCGCTGCGATCCACAATTCGATTCGGTGCTTGTCTTCTCCTCGCCAGACACGCGCCTTCAGGATAGACGACTTTACCTGATCGTAGGGTTCTTCGATGCCGCGTACGGCTCGGATTTCCTGCTTGGCGTCTCTTGTCGTCAAACCCTGCACTCGCTCGGCTGCTTCGATGAACTTCTCTTCCGCGTTCTCATCAGAGAGAATCGGAAGAAGATCGTACATGGTCGAAACAGGAGGAAGCAGGTTCATAGCGTCGTGCTTCTCAAGAATGGGGAGCGCTTCATCCGCAATCCGAATCAGATTGTGCGCTGTTCGGTAACTGAGACCAGGGATGTCGGCTGAATCCGCCCATGCGCGAAAGGTTGGATATCCCTTCGCCAGATAGAGCTTCTCAGCATTGAAGGTTGACAGTGCGCGAGCGAGTTTGAGGTAGTGGATTTCGATGGACTTCGTATGATCTATGATTTGTCCTTCAACCTCTTCGGCTCGGGCAACATCCTTATCCGTTACCGCTGAAAACGTATCTGCATAGCGCTGAATCTCGCCAGTACCAGGGTCTTTGATCCATTGATCTTTTCCTTCGAGTGTCATCAACGCCACCACATATCAGGACCGCCGCGCCACTCACGCGTAAAGCGTGCGGCAACAGGAAGCTGCTCCATCAAGCCAATAATCGGTGAACCATCAGGATCGTTGATGTAGCGTTGATAGTGATGAGGAAGCGCATTGAGACCGAAGTCAACAAGCGCACTATACCACTCATCAATGGTAAGGTTCGCTTCCTCAAGTTCTTCAATTGTCGTCACAAAAGGCATGTACAGCGATGAATGGTCACGTTCTCGATCAAAGTCGTAGATACTCACCATTGCTGCGTAATCGCCGCGTAGGGGAGCAAGCCCCATTACCTTGTAATACTGACCAGCTTCCCGCCACGCATCGTCAGTCGGACGAACGAATGCGTTATTCGTGTGCACTCCAAGATGTGTGTACGGATCGTCTTCAAAGATCAGTGTCGGCTCGTTACGAACAGTCAGCCAGACATCATCGCGTACACGATCAACCAGAGCGTTCACGGCAGCGCTTGGATCGACAGCCTCTTCCATTGCATTTGTGAAGTGTGCGTCCCATTTCAATTGCCCCGCCACGCGTGATCCGAACGCACTTGCATCACGCATCTTCGGATATCGCGCTACGCGAATTAGCATCTTGTTATCTGCGTTGCGGATGTTGAGCGGCGTGTTCGAGCAAAAGGAATGCATGACCTGTTGTCGTAGCTCATCACCAGTCCATGCGAGAAGAAGCGGCTTACCTAGTTCGGGTTGTGGCGGTTCTCGCCATGTGTCGTGTGCAGAAGCGATCTGCGGGACAACGGCGGCTGCTCCTGTCGCAAGTGCGCCTGTGAGGAATGTTCGTCTATCCATATCCCCTCCTAACGGAGATGGGGGAGCATATCGCTCCCCCTCCCCATTTATTTACGGCGTGGTGTCGTCTGCGGGACTGACATCCACGATCCCAAGAACATCGCTCGGCAGGTAGATCACATTGGCCGACGTAATCGCGCCGATGCGCTCATGCTCAAGCAGTTCAGGGTATTGCTGGTAGGTCGCACCAATCGTCGCATTCGCTTCAGCCTGCGCATTCGCAGAAGAGATGGTGTTCTGGTTGATTGCGTCCTGCTGTGCAATAGAGACTGCCGCCTGACCTTCCGCTGCGATCAGATCAGCCGCCGCTTGACCTTCTGCTTCGATGCGCTTGCGCTCAGCTTCCTGACGCGCCGTTTCCTGCTGCGCCTGAACCGCTGACGCTCGTGCAGCTTCCGCTGAAACCTGAGCGATTGCTTGCTCGTACTCGTCACTAAAGTTCGGTCGCTTGATCTGGAAGTTATCGATCACCACACCACGAGAGTAGAGATAATCGAAGGCTTCCTGCCAGATAGTCTGGCTGATGGAGTCAAGTTCGCCAGTATAGAGACGGTTCGCGGTGTACTTGTTCAGTTCGCCAGGGATCATACCGCGAATGTACGACTTGACGATAATCTCGTAGATGCGTTCGTCATTACGAGCACCGTTGCGGAACATTGTTGTAATCTGGTCGGTTGGCTCACCCTCACGCGTTCCGAGAAGGTGGTACTGAATAATCGCTGTCGCCGTAAAAGGCTGACCGTCTACCGAGTGTGTCGAAATCGCCCAATCCACGAAGTTCGCCTTGCTGTCGGTATCTTCTGGATTCTCGACAAGCTCAATCGTCTGAAGACGAGCATTGTAGCAATTGTAGTCGGTGATGAATGGTGTGTTCCAGTGACGGCCAGGTTCGGCAAGCTCGGTCACCTTACCACTCTTGGTGATGACGCAGATTTCACCAGCGCTCACCTTATGGTTTGATGCAAAGAGCGCCAGAATGCCGAAGAGGACGAGGACAACTCCTGCCACAAGACCAGCAATGGTTCCCGCACTGAGTTCTCCTGTATTATCACTATGGCGACTATACGACATTTTGTTTCCCTACCTCCTTAGTCTCGGCCAGCGACAAAGAGCGCCAGCAGAACTGCGACAATGAACGCGACGACGGCACCCGCCGTCTCCCAAAAGATCGTGTCGAATCCCTTGAAGGCCAGAACCAATCCAGCACCGAAGAACCCGAAGAATGTGATAAACGCAAGCGCGTACCACTTCAGACTCGTATCGGACAAGTCTTCCTCGACGTAGGTTTCAGCATTGTTGTATGCATTACCTACAGTGCTCGAACCACCCGCATAAAGTTCCTCCCCCTCGTCTCGGATGGTGTCGTAATATTCTCCGATCTGCTCCTGACGTTCCTCAACCCACTCGGAATCTCTCACGTCCTGAACGGAGTCTACCACATGTTCCCAAACGTTGTCAAGGTGCTCGGCAATCTGTTCCTTGCTGATTCGTGGTACTTGCGGCCCACTCTCTTCGACAACAGGATCAACAACACTAACCACACGATTCTGCTCGTCAAGGAAGACCGTTCCAAGTTCTTCCCCTGTCACTGGATCGGTGATCACCTGAGCGGTAACTGCACCAGTCTCCTCATTGACATCTGTGATGGTCAATGGTTCCGTAAATGATGCACCAGTGTTGGTCACCACCGTGGCTGCACCAACAGCAGAGCCACTCTCGTCATAAATCACTTCGTCTGTTACTGGCTCAGTTGTCGGGCCAGAGGACGACACATCTCGTTGCGTCACGCGCTACCTCCTGACTAATCTCGACTAAATCTTCATTGTAGTCATCGAATGCGTAGTTCTCGGTGTTGTACCCTCCTACTTCAGCGAATCGATTCCCCTCTCCATCAGAGGATAACACGACGATCATCTCTCCGTCAAGGTCTTTCAGGAGTGCCCTCAATTCCTCAACAGTCATCGTGTAACCCAATTTACCACATCGGGTTCTTGGATGTCAAGTTCATCGCCGTCGCAGTCGCAATCGTATTCGACGGCATCCAGATCAAACTCAGGAATCCATTCGGTCGTTCCTGACTTGTTGTCGTGGGTTTGGAGCCATTGCTTGATCGGAATGAAGATCGTCGGCTCTAGGCAATCTCCACAGACCGCTTGTGCGTACTCTTTCGTCATGCGGTCACCTTCTGTCGCTTCAAACTCATTTTCTCCTCTCCGAGAGATGGTGGCGGCTCATCGTCGCCAATCGGCGGGTTATCCCATTTCATACGCTCAGGATAGAAGAACATCGACATCTGCGCACCACTCGGTCCCTGACGGTTCTTTGCGATGATGATCTTGGCGTCGTCTTCCACGATATCGCCTAGATCGGTACGTCCATAGGATGCCTGCCCCTTGAGCGCCAGATAGTATTGCGGACGGTAGACGAAGATCACCACATGGGCGTCTTCTTCGATTCTACCAGTGTCCTTCAAGTCTGACAAGGTAGGGAGATTGTCTTCACGATGCTCGACATTGCGATTTAGCTGCGCAACTTCAATGGTTGCCATGCGCATGTCACGCGTGATCTTTGTAATTTCTTTGACAACATTCGCAACCTTGACGGTCTGGCTTTCGCCTTCGTTGTCGTGAATGATCGATATCTGATCGACGGTGAGAAGATCGATTGGCTCAACCGCATGCACGGCCTCTACGATACCATAAAGATGCTTACGTGACACAGAGTCATCGCCAATCTTGAACTTCCACTTGCGAATGATTTCCTCAGTCGAACGCACCTTCTCAAGCTGTTCCTGATCGAGTCGTCCATATTCGATATCGAGTGCGGGAATGCGTGTCATCGCTGACATCATTCTCAGCGCCAGCAAACGCGCATCCATTTCCAGCGACAGGTAGAAGACATTGTAGTTCTTCGAGACATGCTCGGAGATGTTCTGAGCAAGAGAAGACTTGCCCATACCTACTCGTCCTGCGAGAACCATGACGGCTCCATTTCGCAGTCCACCAGTTGCCTCGTCTAGTTTGTGAATTCCCGTAGAATAGCCGATGAGGTTAGAACCACCTTGAGCGGTGCGCTCTGCAACCTCCGCGAATGTCGTAGTGAACGCATCCTGTAAGGTAATAATCGGCATTATAACTCCCTGTACACTACTTCGTCAAGTCCGCGCTCGACCTTCTTGTTTGACTTGCCAAACTTGGCATTCTGGTAAAGGGCGTAGATGGTTCTGATCGGATTCTCACTGAGATGGGCTTTCCCACGCCAGAGCATCTTGGTTCGCTCTGGTCCGTAGCCTTCAACAATCTCGGAGACGGCCCAAATCTCGAACGGCGACAAGCCTCTCCCAAGGTCTCTCTCAATTTCATCAACGATCAACCGTTCCTCACCCTTGAGAATGGATGTGAGTCCACTCGATGACTTGACCTGACCGCGTTGTGTATCAGTCGCAATCCTGCGCAATTCTTTTTCAATTGTCGCGATCTTGGTCTGGTCAGTGTTATCGTAGGTGAATGGAATCGGCTTCGCATCTCGCCCTAACCAGAATGGGCTGACCTGAATATCGTACCGATTGGAACGTTTGGTCAGCACAATGAAGTGTTCGATAGTTGGTTGTGTTTTGCGATCAGGATGGTTATTCGCATTCGGATCGCTGAGCCACAACAAGGCTCGTGCGGTGGATTCTACACCAAGATCGGCGGTACGTGCAAGCTCGGTGATGGACAGGCCGACTTTCGTGGTTAGCTGTAGTCGGTGTCTATCCATCAACACGAGCAAGACGCGGAGCGCATCGGACGGCATGTACGGTAATGCATCAATCAATTCGGGACGTAACGACATACCGTCCGACACTGCTCACCTCCCTCTCAAGGCTAGAATGCTGCGCCCTCCAACTGCTTCAGCCATTGCGTGACCTGTGCGTTGTTGAGCTTCTGGTAGTCAACTCCGTAGGCGCTCTGTGACGCCTTGTTTGCCTCAGCGATGTTGGTGGCAATCCCGCGCTTCTTGAGCGCATCCGTCAGCTTGGCGCGATCATTTGGCGAAGCTGCCGATGTCGGCCCAGGCTGCGATGCAGCGTTACCGTCGTCATCCTCAGCCGCAAGCGACAGGATCGACAGGATACCATATCGACGGAAGTAGGTGATTGCTCCGCCCATCTTCTGCGGGTTGTTTGGTTCGGCGCACGGCACGAGCGAACGACTCGAAAATTGCTGGTTCGTCGGAATATGAATCAGTACGGTGTCAAGCACCTGATTTCCAAGCTCGTCAACTCCCAGCGGTTGCAGAATAAGAATGTCGTTGGCAAGAAGCGTATCAACGACCGTTTCCAGCACGCTCTGAAGTGTTGCGTACTTGGTCCCCTTGAATGCACCATTCGCTGCATCTTTGCGGACTGGCCCCATCTGTCTCAACGCATTGGCAAGCGCTTGCGGAAGTCCTGATGCCTTCTGCGGTTCGGGCGCAACAACAGGCACCTGCTCCGCTTCAAGATTCTCAGTCACATCCGTCTCCGCTGCCTTAGCGATTCCTCTCGGCATACTTGTTAGCCTCCTAACTCTAGAAACATTTCACTTATTCAGTGCACCCCACATGGAGACTGAAGCATGCGTCCAGTTTCTAGGTAGAGAAGAAAGAATACTAGTATTCTTTCTTCTCTACCTAGAAACAGACACCCTGCATACTATCATATGCGGACGCTTGCAAATTGGCGACATTCCTCTCAGAACGTTGTGGCGTGCACTGATTTCGTTTGAAAACGTCTAGCACTTATGGCTATCTCGTTACCGATAATGTCCCGTATGAATTTATTCGTTTTTTAGAGGAATATTTTCGTTTACGGGAGAGCGAGTGCCAGACCAGTCTTCGCACGGTAGCGTTCCAGTTTCTTCTGCTCGGCCTTGGTGATGCTGATACCAGCGTCACGCCGCTGCCAGATGTCGATGAAGAAGTCAACTGCTTCACGCTTGTCCTCTGGCAGATCAGCGAGTGCCGTCTGTAGCATGTCCATGTCAAGCACTTGCTCGAAGTCCTTGCCAGCGCTCGGATCAGCGATGTCGAAGATCGGTGAGTCCTCGATTGCCGATAGCTGTTCGATGGAGTCCACTCTCGCCTTCGGCTTCTCTGGATTTTCGCCGTACTTCTTTCGCCACATTTGCGTCCGCGCCTGCTGAATCGCTCGGACAAGCAGACCAGCATCGTCCTTGAAGAACTCCTCGATGCTCATACCCTTTTCCCAAATCTTGCCTTGTTTCTCAAGGGTTTTCTTGGCGCTGAGAATACCCTCCTGAATGTAGTCCTTGCGCTCGTCATCCATCGTTTCTTCACTCGGCACCGATGCATTGATCAGGTTGACAAATTTGTTGTTCACGCCTCTCCCTCCGTACTGTCGATAATAACGCCAGTGCTTTTCAGCGGCTCGTCTTCCGAATAATTCTCGAAATCCAGTCTTGTATTGCCGCGCCAGACACTCACCTCTGGAAAGAGGTCCGCAATCGATACGAGCGTCAGGAAGGCTTGGTCGCGATCCAGCCAGACCGCGACCTCATCCTTTCCTTCGTATTCCGTGTTGCTCTCGAACGTCAGTGCTCGCTCGATGTTGAGGATGTCTGTTCGGACGAAGAGGCTGACTTTCGGCTTAGAATCCATGTTCGCTGTTCCTCCCAAATGGCTTGAGGGGTCTCACGCTTCTCGAAGAACCCCCTGATGTACTGTCCATCGGACACAATATATCCGTCCCACCCTGACTTGTCAAGGTGACATCGGGCGTACAGATAATACCGTACGCCCTCATGCTCGAATGGTGTGTAGGCGCTACTTGAGGACACCCAACCGCTCCCTGATCTGATCGAAGCGCTCATAGTACAGATACCGTCCATTCTCCACGTAGGTGACGAAGCGTGGATTGTCCTGACGACCAGCCTTTGACCACTTGCTCTTGTCGCCAACAGGACGCTTTGCCACGTCGCGGTGCACACCGTCAACCACGACATGTGACACCTTGTAGGCGAAACGCAATGTATCACGATTGACCTTCTGAAGCAAGCCGCCTCCCGAACCAACGGCCAGATTCTCAGGAGCGAAGCCATGATCAACCACGGTTCGGAACAATTCAGGAATGGTGTAGAGGTCCATGCCGTCTCCTTGAATCAATCCGATGTGTGGATCGAGAACCCGAAGTCCCTTGCTGTTGACCGTGCCTCCATAGGCATCCCATAGAATGTCCAGTGAACGCAACACCACATCCTCGGGATCACCGCTGTCGGGACGGATCACGACCTTCCCATCGCGACTGAGTACGATGTCTTTCAGCGCATCACACCATTCGTCCATAAGTGTGTCCCAATAGTTATAGGTGTCGCTAACACAGGCAATAACGCCAGTGGGATAGGTGTTGAGAATCTGATCGAATGCGTCACCTTCGTAGTCATGCGCCAAAACAACTGAATGCTCCAAGGCAGGAATCGAGAATCCCGTAACTCCGCCAGCATACCAGCTACGAGCGAAGTCCACACCAGCCAGCGTATCCGATCCTCGGAAGGACAACAGGTGAGCCGCTCCGCCCAATTCAGCTTGCTCTTCAGTGGCACAACCTCGGTATCCGAAATCGTGTACCGCAAAGTCCAGTGCGGATGGGTTGTCGGAATAGGTATCGAACAATGACTGAAGCTGTTGTCGAATTGCGTACGACTGCGAAGCAATCGTGATCGGATACCAGAGTTTCATCATCACCGTTTCTACCCATCCTGGCAGGAAGGCGAAGCGTGGATCGGTGTTCTCAATGGTCATGAGTGGTTCACCGATCTTTGCAACAGTACCTTCGGGGAGCGCACACACACGAAGCGGCAGGAAGCCGTGGAAGTCATCAACGATTGTGTACCAAGGAGCGGGATCGAAGACCTCGCGTCCGAAGTGCTGCGCGTAGAACTCGACCGCTTCATCGACTTCGTGACGCTTGATCTGCATGCCGCTCAGGAAGCGGAGTGCGTAGTATTGCAGACCGAAGAAGACGATTTCCTTGAAGGCGGCTCCTTGTCGCGCCTCCATGTAGCTGTGCGCATATTCCAGCTTCTCGGGATATAGTGCTGGATGACTGACCTTGTATGAATCTGTTCGCAACAGTGCATTGAGCATTAGCTCTTCACCCCCTTCACGAAGTCAAACCCGAACTGCATCACGCGATCAACGTCATCATCGTGGTAGATGTCGTCGGTGTTGATCATGACACCATCCTCGAAGACACGGCTTGAGTAGCCTTCGTGTCCGTCCTTGAAGCGCGTCACTCGCGCCTCGATCAGAAACTCGCGCCCATCCTTGCGCACGACCTTCATCTGCTCCGTCATCAACTGCATTCTATTCTCCTCTCGAATAGCGACCTAGATCGCTGACCAGTTCAGGGAGACTCATATCCCTGACCGTGTACCCCTTGCTACCATACATCGACTTTCGCGGATTGTCAAGGGTTGCGTTTTGCTTGCCGAACTTGACGGCTTTCTCCAATTGTTCCAGACGATCTATGTCCGCGTCAAGCTCCTTGATTGACGTGTAGTTGCGAGAGTCACTCATTTTTCGTTCCAGTGATTTGATCTGAGAATACTTCGATGCGGTTTCTCCCCATCCAAGCGCCTTGCGTTCGTACTCTCCTATCGCTCGGGCAATAAGGTCAATTCTGCCCATGAGTTCAGCACCACTCGGACTGAGTTTCTCATGAACGGTCAACTCGTCATGAAGTTTGATCAAGTCCTGTCGCAATTGCTTGAGGTGGTCGATCTTGTCGTCAGTGTCTTTCATTTTCATGACAGACTTGATACGAGCGTCAATGCTGTCAAACGCAATGTCGGCGTTCAGCGAGAGTTTCTTTGGTGTCGCAACTGTCACTGTTGGCTTGATTGGATCAAGTACCGTACCGTTCTTGATCTTCTCGGCCAGTTTATATACTGCCTCATCCGTCGTACAGGCGTCAAGGTGATGACTGAAGACACGTTTGAGGTTACCGTCCTTGTCAATGAAATCGTACATGTTCTGGTAGCTGCCAGTCTCAAGCGCGAATTGCCGCTCCCAACGAATCATCATGGCAATGCTCAACGTCAGCGGATCGTCGGGAACTGAAATTGCTTTTGGCGTTGTCTTGGTGCTTACGAACTTCTTCGGTTCTGAAGTCTCGTCAACAGCGTGTGTGAACAGGAAGAATGCAGGTGCGACGAGCAGAATACCCAAGAACGGCATTCCGATCATGTACATCGCCACCATCATCGTCGCAGCGAAGAAGAGGTTACCGATCACTGTACCAGCCTCCTTGCGGTTCTAGCTCCCGCACTGGCTCGGGAAGCCGCTTCTTGGTGAGCCGAATGCTTCTCGGCGTCCACTCTACAAATGTGAGATAGCCCTCACGTTCCAGCATTCTAACATGGTCTACGCCAGATTTCAAGGACGCATATCCTCGACCTTTCTGAATCTCTCGATAGGATGGTGACTTGCCATGATAGGCGATGTATTGTGCGATCCATTTGTAGGTCTCACGGACTGGATCGCTGAGTCCGTCAGCACCGATGGGATGCCAGCCGCGCTTTTTCACAGGATCAGCTTCCCATCGGTCAGGGCAGACCACGCCACATCATAGTCAAGCCCACGCATCCGACCTTGCTCGTCACGGTACTCGAAGTACCCATTCGGAGGAAGCTCGACGGTCTGCGGCTTGCCGAAGTGCGCCACGAAGGTGCATTCCTCTCCATCATACCAGAAGCGTTCTCCGTAGTACAGGTTGAGAATCTTGATGAAGTCCGTCGCTTCCCGCATCGGCATCACATCTTCAATGACATTGAGCGCGGCCAGATGCAGGAGAAAGCTCTGCATCGAAACGAAGGCAGGGATGCGGAAACGGTGTCCCAACACCTGTAACTTCTTTTCAAGGTTCTCGTCGTCATCGACGGTTTTCAGGAGCGTAATCAGACGATCAAGTTCAGTCATGGATGCTCACCAACCTCCCATCGAATCCTCGGAAGACAGACAGTTCATGCGAAATGGTATATGCCTCCGCCTCCCAAAGCTGCTCAAAGTAGCGCACAACCTGAAGCGAGACGTGGTTTTCGTAGTGGCGAGACTGTATATAAACTAGATTGGCGTCAAGACGGCCAAGCCAGTTCTCTCCTCGTTCGCGGTCAGCTTTCGTGAGCGGCAGTCCGAGAACGATTCCAAACTCGGGAACGGCGACATAGTATCCGCGCTGCGGGGAATGCGTGATCCCCCGCATGCGGTCAATTGTACATTGGCTTTCGATCAGCACGTCAAGCTGATCACCACGGTCACTGATTTCCAGCACGTTTTGCCTCCTTGAGCATGGTGATGCCCTGCTCGAATCGAACGATTTGCTTCTTGCACTGCGCGATTGCCTGCTCTCGGGTCAGAGACGGCATCTCGTGCCCTTTGATCACGACAGGCTCAGGTTCCAGACCAGCCTCGTATTTTGCCAGCCAGAATTGAGCGGTCTCGATATTCCACTCAAGCTGAGCGATGTCGCGATCAATCGGGTTACGGATGGTTCTCACCAGCGGCTTCTGCGAGCGCCCTTTCTTGCCTTTGGACAATAGCTTTCCCCATATGCTTGCAGAACGTGTGCCGTACCTGATGATCCATGCACGTACAGGTTACAGGAACGGCCTTCTCGAACTCTACAATGTAGCGCACATTCTCGTGCGTCTCGGACTTGACGATTTCCACGTCGCGCTTTGGCTTCTCAGGACTGACTTGCTCGAATCCCAACCGCTCGGCAAATGCCTGCGCATGCTGAAGCTCCTCAAAGATCAGCGAGACCGTATCCTCGGGCGAATCCGCCTGCCTGATTGCAGCGAAGAGCGAGCGCTTCAGCCCATCCTCCTCCGCGCTCAGGTACGACCGCGCAAGCTCGTCTCCTGTCAACTCAACATGGTAGAAGGTCTTCTTCTGTTCGACAATTTTCACTTGTAGTCCTCCTTTGCCTTGTACACCATCTTGATGTACGATGCTCGCTTCCAGTTATCAGTGAACTCCTCACTGTCTGGTGCCAGTGTAATCGCTTTGAGCGTCGTTGTCAAGTGCTCAACCACATCTACGAAGTCAGCGGAGTACATGTGTCGAAAGTCATGCAGCAGTGAGTAGGTGTTACCGAGACCAGCGACATAATGTGAGTACCCCGCATCAGGGTTGATCGTGAAGTGACCGATCAGGAGTGACTTGATCGCATGACAAGCTGTCTTGCCATTTGATTCCTCCTGCGCCTTCTGCGTGAAGTACTCTGCCTGACGAATGCAGGCATCCCTCAGCATGTTCGGACGCTGGTAGGTGAAGGCATGTTCGCGCAAGAAGCGAAAGCCCCAATCACCCACCGAACGATCAATCCCTGTGAATGGAAAGATACGGTGTGCAGCAACAACCTCCCAGCTATTGATGTCCGAATGCCAGAGCTTGCTGACGAAGGTAGAGAACTCGAAGAGCGTTTTCTCGATCTTTCGTGTCCCATAACCGACTTCGGTACTTCTGCGCATCGTGTCCTTCTGGTAGTTGATAGGATCAAGACGCTGTTCCAGTGTCACCGTGTACAGACCACGAATGTCGTAATCCGAGTCATGCGTCTCGTAGCCCCATAGGGCGCTCCCGACTGGCTTTTCAATCTCAAGCATTACGCACCTCCAAAGGCTGCGATTTCCCACTCACGCGTCATCTTCTTGATCGCCTTGTCCTTCTCAGGATTGAAGGACACATACATAGTGGCAAAGGATTTGTATTCCTGCTTTGCTGCCTGCTTGCGCGTCGTAGTAAAGTCATTGTCCAGCATCCAGAGCCATTGCTCGAAGAGCCTGCGATACTCCTCCACGAACTCAGTGTACGACATTTGTTCAATCTTGTCAATGAGCAACATCGATCCCTCCCTAGACCTCAGACCGATACACTTGTTCATTTTCACCGTTGTCGTTTACCTGATAGGCGGCATACGCTTTTGCGTCGTAGTGGCCCATTGAACGAGCGTTCTCGGCCAACGTGTCAACCGTGTCTTCCATTTCCTGCCAGTCTGTCGCGGTGGTAACGAAAATATCATCATCGTAGTCGTCCACCTTGCAGATAATGTAGCAAGGTTTCTCGACTTCTTCAATGATTGGTTTTGGTTCAGGCACCTTGTACATTTGCAGCTTGCTTGCCATGTCGTTGATTGATTGTGCAAGCGCTCGCATGTCACGAATCAATGAAACACGATCAGGTGCCAGCAGAGTATACACCAGATTGCCGCGATCTTCAAGGGTAAAGTGATGATCGTCTACCGATGTCGCGGCAATGATGGTATCGTTCTTGTCAATGGGCTGTGCGGTAAAGATCACGCCGCGCACGTCTGTCTGTTGAATTGGCATGCTTTCCTCCCTAGACGCAGATTGCATCTAGCTTGCGCGATTCCTTGCGGATGTTGCGCTCGATCTTGCAGATTTCGTTCTTGACACGCTCGTAATCCCACGAACCTTCCTCGAAATGTTGGAGCGATCCGTAAAGCTGTGTGACCTTCTGCTCCATCTTGCCAATCTCGTGCTCGATCCGATCAATCGCGTGATCGTTCATTGGCCGCTTGCGACCGTTCATGTTTCGTCCTTTCCGTCGTGCTTGGGTTAGTCCCACTGACTAACCGATGGTCCCATACTACCATATGCGCTAACTACCTGTCAAGCGACATAATCAGTCCATGCGCTAACGCCGTCTTACGGCCTCGTCGCGAATCTCAGTCAGTTGCTTGGCGGCGTCCAGCAGCACGGACCAGTCAGGATCGTCATCGTTTGCTACGTAAGTAAGCGATTCAATCACCTCTTTCAACTTGTTTGTCTGTCGTGCTTTTTCGCGCCGAACTCCTTCCTCACGAGCAACGAACATTACCCGCGAAAGTTTGGCGAAAAACTCCTCAGCCTCGTCAAGAGTCAGATTGACAATCGCGCCTTTCTCGAAAGCAGCAGTCGGACGCACGATCACGTACACTCCTGGTACACTATTCACGGATGAAAATCCAACACCCGCTTCCTTTGCGTCATCGAGTGGTCGCTGTGTTCCGCGAACCGTCATAACTCGACCAGTCAGAATCTCTTTGTCGCTCATCGATACAGTCATGTTTTCTCCTTTATCCGTAGACGATTTCACCGAAGATCGCCATTTGCACGATGCCGTCTGCATCGATAGCGTCGTAGTTATCATAGACGCCCTGCGGTGTCTTGTCAACATGCTCGCACCACAACCTGAAACCAGTAAGCCACTTATCTAAAGTAAGCTCGTATGGTACGTAGGTTTCAGGATCGTTGGTTTCAAGGTCGTCCACGTAGAGAACGATCACCTTTCCGTAGCTCAGGTTGTCTGCGAGATAGCGCGTGCCCTCCTGACGCTCGCCCTTGATGTCCCAATCGTCACACCAGTAGCTAATGCCGTGGTCAAGCGCGTCTCCGAACATGTGCTCAACCCACACACGCGGAATCTTGGTGGGAATCACGACCTCGCCCACAATGTCATTCAAATCAGGACGGTTGATGTACTCGAAAAATCCGTCGCTCATCTAGTCCTCCCACGGTTCTGAATCGACCACCCGCGCATCGTCGGTCTTGGTCATGCTATCTCCAATGTACAGTTCATCGGACTTGAAGTAGCTACCTTGGAAACGGCGAACGTATTCACCCATCCAGTATCGCTCGACACGCTCGATAAAGTCCTCCCGCGACGTGACCTGATGCAGTAGCAGCGTTGTTGGCACTTCTACAGTATACGCGGTCTTGCCGTCGAAGTCAAGCCCCTCGATGCTGTCTGCCAGCGCCTCGGCCCGTTGTCGAATGCCCATACGTTCCTCCTAACTGAAGACGAGTGCCGCCACGATAACGCACACTCCTACCAATGCGATGCGTGTACTCAGCGTGTTCACGCCGCTGTCAGGACGCCACGTCCCGACAAGCAGAATCGTTGACACAAGAATCGTACCATAGAACCATCCCATTGTCAACTCCTACCGCAAGATGTCATGCGGCCTCCCGTTTCGCGTAGTAGTCCGCACTCGCCTCGGCCTCACTCTTGCAGTACTTGATATCACCGATGAACCCCCAGCAAGAATCAAGGTTTTTCCCCTCGACCATTTCGCCGTCCTCATCGTACTCAACCTCGCTGATCGTGTAGCCGTAAACCTCTCCCTGAAGGTAGCTGCTGTACTCCTCAACAGACGCGTCAAGGTATTCTTCCAGCTTGATCCTTCGCGCCTTGGTCAGATTCTTCCATTCAGGATGCTCAGCCTGCCACTCTTCTCGCGTGATGTAGGCGATACCGCAGAAGCCGCTATCCCACTCGGCATGCTGTGCACGGCCTCGGAAGCTGCGCGTACTCATGGCCTGAACGCTGTGGTCGTAGAAGTAGAGCGGAAGTACGACATTCTGCTTGCACTTCAGAATCTCCTGAATGCCTTCTGGATCAATCTCCTCGTCACCGAGAGTGTAGCGCCGATGCGGGTAGACGGCCAGCGTACCGAACCGATCCTGATATTCGCGATCACGCGGGTTGAGCGGATCGTTGTCGTAGAAGATCGTGATAAGGAACCCGTTGTGCTCGTACTCCTCGGCAATGTTTTCACGGTAGCTCATGGGTGCGTTACTCCTTTTCTGAAAAATATCGCTTCAGGTCTGCGGTGAGGGAATTGAGAACGTTCGCAATCTCCTCCTCTGTCTTTTCTACAGCATACTCGACGGCTTGCTCGCTGTCAAGTCCTGTTTCCTGCAAGAGTCGAACGTTGTGTTTCGTCATGGTCGAAATGAGTGATTTCCAGCGTGCCGTCGTTTCGTTGTCTCGCAGCACTGTATAGAGCGTAACATCACTCGGCGGCATTGTCAACCTTCTTGATGATGCGCTGCTCGACATCGTAATTGTACAACGCTCGCACCGCTTCCTTCAAGTCCTCGTAGTCACCGATGCGAATGCAGTTTTCGTGCTCGTTCAGGAAGTAGTAGGCGCTGTGGCGAAACCCACATGGGTTACTGACTGCCCCGATTCGCCGCCTGTGAGCGCCTTCCAGAATAATTTCCATGCTGTGTTGCTCCTCAGTACGTGAGAACGATTCCATCATCCACCCCCGCGATGACCAGTTGCTTCATCGAGTCGTTGCAGTAGACGCGATGGTAGTCACGAACGCACTCTTCACGCTCCTTGAGCGAGTAGAGCGCCCTCGTCCAGTAGTGTCCTTCCGAGAAGTCGAACAACGTTGCCACAAACTCTGGTGCCGCTCCGTTGTGTCCCTCGATGCTGTCAGTATACGCATCTTCCAGCCACGAGTCAATCAATTCCTCGCCGCGCATCTTCGCCTCCGCTTTACTCTCGAATCCTGCCGCTGAATGGGTAATCTCGACGCCACCCCACGGACGAATCATGTAGGCATACGTCTTGGTATGCACATCGAAACGCGTGATAATCTGATACCCGCTGCTCATTGTTATCCTTTCCTCCTGTTGGCTTATCCTCGTTGGTGCGTTGGATTGCTAGGCCCAACGCACGGACGAAGATACGTCCATTGCCTGTTTTCAGGCTAACGCATGGTAGCTCCCTTTCACGTCAATCGAACATTCCACCCACACGAACGGTATTCATTGTTCTCTCAGTCCAGCAGTGGTCGCTGACTCGGGCGGAGAACGCGCTCCCATGTTCCCTCCTTACTCGTCTCCGATAACCTCGTAGTCCTCCGTGAAGAGCACTTGATCGGCATGTGACCAGATGACGAACTCGACAATCTCCTCATTATTATATGGGCCGATGTCGCTTTCGTCAAGCGCCTCCTGCACAAGCTGAATCGCTTTCAGCGGGTCAGGCTCGGTCACGAGAAATTGTACCGTTACCTTGCGTCCGACTGGCATATACCCCTCCTACAGTCCTTCGTGCCATTCCATGTCATTCCAACCGCGAACCTCTCCGCGATTGCCAGATGCTATCACATAATCCAGCAGACTGACAACCTCATCGACATCGCGCTCCTCGTACACGCCCTCCTTGACAAGCTCGCGCAAGTCCTGAACCTCGCGAGTCAACTCCTGCACCGTCGCGTCACTAATTGCGCCAGTGCTTGCGAGAACGTAGACGGCACTCCCGCCGCCGCCGTGCCAGATTGCTGCTAGCTCTCTGGCATCCTCATCATACAGTACCTTGCTGCCCATGTCAACCTCCTAGAGTCCGATTGCCAGATTGATCGCTCGGACCATCGCAAACCAGACCAACTCGACCTCATGCATCGAAACTCCACGCATGTCGCGAATCTTCTTCTTTTCGTCCGCGACCGAAAGATCGATATTGATGACGTTCAGGTAGTCACCGCGCTTGCAGTAACGTTGGCGAACGCTCGCAAGTCTCGCAAGCTCGTCATACTTTCCTGACGCGCCGTATCCATCAACGATCATGCGAACCTCCTATAGAAGATACCAGTCAAGTCGCCCATTGTCAACTCGACGGCCTCAACCAGTTGCGCTTTCAGCGCCTCCTCAACCTCGTCAAGATCGCGCCCGACCTCATCCTCGTCGGTCTTGTCTGGCGTCCCACGCTGCCGCAGGAACAACTCAGCCTCGAAGAGCATTTCCTCTTTCAGTTGCGAGATAATCCAATCAGGAATCATGTTAGTCCTCCGCAGGGATCGTATCCCCGTATTCGTTGATGACCTTCTCGTACTCATCACCGATCAGCACATTGTCGATGTACGGATCGGCTTCCAGACTCTCGGCGTAATGATGCGCCTGATGGGTAGCGTCTGTCAAGTCCTTCGCCTCGACCGTCACCCACAACTGAAACACGTACTGTGGCATGCTGTCCTCCTGTCTGCTAACCTGCCTCTACTCTAGCAGGTTACTCCTCGCCTGTCAAGTAGTCGCCAGTGAAGTCAACCACGATCCTCGCGACTTGCGTACCCAGCGCATTCGTCTCGTATTCGAGAAACACTGGATACACCCCATCGCCTCCGAACCCTGAGACAACGATTGCCGTGTTGTTCCCATCGAACGGCTCGATGAAGTCGCCCTTGTGGTTGACTCCATCCCATGCATGCAAGACTCCATCGTAGGTAATCCCGCGCTCCGCTGGTGTGACATCGCCAAACCTGTTGTATGGGAGCGTGTAGCACGGATCACCAACCATGATCTGTCCCGAGTCCACGCCCACATACCCGATATGCTTCCGCATGTTAGTCCTCCACCAATCGTGTTACGAAGAAACCGTTGTCGTCGTACAGATTTTCGTCCTCTCCCTCGATTTCGTCTCCCATCTGCGCGGAGTAGCCCTTCATGGTTTCGTTGATCTGCGCCTCCAACGCCCACAAGTTTGCCGCCGCATCCTCTGGCGTTTCCGCCTCGGTCGTCACGAAGATACATCCTGTGAATCGCATTGTCAACCCCTCTAGATGCTCAATCGCATCTGTGATAGTCCCAGCACGTCCAGCAACCAATCAGCCGCCGCATCGATGCGCTTCTCCACATCCAGCGGGTAAACAGGATTCATCCGCCGATCACGGCATGCATTGTGGTGAGCGATGTAGCCCATCGAACGCTTCACGCAAGCGAGTGAGAACTCCTGTCCCACGATAGCCGCAACCGACTCGGCCACGACTTCCATCATCAGCCCTTTTTTCTTTTCCTTCCCTCGCGGCCAGTTCTTACCAACCGTCTCGTACTCGAATGCGTGCACGGCCTCGTGCACCAGCGTCAGGAACTCGGAATTAGCGTGCTTGTTCGGCCTGATGAAAATGACCTTTGTATTCGGATTGCACCACCCGAGTGATGTTTTCCGTCCGCAGTCCTTCTCTTTCTGGATCGTCCATCCGCGCTTTTCCAGCACGTCAGCGAGTTTCCGCGTGGCCGCAAGAACCGCTCGACTGGCTCCGACCACTGGCTCGTAATCCCAATTGTAGCGGTAGTGCACGCGACGTGTCTCAACCTCCACGCGTGCCTGCTGATCGAGTGTGTGCAACAGCGTCTTGTAGGTCATGATGCTTCCTCCATCGCTTCTCGAATCTGTTGCCAGTCTAGCAGGGAGTCAACTGCCTGTCAACTCCCTGCTGTTGCCTTCGCTACAGTGTGATCGTTTCCCGCTTCGCCAGATCGTAGATCGCGATTTCGCCGCGCTCACGTCCCGCGAGAAGCGCCTTGACGCGTCCCTTCGGCGTGTTCGGGAAGATCGTGACCGCATCTACATAGAGCGTATCACCATCGATCCAGCCGCCGAACCATTCAATGTTGCTCGGCTTCGGTGTCATCCAGACCGCCACCAGCGCAATCGCGTCGTCAATTTGCGTGTCTCGTGAGATTTTGAGCGTCGGCGTGTTGAATGCGCTCCCAACCGCGAACCCCTCATCGGGAGCGTCCGCACCATACTGTCCAACCGTAGCGCCACCCGTTGCAAGCGTTCGCTCAACCAGCTTGGTTGCCGCTTGGATCGTCTGCTCGTAGGGGATGATCGACGTATTCACTTTGCTTTCTCCTCACTCTTGGCCGCTCATTGCCGCCACTGGAATGACTATAGCAGGTTGTCTGTTGCTTGTCAAGCCCTACGCATCAGGATCGTATGGGCCATACTCCATGAAGTCGAAATAGGCTTCGATCAGCGCTGCCGCCGACTCTCGATATGCTCGCGGTTCATCGTCGCAGATTGTGGCGTTTGCGGCCTCTCGCATGTGCTGATACAGACGCGTCCCGAGTGCGTCACCCGTAGTCTCGATCAGCTTGTGTGCGGCCTCGTAACGATCCGCGTAGTGCGCATCCTCTGGTAGCGTGAGATACACTTGGAAGTAGAGCGCGAACTCTTTGAGCGGGAGCCGCGTGCTGTACCACGCTCCATCAACGCCAACCACTTCCACGAAACCGTCCTCGGAAATGCGGTATTCCTCGCGCTTGCTCATCGGTTCCTCCAAATGGGCGAGACATAACTGCCTCGACGTGTCAGGCTGTACACAATCGCCAGCCAGTCCCTACTGTACACCGCGATCAGCTTGCCGTCAAGCCAGACGCCGTAGTGCATGCTACCAACCACCGATGTCGTCCAGCCAAAGCTCGAAGTCCAGTTCATCGTCTGTCCAGCAGACTAGCACATCGCCGTTCCGCATGTCAAGCATGGCGTCCAGCATGTCGTAGTACCAGTCAACGATCCAGCCGTGTCTATTGAGAATGACCCACCACATTGTTTTGCTCCTTCAGTTTCGCGTAGAAGCGAGTCGCGTCAATCGCGTCCTTCAGCTTGTGCGCCTTGCGTAGCTCCGTGTCCGCGTCCTCGAAGTCGTGCAGATGTCCGAGTCGAATGATCGTATCGGGACCGTCCACGTAGAGCGTCACTTGATAGCAGCGCCCCATCGGAATGTAGGCGATTTCTCCAATCGCCCGATTGCCGTCCTTGACCACGTACACGCTTGGTTTCACTTCACCCCTCCACGACCATCGTACTCGATGATCTGCGGCTTGTCAAGCCCCTTGTTGCTGATGTAGTGCTTGATACCAGCCTGCACCAGCCGATACGCCTTGATCGCGCTCTTGCGTGCCTCTTCCAGCGGCTCACCGAGACTGACCAGCAGATCGTCGCTCTCGTTGTCCGTGCATGCGCACCAGACGATCCACTTTGTCGGATCGCTTTTCGACTTGCGTGCCTTGCCGACACGCTCAGCGCCGACGTAAAAGACCACGATTTCCTGAATCTCCTGCTCGTTCATGCCCTGTCCTTTCTGATTGACCAGCCCTCAGTGGTGCGGTACCACCCTCCTCGATGATAGCAGCTTAGTTGCTCTCTGTCAAGTGTTCGCATATCCCTCCGTTTCGTCGCTTGCTGTCGTTACAGTTTGCGCACAAGATTTGTAGCGTGTCAGGAAAGTCGTTTTTGATGATCCAGCGATATGTCTCACTCCCCGATGCTGACCGACGCTTTCCGTTGCTGATTTGCGCACGATGTTCATTACCGCCGCCCTCAATATGGTCGATGTGTAACATAGTCATCCGATGCTCACCACAACACGCACATTTATTTCCATAATGCTCGAATACTGTTGTCCGTAACTTTTCTCGATACCTCTTGTTTGCGTCCAGCTTATCAGCCGCATTGACAATCACTAAACAAGCCTGACACAACGATCCCTGTCTGTCAAGCGTCTTGCCACATTTCCCGCACAAGCCCTCCGCTCGTCGCTTGTGGTACGTCTGTCGTTGCCATGTCGCGCTGTACGTGTCAGATTTTATTTCTCTGCTCATGTGTGCCTCCCGTACTGTAGAGACTACCCTATGCAGCCTCTACAGTACAGTAGCACCGACTACCGAATTAGTTTCCGTCCGTTCGGACGAACTCAGGACGGTTGAATGGTTGTCAAGTAGTCTTAGCGACACGTCCCATCTTCGTAGACCACGTACCCCGCTCGCTTCATTTTCGTAAAGTAGGTGCCGCTGAACGGGTAGACTCCATTCCTCGTGAGCGTCCGCTGATAGCCTGCACACGCTCCCGACCGTCGTACATACGTGCCGCGCTTGCTTCCCTCATCGCAGCCAGTCGCGTGCACAATCTGCGAATCCCTTACGCTCGTCTGTCCGTACCACCGCGCCCACATCAGGCACTCGCTCGACGCCGACGCGCTTCCACCATACCCGACGAACAGACTTGCCACGATTGCAATGATAACCACAAACCGCATTACCGCGCTACCTCCTGCTGAATCCGTCGTGCCTTGTCCTCATTCCACACGATGCCGTGCCGAATCTGCTTGTTGCGCTTGTCTAGCTTGCGCTGCTCCTCCCGCTCACGCTCGATCCGTCGCCGTTCCGACTGCCGCTGCTGTCGTGCTCCCATGATACTTGCTCCTCTCGATCCTGTCAAGTAGCGTCTGCTACGTGGTGGCGAAAAACTTCTCGACCAGTGCTTCCAGATCGTCCCGCACGCTTACCAGCGTGCTGATGTATGCCTGTCGTGCGCTGTCGTTATCCTCCTCCTCTACGCCGTCCGTAACCAGTGAGTCAAGACGATCTTTGATCGTGATGATGTCCCTGACTTCCTCAGTACTCACGGATGCCCGAACAGTCTTGATCGCCACCGCTCCGAGTGAGTCCTCGACTTCGTATTCCGCCTCTCTCACGGCTTGCTTTGCGGCATCCTCCTTGTCTGTCGCCCAAACCGTGTGCAAGCTGTCTTGTCGTACTGTAACCTTGAACCACTCCATCTGTCAAGCCTCCTCAGTAGCCGTAGCTACACATCGAACTTACGGTCGAATCGATCAGCGGCCTCGGCCTCGTACAGTTCATCTTGGAAACTCTCGTCAATGTCAAGCACGTCTGCCTCGTAGTGCTTGCTTGCCGCGTCCGAGAGTGTGCGAAGAAAACTTTGCACTGCCTCCTCGACGGTTTCCGCCACTACATCGAAGTTGACGTAATATCGGTTCATGTCGTTACTCCTTCTCGACCAGACCGTAGCCGTGGATATCCGCGAGTGCCAGCAGAAGCGCAAGCGCCTCAGTTGACTTCAGGTGAATGCCTGTCTGATAATCGTACTGGCTCAGGCCAGTGTTGTCAAGATCATACCCGCCGCGAGTCGATGTCAACTCAATCGGGCTATCGTGGATCACCACCCGCACGTCGCCGTCGTCGCTCGTCCATTTCGTGTACGGCTTGCTCATGTTCAGTCCTCCACTCCATCGAACATGCTGCTAGGATAGCACACTCGGCATCCTTCGTCAAGCCACTCCTCATAGTATTCCAGCGGCTCGTCGCATTCGCTACATGTCGGCCAGTTCTCGATGATCGCTTGCCGTGCATACTCGTAGGCCAGTTGTTGCGCGTCACTGATCCATCGGTCAATGTCGCCGTAGCTTTGCCCATCCTCGCACAACTCATTCATCAGAACCGCGTGCTTGATGTTCTCGGCCAGCCAGCCAGTCAGCGCCAGCGTTTCGTAATCGGAGTCAGGAAGTACCATGTCCGCGATTTCGTCAGGACCGTTGAGACCGTTCACCGCCGCGTCTGAAAGAAGTTCATGAACGTACTCGTATGCCGTATCCTCGTTCATGTTTTCCGCTGCCGCTCGCACCATTTCGCTCAGTGGCGTTTGTTGTGCGTGATCCCGCAGAAACCAGATGCGCTTGCCTGCACTCGTTACGCGAGTGTCGAACATGTTGCTCATTGCCTCGGTGATCGTGACCAGATCGCCCATGATTGTCCTCCGTTTCGTCGTGCGGCCCTCGTTGACCACACCATCACTGTACACCATCCTGCCAGCCGTGTCAAGTAGCCGCCGCTACAAATCCTCGAATGCGTCGTAACTCGCATCTGTCCAGTAACTAATCGTGCGGTAGATAACCCCGCCGATCTGCCAGCATGCCGCCTGTACAATAGGCATTGCCTCGTAGTCGCGATACAGGTTGACGTAATCACCCACTTCCTTGATGTGTTCCTGTGCGAACTCCTTGAACGCCTCGATCATTTTCTTTTCGTCGCTTGCATATTGTAGCAGGAAGCGGTGCGACGGCTCACCCTGATACTTGACGAACTCGTTTCCGATTGCCGCCGTCCGTCCTCGGATCGTGTATTGATGATTCTCGATGAACGGCCCACGCTGCATGAGTGCCGCGTATGCCTCGTCATAGGTCGCGAACGAACTTTCATAAAACGGTTCATCGCCGCGAAGATCGATGTAAAACTTGCCGCTGTACGCCTGACCGATGTTGGCAACCGTGCCGCCGTTGATGTAGTTCATGATCGCACTCCCTGTGATGGTAGCCGTTGCTTGACTACCATCACTGTACATCATTCGTCCATGTCCTGTCAAGTAGTGACCGCTACCGAATCGACGGTCGTTCGTCGCCGCTGTCGTAGACGATGTAATACTCGTCCTCGTTCACACCCTCCCACGGATCGCGGTACACGGTCGTTACACCCATCGTACTTCTCTGAATCTCAGCACTCACGTACTCGTCTTGGAGCGCTTCGTGCGCCAACTCGGATGCCTGCTCGAACGTGTCTGCCTCAACAAAGAACTCGGATCGCTCGGTTACACCGACCTTGAAGAATGGCACTGTCGTTTACCCTTCACTTTACTGTCGTTATGCCGTGTTTCACTGTCGTTTAGAACTTGAAGTTGATCGCCGCGTCCTTCTTCGCGAGAATGTCCGCAGCCTCTTTCACGTTGACCGCGCATTGGAGATTGCATTCAAGCGCCTTCACGCCGTCGTAATTCTGACGCATCAGATCATCCTCGTCAACCGTGCCATAGTTGCGGAAGCTACTGTTGTTCAGCAGCCGCCCGAAGCGTCCCCACATCCGCTTGCTCATGGTCACGTAGAAATACCCGTTCTCCACGCGAATCGAGATAACCGTGTTCATCTTGAACCGTGCACGCTCGGCTTCCTGTCGTGCACACACATCGCATTCGATGTAGGTCACGGTCGTAAGAAAGTCTTTCGCCTCGTTGTTCATCGGTGCCTCTCCTCGGTGACACGGCCCTCATCGACCGTGCCACCATGTTAGCCTATCGCTCAGTCGTTGTCAAGTGCCTTGTGTTGCGTTCGCTACTTGATCGGCGCTCCGAAGAATTGTTCGCTGTACCACACTCCCACTTGTGGCGCGTAGTCGCCCGTTATGGCATAGTAGGCTTGTTGGCCGCATGTCTCGCTAAAGAGTGCGTGATGTGCCATGCGTGAGAACAGTTTCGCGTGACTGTAGTACGCTTTCGTCTCGCCAGCCCATCCGAATGACCCACCCGAAGCGAAGTGACCCAGCACGTCATGCACTGCACGAAAGATGGTGTTGAGCGTCTCGTTTCGGCCATTGTACCAGATGAATCCCTGATCCAGAAACTCATGGTCGCCAGCGCTACGGAACACTCGCAGCACGCCAGTCTCGTTGAACTCCGCGAACGTCTCAGCCGCCGACTTGAAACCCTCCCCTGTCACGTTCGGATCATCGTCCACGAACTCGAACACGAACCCGCGAGAGAGAAGGTAGGCCCACTGCTCGGCCAGTTCATTCATGAATGCCTCGTAACTCAGGATCAGATCGGCGCGATGTGGCTTGAAGTCGATGCGGTAATCGTTCGCCTGTCGCTCGTAGATGTCGAAAATCACCTGCTGATAGTCTGTCAGATCGACATCCAGCGTGTCAAGTGGCTTACGCTGGAACGGATAGGCAGTGTGTGCATCGACCGCTGACTGAATCGGAGTAGGCATTGATGTTCTCCCTCGTTTGTGGTCCCTCGACCACCGTGCAACCACTGTACCACGTTCGGTTTCGCTTGTCAAGCCCCTAGTAGTCGATTGCCTCCCGCTCGTTGTATTCAGGCTCATACTCGCCGCACGTATCGCAGGCTACGAAGTACTCATCGCGACTTTCCGAACAACACCCACACGCGAAGTAGTGCGTTTCGGTGTCAATCGTCAGCCTAGCACCCTCGCCGCCGCATCGCGGACACTTGACCGTGTACTCCTCGCGGTCGTTGTACGTGCGAGAACTGTACTCGCTTTCGTATTCGTCCACGTACTGCTCGTCCTCGTCCATCGTGTCGCTCCTCACTTGTGACTACTGTATCACGTTCGGATCAGGTTGTCAAGTGTTTGCTACGATTCGATGCTCCTCAGTGTAGCCGCCGCTACGCTTGATGTCGATGTAAACGCGTGCGGTTTCGAGTGTGACGCAGCGTGCCAGCGGATCAGGCACCCAATGACCGCGTGTGAAGTACTCAACCCTGAACGTCTGCATGATCGTGCTCCCTTGCTTGTGGTGACCAACCCTCGTTGGTGCCGTACAGTCCTCACTATACGGCACGGACGAATGTTTGTCAAGCCCCTCGTTAGTAGCCGAAGATACCAAGATGTGACTCAAAGTAGCCGTGCTGAATCTGCCACATCGCCCACTGTAGCACGAATGGCCGATACCCGTTCTGTCGCGCCCACTCGACCAGCGTAGCCTCAAGCATGCGATAGGGCACTTTGTTGACCGTCATGCTTGTCGCCGTGATGCCACCCACGAACGATTGTAGCATCCTCAGCATGTGCACGTCAAGTGTGAACACATCGGCGTCACCGTTGAACAAGGCAACCGCCATTGCCGCCGTTTTCTCGCCCACGTTCCGCAACTTTCCTTGTTTCTTTAGGGCCAGTAGGTTATCCTTCGTCATATCCTCTGGCTCAATGTTGCGGATCGTGTCAAGCGATGTGAAGATACCGCGTGCAGCCCCGCCAGCCGTCACCCATGACATCGCGCCGTCGTTCGTCAGGATACGGTAGACATCATCGACCGTCTCGAAGTTGTCATACAACCGATCCATGATCCTGCGAGTCGCCGCGACATTGTGACCGAACCAGCATTGCGGTGATATTATCGCGAACACCAGCGACGTTTGAGCGTGCAGTATCGCGTCCTGTTCTCGCAGTGCATCCATGACTGCCACTTCAGCCGCGATTGCATCCACGTTCGCGTCAATCTCTGGCTTGATGCGTTCCATGTGATTGTTCAGCACCAGCAGGATACGTGCCGCATCCTCAGCCTTGACCGTGTAGGATGCCTGATCGTGATTGCTAACGCTCGCCATGTCTGTACCCTTCCTCGTTCGTGCCAGCCCATCGCTGACACTCTCACTATCGCACATCCTCAGCAGGTTGTCAAGTGCTCGTTTGTCGTTTGCGCTACAACCCTCCTGCCAGCCAGCCCACTAGTATCACCAGCCCATACAACACGCTCGGCACCACCACCCAAGCGATGTTCTGATTGCGAGTCCACTTTTTCGGCGGATAGTGCTTCATGATCGGTGCCATTGCCTCTCCTCGCTTGTGTCTACTCTACCAGCCTGTCAAGCGTTTGTCAACCCGCACCGCAGATGCTCAGGACCGTAGCAACTATCACCCACAAGAGAATGAAGATTGCCGCACCAGTGAGAAGATACCCGATACGCTGTCCGATGCTCATTGCATCCTCCCTGTCTCGCTACCGTGCCACCACTCTAGCACGGTAGCGCCGTCTTGTCAAGTAGTCGCCGCTACTCGATCCAAACGACCTTCGCGGGAATGCTCCAATCAATCGCGTCTGCCAGTTGATAGAGCCGCTGTCCCTGTACGATCACCTGAAAGTGATTGATGAGTGCCGCCGTGTAGTCCGTGCGACTGAATGGCACATACTTCGCGTTTAGGTCAACCGTCCCGATGCAATCCTCAATCGTCCCGCGTATCGCGGCCAGCGTCTTCCCTCGCTTGACATCGTTATCGTAGCTAAATGAATTGATACCCTTCAGGTTGTCCAGCACGTCCTCGAAGTGCACGATAGCGTCCGCGAGAATGTCGTTACCGAACAATTGATCGACCGTCATGACCGTTCTCCCTCGCTAGTGGCACCGTCTCTCGATGCCACTAGCACTGTACCAGACTGCCAAACGTTTGTCAAGTAGTCCGTGCTACGGATGCAGTGGCAGCACCACCGTGTCCGTATCGTGTGCATTCCCGCGCTCGTCCGTCGCGACCGTCATGAGCGTGTACATCGTGGCGTCCACATTATTACGCCACATACAATACCGCAACACCGTATCCTCGCCCACGACTTCGCTGATGTTGACCCCGATCACTTCCTTATTGTCAATCAGCAACCTGCCCATGTCCAGCGCCGTTGTGCGTGACTGCAAGAGAACGGGAAACGCGTGCGGCTTGTCCTTGACCATCACGATAACCTGATACATGGTGCCTCTCCTCGCTTGTCTCGCTCGACTGTTACCACTCTACCAGACACGGATCAGATTGTCAATGCCTCGCTTGTCGCGTTCGCTACATCGAATGTCGTTTGCAGCGCCAGCGTCCGACCGTCGCACGTCGTCACGTATTCCCACATGACGCCCGTATTTTCGTGCGAGTCGCGATACAGTTGACGGACCCGATGTTCACCCTCGTAAAGTATCGCGCCGTCACAATCGGGAGATGCCACCACCATTTTCGCCAGCGTGGTAGCCGCCGCTACCGTGTCCACATCGAACCGCATCAGGCTACCCGACTTGCTGCGAACGTCCACCGTAATCATGACCGCACTCCCTCGCTTGCTTGCCTCGACTGTCACCATTCTAGCAGGTTGCTTGTCGGTTGTCAACCCCCAATCTGTAGCCTGCACGACAGTCGCATATCAGCCAGTGCGTACATCGCACGTCCGAACTCGCTCACGCATGGTAGCGGAAGATACGCGTCTCGACCGTCCTTCTTGATGCCGACAATCCACGCCAGCGGAATAAATGTCTGCTCGTAATAGACTACTATACCTAGGTGGCCGTCGTGTGTCGCGCCGACACTTTGCTCCTTGATGAAATCCTTACTCACGTCAAACAAATCGCTCAGCTTTTCTTTTGCCTCGTCAATGGCCGTGTACTCGTCCCGTAGTCGATCCTCGCTGAATGATGCCGCGCCAACAAAGTGCAGTTTACCGTCTTTCCAGTTGACCATGACCGTTCTCCCTTGTGAGTGCAGCCCCGACTTGACTGCACTCACTCTACCATGCCTGAATCCCGTTGTCAAGTAGTCCGTGCTACTTGACTTTCACGATCACGCCGTCTTTCAGTTCCACTTCAGCGTACCACTTGTGGTATTCAGCAGGGCCAGAAATAAACTCCCTGCCATTGCGCGGTGGAGCCTGAAAGAGATAGTAACTCTCGTCAAGTACCACGCGCTCGCCCTTCGCGACCGCTTCCTTGAATGCCTTCTTGCTCTTGAAGTCAGGAATGATGTGCGCCATGATCGTTCTCCCTTGTGTGAGTGTGACCGTCCCTCGACCACACTCACACTATACCATGCTGCCAGCCAGTTGTCAAGTAGCCTAGGCGACAATCTCCTCCACGTCTGCCGCCGTTGGAGCCTTACCCCATGCGGGTATCGGTACATAGGTCACACTATAGCCACCGCTCGACCGTGACACAAGCACCGCGTCCCGCCAGATATAGGCCAGTTGGTAGCCCTTGCTACGCAGCGTGGCAATCGAACGCTTGTTCCACACTATCGTGCCGTCATCCTGCACGTCCCGACGCGGAATGCTCAACCATGCCACCGCATCGCCCGTAGGTTGCCCACGCTCATCCCATGCGCTTGTGACCAGCCACTTAGGTCCGTACCGTGTCTCCACAATCTTACACGGTACAGGATTGCCTGTCAAGTCCACCAGACCCTCGAAATCGTAGCGTCCGTTACTTTCGGCCAGTGTCGCCGCCAGATCGTATGCGCGGGCCATTGTGTCGCTCGCCCACTGCGAGAGAAAACCGTCAGTATCAGACCGCTCGAAAGAATCCTCGGACGACTTCCGCGATGCGCGTGCCATTGCGCGGAACTCATCAGCCGTGTGATCGATCTTGATGACGCTCATTGAGATTCTCCCCGCTAGTGCAGCCGTCCCTCGACTGCACTAGCATCATAGCACGTCCGACCGTCCCTGTCAAGTAGTCGCCGCTACACCGCGTATTGCTTGCCCCAATTCCATGACGGCTCACCCTCGTTCTCGTTGCGCGTGAACTCCTGAATGAAGCGGCGATCACCGCTCACATTGTAGGTTGCCAGCACGAAACCGTCATGTGTGTTGTCGATGATGCGACCGCCGCAATCGTTGTCCGTGGCATAGCGTACACCATACCGCGTCATGGTGTCAAGCGCATCGGAGTAGTCCTTGCTACCCTTGATCGTGGCGATGACGCGTGGCGTGCCATTCTCCCAGCGGTTGAACTCGACTACGAAACACTCGCACACGAGATAGTTTGCCGCGTCAAGTGTCTGGCCGCAACCTTCGCAGAATCCCATGACCGTCCTCCCTTGTGGCGTAGCCAACTCGACTACGCCACTACTCTACCACGTCCGACCGATGCTGTCAAGTAGTCTCGACTACCAGCGGATCGCCCCGCGCTCAGCCCCGCGACCGCCGTTCTCATCCGCCCACGCGTTCCAGTGATCGCGATAGTTGATGATCGTATCAAAGTCAAGCGGTCGCCGCATGCACTGAATGGGCCGATACTTATAGTCCACAAGTTTGCCGTTCGATGCGCGATAGGTGACGTATGGCTCATCCGTTCGCCATATCCGCGTTATGAACGATCCCGCTTTGAGCATAGCATATGCTTGTGGCAGTGTCAAGCCGTCAATCGTTCGGCGGATGTGACCCTGATTCTCGACCGCCAGCACCACGGACGCCGCGTACATACCCTGAGCCTTCTTCACGACCGTTCTCCTTCGTGGCACGATCCCGATTGACCGTGCCACCACTTTACCACCGTTCCGACCGTCTGTCAAGTCCCCAGCGTAGCGCCGACTACTTTCGTGCATTCTTTTCCTTCACGAGACAAACTTCGCACAGTTCGGGATTCTCGCGAGTGCACCCACACGAGCCGCACTCCACACACGCGAGATTGTCAAGATCGACCGTGCTCATGATCCTACTCCCTGCTAACTATCCCTGAGCGACCATCGCTCATTGGTGGGCTACGTGAGTAGCATAGCCCACGGATGAGAGATTGTCAAGACCCTAGTGTAGCGCCGACTACTTCGACAATTCTTCCAGCCGATTTTGAGCACGCATCGCCGCCGACTGATAGTAATAGGCCCGAATAATTGCCATGCCGCGCTCGACCGTCACCTGAGCGAGCATGTGTATCTCAGTGAGTGCCATATTTTCGTTCGCGTTGAATACGAAAAGCCGCATTTTGCCCGTATTTTCGTCAATTTGAACGCGGCCTACTGGTTCGCCACCGAATCCCTTGACGCGGATAACTTTCTCAGTGTCAAGAATCGTGCCAGACATTGCGCGTGCCTCCCGTTTGTTCGTGTGAGTGACCATCACTCTCGATTGTGCTAGCATGCTAGCACAATGGGGAACGATTGTCAAGTGCCAAGTGTAGCGCCGACTACGCGAGTCGTGCATGCTCGCCGCGATTCGCGGAGTAGAGTGCCAGCGTAATGCCGACATACTTTCGGCGCAGAAAGTTTAGGACGTTCTCGGCTTCGTCGCGCCGCGTGCCATTGTGGAGAATCGCATCGGGAGAAAAGTTTTCACCGATAACCACATGGTACGTCATGACCAGACTCCTGACTAGAACGGATGTGCGAGTGACCATCACTCTCACTAACGCTACCAGTGTAGCACTAGTGAGAATGATTGTCAAGTCTCTTGCGAGACTCGCATCATTCCCGATGGTAGCTTGCGCTACCGTAGGAAGATGGTCCTATCTGTCAACTAGGACCATTGCGCTATTCGATGTCACGTTCTTCTTGTGTACGTTCGCCTTCGTTTCGATAGCCAGAGCCGTTATGTTGGCTACCACGAACGTACACTCAGAGCGTCAACACTCCAGAGCGCTAAGTTGTCAATGTGCCCATAGAGTCAGCTAAGCGTCCCTCAGTAGTCCGTACTACTCACTAGCTCGCGCCTCCCCCCCTTACCATAACGGACGCTTACGCGTGGTAGCTATGGCAGACGAGTTACAAACATTCGCGAGTTTCCACGAGTAGTCGTGGCTACGTCCCTCAGCAGAGCGGACTATGCGCTATGTCGCATGAAGTCAGATAGGTCAGGCCGTTCAATCAGAGAGTGAGCCATCGATGGTAGTCATGCGTTCGCGTGTCCGTTTCACCACGCGTTCGGCTTACCGCGACCATCGGTGCACCGTGCTATGTGAGTAGACTAGCAGAGAATCAGCGCCGTGTCAAGAGAGTCAGGTAGCGTATGCAACAGAGCCGTAATTTTGCTTTGCGAAACAATCGGGGCGCTTACTTCATTCGGCGTGACGCGACTGTTTCCGTAGCTTGACCGCCGAAGCGGATTTTGTCTCTCGCCGTTCGGTTTCCCGTTCGGCTTGATGTGACTACTATGCCATAGCATGAAACCATTGTCAAGCGGTTTCGCAGTCAATTCTAAAATTGTTGCGCAACTTGACTACTACGACTCATACTCGAACGGATGTTCTACTAATCAGGATTGTGAGTGTTTATGTCAAGTTGTCTGATAGTAGAACAAATGTTCTAATCAGGGGATCATTAGCATGGTAAAGGACTTTACTTGGTAACTAACGATTAGTAAGTATGTATCTCTTGACTGACATTGTTTCGCAGCGCGTTGCGCGTGCGTATGTGCGCGTATGCGTATGCGCGTCTCGCACGCGTGCGCATGCATGCGCGTTGCGCGGTTCCAACGTGACGCGAAAAGCGACTCGTTAGCTACGCAAAGCAAAGTTTCCTCGCGTATGCGCGTGCACGCGTGTGAGTGGCAGTTGTTGATATAAAACTCAAGATTAGTAATCTCGCAGCGTGCGTATGCGCGTGCACTGATTGTCGAGTTCTGGATAAAGAACTCAAGATTAGCAATGTAGATTGTTGACTTGTGGATCAACAACTGGCCGTTAGTTTTCTCGCGTGCGTCACGCGTGCACGTATGCGCGTGCGAGGAGCTTAGCTACGCAAAGTAAATCGGCCCTATTACTTATCGTTACTAACCCCTAGAATCGCCTGTTTGGTGTCGTTATGCGGTCACTAATGGTAGACATCATTTTACGCGTGGAATGCGCTTAGAATCGATTGTAGCGCCTTACAGACGTATCCTAGAATTGACGCCAACACCAAAAATGCGGTCTTTTACCACGCTAAATAACAGCGTCACTGTTGTTGACTGCCACATAGGGCATTCTTTACTGTCCGTTACTGTCGTTGCTTTGATTCATAACGATAAGTAATATCGATTTTGCCTCTTTTCTGACCCAACAGGATTGTTGACGGCCACTAATGAAACCTAACGCCGTTCGGATAGCCTAACGACGTTCGCTCAGGCATGCGCGTGCGTGCGCGTGCGCGTGCGTAGCGTTCGGTTTGGCGAACGTTGTTCGCTTATCCTAACGTTGTTCGGAGTAGGGTACAGTGTTAGGTAGAGTGGATTGTTTAGTTCTTTACTACTTACTTTATTTCTGCGCGTAGCTATCATAACGTGCGTCACTTACACAACGTTAGCGACCGAACGTTAGCTATGCTAAGCAAACTATCGCATCTCTCATTGTTGATCCACAACTACACAATCGCATTGTTTACGAGTGATAACAAATGAGCGCTAACTATGTACTTGATCGACAACTCAACAATCGTTTTTACCGCGAACGTACGCATATAGTTACGAGCCGTTACCCCTCAAATCCGCTTCATTAGCACGGATGTTCTGGGGACGCTAGTGGTCAAAAAATTCGCACTCCATTTTCCCAAAGGGCAAAAAATATTCAGCCAGGGGACAGTCCAGCAGCCGTTCCAGAGAGGCAAAAATGACCCAAAATGGTCGAGTTGCGAATTTGACAACTTTTGAGGCTTCTGAGGCCAAAATCTGCGGAAATCTCGGGCTTTTTCGGCTTTTGGAGGGTTTTCCACAAAAATGTGGATAAACTACTGTCATTTTGCGTCGAATCACTGTCGTTTTGTCGAAATCGGGCTGATTTACTGTCATTTAGGACGAAATTGAAGCGCTGGTTGTGGATAACGTGCGATTCTAAGCAAAAATTGAGTAAGAGAGATGATGGAAGGGCGCTCTACCGCCGCCCCTTCCCTCTCTCGCTTCGCTCGATTCACCCTTCTCTGGCGGTCGTCCCGACTCTCAAACTCTCGAAGGATTAATGCCTGCGTGTGTTTCTAGTTACTGAGAACAAGAACAGTACACCCTACTGAGACTGGAAACCTTTCTCCCTCTACTAGATAATATCTAATACTAGAGACAAGAGAACTAGAGACTAAGAGTGTTTACTAGAGACTACGGTAGACACTAGAAACTAGTTGATGTACTGAATATGTTCTAGATATCTATTAGCCACTAGATAGAGCGAGGCGATGTCGCCAAAATCAAGCCTGCCGCATATGATAGTGCGAGGGGCGAGAAGGTCGTCCACAATTAGCCCCAAGGGGCCGCAAAAAGGAGACGAAAGAATGTCAACGATTCAGACGTATCGCAACGCTCTACAGGAGCAGATCGACAAGCAGAACGGACTCACCACGACCAATCAGGGTGGTCAGGCGTATGAGATTGACGCACTCCGTCAATTCCGACGCTTCCTCATCCTCGGTGCGGAGCGTCCAACGTTCTACATCAAGCAGGAGAAGCTGGCGGCGAAGAACATCGCTGCGGTCACTGAGGCGCTCAAGCAGTACGGAACCAAGGCAATTGATGAGATTGTCGCGATTTCTGATGCTGGCCGTGCGCCGAAGAACGATCCAGCCCTGCTAGCGCTCGCAATCGCGGCGTCGTTCACGTCCGACAACAAGCAGGAGCAACAGGTCATCCGTGACTATGCGCTCTCGCATCTGAAGGACGTTGCTCGAACGGGTACGCACCTCTTCCACTTCGCAGAGTACGTCAACGCCCTTCGGGGTTGGGGACCAGGGCTGCGAAAGGCGTTTGCTAACTGGTATCTGTCTCGAAGCGAGAAGTCGCTGGCGGAACAGGTTACCAAGTACGTGCAGCGTGACGGCTGGTCTCACCGAGACCTGCTTCGCCTGTCGCACGTTAAGGCGAACACGGAGGCGCAGAACGCGATCTTCAAGTATGTGACCTCGGGTGAGCTTCCAGTGGAAGTCTTCTCGCAGGGCACGGAGTACTTGGCAGCGGTTGAGGCCGTCAAGCGTTCGACCGACACCAACGAGATTATCTCCCTGATCAATCAGTATGGACTTCCTCGGGAAGTTCTGCCGACTCAGGCGTTGAATGATCCGAAGGTGTGGGAGGCGCTCCTTTACGCAGGTAAGGGAATGCCGCTGACGGCGCTGGTTCGAAACCTCGGTACGATGTCCAAGATCGGTCTGCTCACGCAGGGTTCGGATGCGTCTCGCTACGTGCTTGACCGTCTGGACGATCAGGATGGACTGCTCAAGTCGAGGATTCACCCAATCGATCTTCTCAAGGCAAAGATGGTGTACGCAAACGGTCAGGGTCTCAAGTCGTCCGCGACGTGGACTCCTGTCCAGCCAGTTGTATACGTGCTTGAGACAGCGTTCTACAAGTCCTTCGGGAATGTAGAGCCGACCAACAAGCGTCTCTGCCTTGCGCTCGACGTTTCGGGATCGATGACTTCTGGTGAGCGCACTGGCTCATTCGCGTGGTACGGCGCAGGCCGTGAGCCACTTGCGGGTGTTCCAGGGCTGTCTCCACGCATCGCTTCAGGCGCTCTGGCGCTGATTACGGCTCGTACGGAAAGGGACTACGAAATCTACGGATTTACGACGAACTATCGTCAGCTTAACATCAGCGGCCACGACTCGCTTGAGACGGTGCTGAAGAAGATCAGCGACCTTCCATTCGGCGGAACCGATTGTGCGTTGCCGTTCCGAGAGGCACAGCGACAGAACAAGAAGTTCGATGCCTTTATCGTCTACACGGACTCCGAAACGGGTGGAGGTAACCCTTCTGCCGCGCTTCGCCAGTACCGTGCATCGTCGGGAATCCATGATGCGAAGCTCATCGTGAACGCGATGGAAGCTAACAACTTCTCAATCGCTGATCCGAGAGACCGTAACATGCTTGACGTGGTTGGATTCGACACGGCTGCACCGCAGATCATGTCTGAGTTCATTCGAGGGGGTATCTAAGCCCTAGATGGAAACTTTCAATCCGCTCGCCGCTACTGTACAGTACGAGGGTAAAACCTCGGAACATGTACGCCAGCGGGAGCGGACTGAAAGGGAACGAAAATGGCTAGTTATATCCATGTGAACGCCGAGACCGATGAACAGGTCTCTGATGTTCTCGAACGATTACGTGGATCGGGCGTAGAGGTGGTCCATACGGGTGAAGACAACCCGATTTATGACGCACTCTTCTACGTTGCACGAATCAATTCAAAACTCGATAATCTTGGACAGCTACGACATCTGCACAAGATTCAAACGTCTCTTCAGAAGATCGAAGAAGCGCAGAGACAGGTTGGGACGTATTACCATACGCTCAACGTGGAAAAAAGTTACGAACAGGACGAACGCAGAAAATACTATATGGAGCTTGCTCGCACGTTAGGTGTAAAGCCCCAAATCAACTATCTCTACATGTCTCTCGATGCGATCAAGAGAGCGTTTGCAGCAGAAGTCGGGGCCATGAATGCAGAGGAGTAAGCATGAAGGTATTTACCGCGTCGTGGTGTGGACCATGCCAGACATACAAACAACAACTCGATGGGATGGATGTCGAGATTATCGATGTTGAGGAGAATATTCCTCTGGCAATCGAGTATCAGGCATATTCAGTACCCTTGACGGTTTTCGTCAAAGATGGTATGGTTACGCATAAGGTGAATGGGCCGATTCCTCGTCAAGAGGTTGAGGCGCTTCGAATGCAATACGAATAACAATGCGGAGCGTCGAAAGGCGCTCCCTGATGCGGGGTGGCGCAGAGGCAGCGCGTGGGTCTCATAAGCCCAAGGTCAGTCGTTCGAATCGACTCCCCGCCTCCAAGGAGGAGGAGCAATGGCGGTTATTCTTCAGCTTAACAAGCCACGAAAGGTCAACAATCTTCGTTGGCGCGTCACCTGTCATGACTGTGAGTCCTTGATTGGGCTTACGGAAGAGGACAAAAGCTACATTGTTGATGACGCCGATGGGTATGGAACTGATCTGACGGTTCGTGTATCATGCTTTCGCTGTCCTGCGTGTCAGGCGGTGAATGTTTTCTCCTTCGATCCAAAACTTGCGGTAAAGATGCGGTAAGGAGGGGTAATGAAGGTAAATGATGCAGTCGCCTTGATCGATGTGCTGGCATGGGGTGGAAACTACCCAAAAGAGATACTCAAGATTGCGCGAGAGATTCTGGTCTGGTATAATGCCTATCTGGAATCTGTCACAATTGGCTCAAGCGGTATTTATCTCTTCTTCTTCAACCGCGAAGCAGACAAAGTTGCTCAGGTTTACTTCAGCAGGCTCTTTCCTGAGTCGTACGAAGTTCGTTTCTACGACGTTGGCGCAGGTATTATTCCGAACTCAAAATATGGTAGTTTCAGACTGACGACGAGTCAGCAATACTGTCACTTGCATAAATTTCTCGATGATGGTATCATTCGGGAGGTGGCATGATGGTCCGCGTGATCAAAGAGGACAAAGAGTTCGAAATCCGTTGCACGGATTGCCTGCATCTCCTTGCTTACAAGCTCGAAGACATTGAAGATGTCTATGACTACGATTACACTGGTAGTCGAGACTATCTCGGTAAGGGTATCACATGTCCTGTTTGCCGTGAAAGGCTTGTTATTGGACACAAGAAGGAGGTTCGCCATGAAAATCATTAAGCCGTCTCCGTTTGCGGATGAATGGACTATGCAGGTTACCTGTCCACGTTGCAAGGCTGTCCTTGAGGTGAACAAAAACGATCTGACTGTCAATTATTACGATGATCAGCGTGAGGGTTCCTACTACTCCTGCCATGCGACATGCATCTCCTGTCATCATCTTGTTTCGGTGAATGCGCCGAGAGACTTGCTTGAATATCTCTACAAGACGAGAGGGAACTCGAATTCCTCGTCGTCCTACTACGATTATCGATAAGTAAATATGGGTCAGTTGTCCGTGGTCGGGCATCGGAGGGAATATGAGTCTTTTACAGAAGAACACTAGAAAGCAGGGTGATGCAGGACTTGGACAGGCAATTGCCTATTTTACGTCTCTTGGCTACTCTGTTTCCCTTCCTCTCACCGAGAGTCAGCGTTATGACCTCATTGTGGACGACGGAGAGAGTCTAAATCGAGTCGAAGTCAAAACTACGCGGAACAAGAAAAGCGATGCCGCGAGTTTTGTGGTACAACTTGCTACGAATGGTGGCAACCAAACATGGAACGGAACAATCCGAAAAATCTCCAAACTTGACAGCGACTATGTATTCGTGGTAACATCAGATGGAAGTCGGTATCTCATTCCAACCGAACTTCTCGATGGTAAGCAGAATGTGACGCTTACCTCAAAATGGGATGAGTTCAAAATCTAGGGTCAGCCTCCTGTGGTCAGGAATCCAATCTGTAAAATTGGCGCTCTTTAGCAATGCAAGTTCGATTCTTGTCTGGCCCACCGCTGAAAGCCGAGGTCACAGGGTTATCCATTGAGGGTCTTACTCGAAAGAGATTACTGTCACGCATCTCCCTACGACGACGACTTGCTGGAAGCGTTTTTCTGTTATCATGGGGGTGGTTACCATGTTGGAGGTGTTACTTGCCGTTAATCTGGTCTTGTTGATCAGACTCTATATCGGCCTAATAAGACACGAGAAAAAGACCGCCGAAATGACGGAGAAGATCGATGCGTTGGTGTACAGCGTTGCGAATCTTCTGAACAAGTAAAAGGAGAGGAAGATGACATTCGCGATTGATCAACTCTTTACGACGTGGTGGGAGTTTTTTGGGGTCATAACGGGCATTCTGAGCGTGGCGTTCCTGCTACCGACGAAACACCCTCGACTTCAATACCTGAATTGGCCTGCGGGTGTCATGACAGCGGCAATCTACACGTACATCTTCACCGAATGGGAGTTGTACGGTAACGCCGCATTACAAGTCTATTTCGTGCTCGTTTGTCTGGTTGGTGCGTGGACATGGAGAGGGCAGTTGCGGGGTCTCGTCAGTGACGTTCCCGAAATTCCCATCACGACCTGTCCGTGGTCTGAAGTCTGGAAAGCAGGACTCTTTGCTCTGGCTATCTCGATTCCGATCATCGGCGTACTTACCCTGACAAATGACGCGCATCCAATTCCAGATGGTGCGATGGTTGCTCTGTCAGCCGCCGCAATCTGGCTTCAACTCAAGAAATACGTTCAGTCGTGGTTCTTCTGGATCGCGGTTGATTGTATTGCCATTCCGCTACACGCCTCCCAAGGTTTAGGCGCAACCGCAGCACTCTATGCTATTTACATGGCAATGTGCTTCGTTGGTTACAGACAGTGGGCGAAAGAAGCGGCAAATGGCTAACATTATTCTCTTAAGAGGAACCCCGCTAAGTGGGAAAACGACCTTTGCTCAGAAAGCTGTGCTTGAGAGCAACGGTACATTAAAACTGGTCTCGAAGGACGCCTTAAGGCATATGTGTGACACCGATAATCGATTTGGTAACACACAGGCAAAAGAATACACCGAACTTCGAGACCAGCTAATCTCCTTCTGGACTAAGCGCTTCTATAATGTGATCGTAGATGAGACCTTTGCGCGATTCGAAGATATTTACGAGGTTCGTAAGAAATTCATCTTTGACTCGCCTTGGAATATGTGCACCATTTACGACATGCCGCTCCTGTCACTAGACGAGCTAATTGACCGTGATCGTGAACGGGCAGAGCGCATTGGGCGTCGAATCGGTGCCGAAGAGTTAGCCGAGTATCATCGGCTCATTACGGAGTGGCCGACGAGGAAGTATCCTTCGTGGGAAAACCAACGCCGCTGGGAGGAGGAGAAACATGTTTAAGCATGGGATTGTTGCAGGGAAATTCTGGCCGCTGCACAAGGGACATGACGCCCTCATTCGTACAGCCTTGCGGCAGTGCGAACGCGTCACCGTCTTTGTGGTTTGGCTTGGCGATCAGGAACCAAGTGGTTTGACGCGTCAGGCATGGGTGCAAGCTGCCTATCCGCAAGCAGATGTACGACTTGTGGTGGATATCTGTACTGATGATAACCATCCAGACTCGTCAGTGACGTGGGCTGAGTACACGAAGGACATTCTCGAAGGCGATCTTCCCGATGCGGTCTTCTCGTCTGAGCCGTACGGAACATGGTGGGCTGCAAATATGGGAGCGCAGCACGTTCAGGTCAACCTGAATCGTAGCTACTTCCCGATTAGTGGAACCATGATACGAAGTGATCCATATAAGTACTTTCACTACATCCATCCGATTGCGCGTGCGTACTACAACAAGCGCGTTCTCGTGGTAGGTGCTGAATCGACAGGCAAGACAACGCTATGCGCTGATCTTGCAATCGACTACTCTACGGTCTTTGTGCCTGAGTATGGTCGTATCTATGTCGAGAACAAGGCATCTCGCGATGGTGTTGATGAGCGTGCCTGTTTTGGCGAAATCGTGAATCGACAGCTTCGTATGGAAGAAGAATATCTGAAAGACGCAAATCGCGTCCTTTTCTGCGACACTGATCTTTTCACAACGTCTCTCTGGTGGGAGCGTTGGATGGGAACGGGCTATGACCGTCTCTGGAATACGATTCAGACGATGGGGATCGAGCATGCGCATAAATATGATCTTGTACTCGTGATGGATCATGAAGGAACCGAGTGGGTTGATGACGGATTCCGCGATCAGCGTGATACGCGTGCGTGGTTTACGGAGAACCTTGAAAACTTCTTCCGTTCGGTTGTTGTAAAAGAGTTCTACCCGACAGATGAGCGTCCACTCAATGTGGTCAAGCTGTCTGGCTCATGGGAAGAGCGTCACAAGACGGCGATTGCCGCTGTGAACGAGATTTTCGGTCAAACGGAGGCATTGCTTCCAAGGAGTTAACACTATGTATATCGGCATTGGTACACTACTCATCATTATCATTCTGCTCATTCTTCTTTTCTAGGAGGCTTCGCGCCTCCATCTGCCGCGTAAGCTATTGTGGAACAGCAGCCGACTTTTAATCGGCAGACGGCGGGTTCGATGCCTGCACGCGGTACAGGGATTTTGCGTATGGTGAACAAGACACGAATACGATCTGAGCTAAAGTCATGGTTTTACACACTCAAGAGTCAATGTGCCTGTGTAGACTGTGGAGAAGCGCATCCAGCGTGTCTTGATTTCCATCACCGTAATCCTCGACATAAGGTTATGTCTGTCTCTGAGATGGTGAACCTGTGTTTTTCAAAGGACGACATTATTACAGAGATTATGAAATGTGATTCGCTGTGTGCGAATTGCCACCGAAAGCGGCATTGGGCCGAAGGAGGTTATTATGGAAAACGACATTCAACGCGTCGAGGTAGACGTGATCTACGTGCTTCGGAACAACGATGGTGATCTGTTCACGAAGTCAGAGTTGACACGGAATACCTTCGTCGGGTATCTTACGGTAGACGCAGCGAGACGAGCGCGTGCGCATGCCAATAAAGTCGGGTATAATCCGCCATTCGAGATTGTACCAATCCAAGTTTCGTCACTAGGCTTCACCCAAGAAGTCTAGATGTCGCCAAAATCAAACGTATCGCATATGATAGTATGTGATACATGCTTCCTTAGCTGAGTGGCTTAGCAACTGGCTCTTAACCAGTAGAGCGGAGTTCGATCCTCCGAGGGGGCACTATGGTGGGTGTAGCCTAATGGTAAGGCGAACGGCTGTGAACCGTGCTATTCGAGTTCGATCCTCGACATTCACCCCATATCCGAAGATTGCTCGCTCTCAATGTGAGAGAGGAAAGTCCGCGCAGCGCAGAGTAGGGTGCCAAGGCTAAGAACCGAGGGCACCAAGGAGAAACACATGACAAACCGACTATCGATGACGCTCTTGATCCGTCTGAACTCCGATTCAGAAATCACCGCTGACCGCGTTGCGGAACTAGTGGCAGAACGTCTGGCAGAGCTTCCTGACGTAAAGGCCGTCATGACGGTTGATGTGACCGATCTTGGTGACAGTCAGACTAACAGAAAAGATTCTTGGGTTGACGAAGAGGCTGATGTCCAGTCCGATCCAAGCTGAAAATAGTAGAGAATCCTCCCTGCTGCAAGTTCGACCGTGGTGTGTCACTCGCACAAGACCACGAAGTAACGCTGAGATAGATGAGCATTGGAACAGAACGCGGCTTACATAAAGGGTATGGAAACTTCTTGCTTTCTCGCGGCATTATTCAAGTGCAAGGACACTTGTTACGACGAATTGTGTGAGATACAAGACGAAATTGATGCAGATATGGCGGAACGGCATACGCGGTAGCTTCAGAAGCTATGATCTTGTGATCGTGAGAGTTCGAATCTCTCTATCTGCACCGAGCATAAGCCGACCTTCAATCGTTATCATCCCCACCAAGGAGAGCCACGACTCTCCACTTGGGGACGAGGGGTTCGACTCCCCCGTATAGCGACGGTTCGCATGTTGGCAGACATCCAACGTGTGCGGTTTTAGGACTTATTGCTTGCTCTCTCTTGTCTAGGAGAGTGCTCGTGGTGGATGTTCGGGGTTGCTTGCGGCTCCGAATGTGGGGAATTGGCGCAACGGCAGACGCATTAATTTTAAAAATTAAGAGTTGTGGGTTCGAATCCCACATTCCCTACTGACTAGGAGGGTGTATGCGAAAATATACAGATGATGATATCATTGTGTATGCAGCAGAGTCCTTCAGTCTTGCGCAGTTGCTTTCTAAGCTAGGTCTTCGGTCTGCTGGTGGTAACTATGCACATATGAAGAAGCATCTTCAACGCCTTAATGTTGACACATCTCACTGGACTGGACAGGCGTGGAGCGCCGACCAACGTCTCAAGGACTGGTCAAAGTTTAAGAAGATGGATTGGTTAAAAAAGCACCTTATCCGTGAGCGAGGACATCGGTGTGAGAAATGCTTGACAGAGATGTGGTTTGATGATATGATTACGTTAGAAGTTCATCACATTGATGGTGATCGCACTAACAACGTATACGAGAACCTTCAACTTCTTTGTCCAAATTGTCATTCGTACACCGACAATTGGCGAGGGAAGAATAAAAAATAATGCCGCTATAGCAGAATTGGCATATGCTCAGGGTCTAGACCCCTGGAAACTTGGAGGTTCAAGTCCTCCTAGCGGCACTATCCCGAGTGGGTTTCTCGGGCTGTCAGCGGTTCATAACCGATCTGACGTAACTCGACTGCGTAGCGGGAGAGTTGGCGCACACAGCTAGCACATCGGTGATCCCATAATCGATGGGTGTGCGCGTTTTGCGATTGTGGTGGAACGGCAGACACGCAGCGTTGAGGACGCTGTTCTTCGGAGTAAGAGTTCGAATCTCTTCAATCGCACAAGAGAGTGGGGTCCGTAGCCGTACGAGTCGGCTAACCACTTTAAAACAACGGGCACCATCGGGAACTAGGGTAACGGTTAGCCTACTTCGTTTGGATCGAAGAGCGTCCGCGTTCGAATCGCGGGTTCCCGACTATGATGAGCCGATTGTTTTCGGTTATCTATTGGAAGACGTGGACGCAGGTGCGATTCCTGCCCTCCCGACCATCGGGAGGTAGCTCAGTAGCAGAGCACGAAAAATTCCGAGGCGTTACTTGCTCATCAGTTTTTCATTTGTGAGAGGAGGCACAATGAAATACGAAGTTACTCAAGAATACAGCCGCAAGAAAGCAGAATTCAGTAATCTGGACGAAGCGCTCGTCAATGCGATTGTACGGGCTGCTCAATCCAAGTACGACTCGACGGAAATCAGTATTAACGGCGTGCACTTCATTTCGGTCTCACCTTCTGGTGCGCAGAAGTACGCAGGAGTTGACGACGACGAAGACGACTACTAATGTGGGTTACTGCTCAAATTGAGGACAAGCCAATCAGTCCAGCCGAGTTGGAGAGAGACCGAAAGGCTCGTCTTGCTGCCGCGCTCGCGCATGCAGGCAAGGGAAAGAGTCTCTCGAATCGTCAACTCGATAAGATGGTTGACAGGCTTGAAGAGATTGTGATACAATTGCGTCAGCAGGACGAATTGCAGCGATTGCAGGGGGTGACATGAGGAGGAGCTATGTAGATATCGAATTCCTGCCTAACGCCCACAAGGGGAGATGGGATCGTCAGATATGTGGCAGACTGACGTTTGCGCATGTTCGTGACGAACTTGGAAATATTTCTCCGTGGCCTGTGACGCATGCTCGCGCCAAGGAGACCGTTCGCGTACTTGTGCATGCCTTTGACCGTGAAGAGCACGAGCAAGGTAAATGGTATGATACCTATCTTGTCTTGAAGCAGGAGTCGGAGAGCGTCTGGTACTTCGAAATCCTGCAACCGTGGCTAGACTAAGGAGTTCAGAAATGATAAGATGGTTTCGTGAGCTTAAGCCCGAGGACTCTCGTGCGTTGATTGTTGCCTTGCTTGGTGTGAATCTCATCTTCACTACTATCATGATGGTCATGCACGCGATCTACATGTAAATATTCAGGAGTGTTTGTAACGGTAGCAAAGGTGACTTTGAATCAGGAGGAGAGATGCCATACAAAGATAAAGAAAAGGCTCGTGAGTATCAACGTAACTACCATAAACAATGGTACGAAAAGAATCGTGAGCATCGCCGTGATCAGCTTCGAAATAGATTACAACGGCTGCGTGAGTTTATTCGAGAGCAAAAGAAGGGCAAATCGTGTATGCAGTGCGGTTTTAGTCATGTAGCTGCTTTGGATTTTCATCATCGAGACGGCAGTGAGAAAGAAGCGAATATCTCAGAAATTGCTGTAGCGCGAGGATGGGGTGAAGAGCGGATTCTTGCAGAAATTGCTAAGTGTGATGTTCTGTGTGCGAACTGTCACAGAATTGTGCACTACAACGAGTATTCAGGAGTGGTCTAACGGTAGGACACGACGCTTTGAACGTCGCTGATCGGGGTTCGAATCCCTGCTCCTGATCTGGTCTGGATGCAACGACCAGACCGCATGGTGCGCATTTGCTCTCTAGGCAGGAGCAAATACCTTTCGTTAGGGTCTTGTGTTGTGAAACACTGTGACCTGTTCCCCTTTCTTCTAATGGTAGGAAGACTGACTCTGACTCAGTAAATCGAGGTTCGAATCCTTGAGGGGGAGCTATGTAAGCCGACTTGTGTGCGTTATCATCAAATTTTTGATTGTAGGTTCGAATCCTATCATCCTTCGGGATGTGGCCGAATGGCAAAGGCAGAAATTGGGGAAACCCATCTCGCACCTAACTTATTGCTTACATTATTGGCGTATCGTCTAATGGTAAGACGAGGGACTGTTAATCCCTTTATCTAGGTTCGAATCCTAGTTCGCCAGCCACTTCGGGTTGTGGTTGCAAACCGAGAACGACCACCGTAGAGATTGCGGAATCATGGCTGTCAGCAAGCTCGTACCACAAACCGAGGTGTTATTATGCACAAGAACGTGTGGATTGCGCTCTACATTCTTTTGTTGGTCGCAATTGCCTGCTTTTCGTTTTACGCTGATGGGAGGTACTAGCGTGCATACAATCGTGATCGAGTTCCGAAAGGAAGATGAATGTGTCTTTCTTGTAGCAAAGAGCGAAGATGGTGAAGTGCTCCTCGAAGACTGGATTTGCGATGGTGACGATTGGTACTGGCACTTTCCTGATAAGTTACGAGAACTTTTGAATCTGGAGGAAGGGTAAGGGCTGGTTGCCCTCAGAATTCTTATAAAGTTCTATCTCAGGTTCGATTCCTGATTCCTCTACTGACCGCTGGGTTGGAGTTTCCTCCTCCTTCCTCCGCTCAGCGGTCTCACGGCCCTGTCGTATATTGGATATTATACGCGCCTGTCGAGCGCACGAAGAGGGTTCGATTCCCTTCAGGGTCGCCATACAAGCCGTTTGATGTGGGTTACCAGCATTGAACTTTTAATTCAAAGAATGCGGGTATCCAATCCCGCCATGCGAAAGCATGTAGCTAAAAACCTTCCCATGTCGCTCTTTGCTTGTGTGCTTTTTCAATGTCGCCAAAAACGCTACTACCGCATATGATAGTGTGTGAGGGGGTGACTGGCATGCCGAGCACTACAGGATTGTGGTCCTCGGAAACGCGGGTTCGAATCCCGCCACCTCCACTGAGCGCTTTGCTCGCGGGTCAAACGAAGGAGGCTGCATGCGGAAAGCAGGAAAAGTTACGCTCGTTGCGTTGATGTCGTTGGTATCGATTGGTTTGACGAATGTTGTTGATGTGAGTGCACACAGTACTGAGTATCGGTGCTATAATGGGTACTACCAGAAACGAACGGCAACGACAGGAGTGGCGAACGGAGCAAATCACTGGCACGTATGGAGTCCGTGGTATAACATTTCATACGGTTGCTAGTCAGCCGAGAAGGGAGTGCGAATGCGAAGAATTCGAAACTTCTTTGTGGCAATTGTCGCAGCGGTGATGCTGGTTATCGGAGGTTTGGCAGTTACGACTCCTGACTCCGCTTCAGCGCATACGTATGTAGCAGGAGTCAGTTGCGGATCGAGCGTCAGTCCGTCGAGCGGACAGATCAAGATCGGCTATCACTATGGCAGTGAGCCGTGGCATCGCTTTTATTGGCGAACGATGACGGCTGGTGAATACTGGACATATTGTTGGTAAGGTAAGTGGTTCGGCTTTGTGCGTGAGGCAACATGTAAGTAAGGTAACACACTCCTGATCCGAACTAACGCGGCGGGGCGGTACAGAATCGCGTCGGTCTCATAAGCCGATCAAAGTCGGGGCAGTTCCGACCGTACGCAACCATTCTCGGGTAGCGCCTGAGACGTGAGCGCAAGGCAGCACGTAGAAAACCTGCCTATCTTTGATGGGGCGAGATTAATAAACCATCCGTGAGGGGCGGTAACACAGAACCTCGGGACTCTACGTAAACGAGTTAGCAGTCTAGGCTGCGGGGAAAGGAAGTCATGAGCCTTTCCCTTCATGGGCGTAGTAGCTCAATGGGAGAGCACCTGTTTTGCACGCAGGGGGTTGAGGGTTCGAATCCCTTCTGGTCCACCAAGTAAGCCGATTGGGTAAGCGTTATCTTATTACTTGAAACAATAAACGAGCAAGGTTCGAATCCTGCACTTGGGTTGGTATCCCTAATTTCGCTTCCCGCCCTTTGCTTATCTTGACTTTCTTGGAAGGAGGTTGTATGATTGAGAACGACGACCAGCGAGCAATCACAGCGTATTGGGTTAAGCTGTTTCTAGATCGTGCAAGCACTGCTCAAGAACAGTACAAAGACGATCCAGCGTTTGCCAAAGAACTTATGAATTCGTACACTGGCATGGCGAACACACTAGAGGAGGAAGTGATCGACTATGACGAACGAAAAACTCGTCAAATGGGGGATTAGTGCTAAGGGGAACACATTGGTTTTGCAATCCAAAATTAAGGGTTCGAGTCCCTTATCCTCCACCGACAATTGAATACGGTTCCGTAGTGTTAGCGGCAGCACATCTGTTTGAAGCACAGCCAGCTTCGGTTCGAATCCGAACGGGACCACAGTAGCCAAGCGCCTCTCCCGATCCTCACTGGTCGGTGAAGCAATTCGGGCTGGAAAGACGGATGCATACGGTGAGCCAGCAGTTCTGTTCGGACTCAATCGAACACATGGGCGGTAGTGTAAAGTGCACGCCTCTCCTGAAAGCAGAGGAAGATGGAGGAGCAATACCTCTTCCGCCCACTAACGATAAGCCGCTTGGGTATGGGTTATCCGCATACATTTTGATGAGTGCTATCAAAAGCTCTCCGAGGAGTCGGAGGTAAAACAATACTACAAAGCCGCAGGAAGGGGCGCGATTCCTGAGTTCGGTGCACAGCGCAATCTCCCATCCCGCCTTTTGCTTATTGTTCCTTTTCTAATTAAAGGGGTCACGACATGGACGACAATGTGATTATTCTTGGTTTCGTTATCTCGGTGTTCGTATTTGTCATCCTAAGACCAAGCAAGAAGGAGGAAGAATAGTGTATTCTGTTCTGGTCGTGATCGAAAATGACGCAGGCGAGCAAGTCCGACAGTACACCCTTGGTGTCTATCAGGAAGAGGCTCGCGATTTTCTTTGTCGGGTAGGAGAAGACTTTGACGCTGGTCGTCTTCGTTTTGGAAGCGATCAGGAGATTCTTGACTTGTACGAGGGGATCGATTATACTGTACGGGGAATTAGCGCAGATGGTTAGCGCGTCACGTTGACATCGTGAAGGTCACTGGTTCGAGTCCAGTATTTCCCACTAAGGGCCGAGAGTAATCCGTTATCAGTTACCAGGGCACAGCCCATTCAATGCGGACCAGACGAACCGCAACCCTTTCGCGAGGGATTAACGGATACTGCCCCTTGCCCTTTCATGCACGATAAGTCAACTGGTTGTGGACGCCATGCTGATAACGTGGTTTAGAGTGGTTCGACTCCACTATCGTGTACCATGAGGCCGAAGTTAATGGGTTATCTTCTGCAACCTTGGAATAAATGCCCATAACGTGTCTTGCCTCAGTTTTCTTTCACGAAAGGGGCGGTGATGAAGATTCGTAAGGATCGCTATGAACATCGTGAAGTTTTGAAAGAAGACGCCAATCGACATAATAATAGAATGGCGCAACATCCACAAGTCGGTCGTCAGATTGACGAAGAAGCGTTTCAGCGAGAGGAATTACAGGATGAAGACCATGATTATGAAATTTGGCTCAGTGGCGGCAGCGTTCGCGTTTGCTATTATCAATAACATCCGCTAAGGCGGAAATGCCTGAGTAGCTCAGTTGGTCAGAGCGATGCACTCGTAACGCATAGGTCGCGGGTTCGAATCCCGCCTTTGGCTCCATGCTCCCTTCGCCAAGCGGAAAGGCATCGGGTTTACATTCCGACATGCGGCGGTTCGATTCCGTCAGGGAGCACTGAGGAGGATTGTGATGAAGGCGCATAAAGTTGATGAATTCACAATTCTCGGTCGTAACTTTTACGGTAGACGCTTACGTTGTCCAAAATGCGGACATTGGGACGTACATTTCCATCCCAATAACGATTATTTCTTCGTCTGTAAGAAGAGGAAGAAATACAAGTACTACAATGGGTGTGGTTATCTAGGTCCGATCCATGAGTTTCGGGGTGAAGTCAAGCGAAACGGAAAATGGTTCAAATTGTAGCGAGAGGAGTACGCAGGATGGTGAGTTATGAACACAAACCCAAACGGCGTACGGATCATTCGTCGCCCGAACGGTCAAATTATCATTGTTCGTGCCGATGACAAAAAGGAGAAACCAAAATGAGAGCAATCTGGTATTCGTGTAGTCAGTGTGGCAACACTGGCGCAACGGTTTTTGGTCCGTGCTCGTGTATCTTCGGACAGGCGCTTCGAGCGTCGTGGGGATGCTGTGGCGGATATTGTGGATGTAATCGAGTAATCTATCGCACCTACACGTCGAATCGAAGTGATGGTCCGATCCTGCCGAAGCAGCGTCGAGACTATCAGGCTGAGGAAGCAGAGCGAACGAGAAAGTTCATGGAGAGACACTACGAATAGTGTCTCAAATGCAGCCGTGGTGAAAGGGATATCATAAGAGCGTGCGAAGTTCTTGTTTCGCGTTCGAATCGCGACGGTTGTACTAGGAGGGAGGATGAAAGTATTCTACGGTCCTGCAAAAGACAAGCCAAAGGATACCTTCTATGCTGAGATAGTTGCTGTACAAGAAGGCAGTAACTACTATGGTAAAGCATGGACTGATGTTGAAATCGCCGTCAGGCGGAATCATCACACGGTCCATCACGAAATACTACGTGTTGATCAAGCGCCACCGCAAGCGCTCGTTCACACAGAGAAGAAACTGCGGAGCATTCCGCTGTAGGAGGAGGAGACATGACGCCGATTGTTGCCGTTCAATGGTTCGAGAGCGAGCGAGGATGGGGTATTCGCCCTGATGGGTGGTCGATCCACAAGACGACTGCCGACGCTGAAGATTTCATCAATGACTACAAGGCGAAATACCATACGGCTCCGACTGCACCAGATACGTATTCGTTTCCTGATGCGCAGAAGGTGATCGATTCCAGTGCTGTACCACAGGAGTATCTCGATCAGCTTGAAGAGGCTCCTCATGGAACGTGGGTTCCTCAGCGTCACATTCAGTGACGCACAATGCTCCTATGGTCTAACGGATAGGGCAAAGGTGTTCTAAGCCTTAAGGTGCGAGTTCGAATCTTGCTAGGAGCGCAGGGCGTAAGACAGCCCCGCCGAGTGTACATGTGGCAAATGTCTGGCGAGGATCAGGTCATCTGCTCCCGCGCAACCTGCGTAAGTGGTTGGCTTTTCGCCCCGACGTTAGGCTGTAAACATCAGGGCTAGGCTACGGTGGCTCAACGGTAGAGCAAGACTTTTGTAAAGTCTAGGTTGCGGGTTCGAATCCTGTTCGTAGCTCTGAGGCTTAACCTCACAGGATATAGCCACACTTCCTGCCGCAAAGTACACGCGGAAACGTGATTGGATGTCGGTCTCAGGCAATGACCGATACGCTTTGATTGCTACAGTATCAACGTGCAACCTGCGACAGTGGTTGGTTGAGGGGGATTAGCTACAGTCCCCTACCCGCATCCTTAGTTCATCTGGTAGAATCTCTCTTTGGTATAGAGAAGGTGCGCGGTTCGAGTCCGCGAGGGTGCTCCACATATCGAGTATTGTCATAAAAAGAAAAGGAGGGACAATGACCGCAGACCAAAACTATATCAATCACGTCGTTCTCGTCATGGATGCGTCATCCTCGATGAGTCATCTGACGAACCAAGTCGTTCAGGTTGCTGACCAGCAGGCAGCATATCTGGCACAGCGTTCGAAAGAGCTTGATCAGGAGACACGCATGACGGTATACACTTTTAGTGACAACACGCAATGTGTGTATTATGACAAGGACGTGTTGCGTCTGCCGTCATTGAAAGGTAAGTATCGAGCTTCTGGTATGACCGCGCTCGTGGATGCCACGCTTCGCGCAGTCGAAGACCTTGAGAAAACCGCAACACTTTACGGGGATCACGCTTTCCTGATCTACGTTCTCACGGATGGACAGGAGAACGCCAGTGGTTCACATCCGTCCACACTGTCAAATAAGCTGTCTCGACTGCCCGACAACTGGACTGTGGCCGTGATGGTTCCTGACCAGAACGGTGTCTTCGAAGCCAAGAAGTTTGGTTTCGCGCCAAACAACATTGCTATTTGGGATACATCGGTCAAGGGTATTGGTGAAGTTTCCGAGACAATCAAGCGTGCCACTGATAATTACATGGTTGCGCGTGCCTCTGGACTTCGCTCTACGCAGAACATTTTCAGCCTTGATGCGTCGTCATTGCAACAAGCTGCACAAACTGGTGCACTGACTTCCTTGAAAGGTCATCAATACCGTTCTTACCCTGTCGAACGCGAAGCGCAAATCTCCGCGTTTGTCGAGTGGAAGACAGGTATTCCGTACAAGATTGGTACTGCTTTCTATCAGCTTTCGAAGCGTGAGACCATTCAACCGCAGAAGCAGATTGCTGTTCGTGACCGACGTACCTATGATTTGTACACTGGTCCGAATGCGAGACAGCTTCTCAAGCTGCCTGATTATGAGGTGCGGGTCTCGCCTATCGATCATCCTGACTACGATATCTTTGTTCAGTCCACAAGTGTGAATCGCAAGTTGGTTCCTGGGACTGAAGTTATTCTCTTGTAATGCTAGCGAAAGCCTCTCTGCTGGTCGGAGAGGCTTTCGTGTCGCCAAAATTCGATCAACCGCATATGATAGTGTGTAAGCAGGTAAGATGTTATGGCCGCATGGTTGCCTTCCAAGCAAATCGTCGGAGTTCGATTCTCCGTACCTGCACTGACGTTTGATGGTGCACCATCAAATATCCCTTGTATCACATGGTCCCGCTGTGGTACAATGGCTTTGTTCGCCTTCACCTACGAACAAGGTAGGGTGAGCGGGACTTGAAGGTGTGGTGAAGTGGTAAACACGGTGGTCTGCAAAACCTCCATACAGCGGTTCGAATCCGCTCACCTTCTCTAACGAATGTGTGCGCGAGTCGCGCCGAGGTAAGGTGTAGAACCCCATATCGTATCGTGTCAAGCGACGGCATTGTACGTGTGGATAACTTCGTGGCCGATGCCAAGGAAAACGCGCACACGTTCGCTTTCTTTTTGCAGGATTAAGCTAGTGGTAAACTGGTACATTGCCAATGTACACCCGCTAGCTTCTACATACAAGCACCATTAACAACGGAGGTTAGAAATGGGCAATACCAATCAGCGCAAGGCTGAAACACTAGGCATGCCTCACGGCACGGCCAACAACAAATTGCGAAAGCAACTGCTATTTAAATACGTGCGCAAGGCAGGAGAACACTATTGTTTCAAGTGCGGTGCGGAAATTGAGTCAGTTGACGATCTTTCCGTTGAACACAAAGAGGCGTGGGAAGGGATATCTGCTGATCTATTTTGGGATTTAGATAACATTGCTTTTAGTCATCTCTCGTGTAACAGACCTAACACAAACGGAGGAGCATTCAAGGTAACAAGGAACTTCAACTCTCTCATGAAATGGTGTCCTTCTTGCGAGACCTATGTGGGGAAAGAAGATTTCAACAAGAATGCGAATCGCAAAGACGGATTGGCTGATTACTGCAAATCCTGTCACAGAAAAAAGAAAATGCAGCGGTCATTCAAGGGCTAGGATACACGCTTGCCAAGTGTGATATACGGGTTCGAATCCCGTTCGCTGCACCAGTCAAGCCGTTGGTAATCGGTTATCAGATTCAATCCTCTGGCAACTAGGGTAGTTCCTACTGCTTTGCGCGAAAGCGCTTTCCGATTCCGTTTTTGCTCGACTGTCTCGCAGATGTAGGCTAAATGGCAGGCCGCTTCTCTCTCAAGGAAGTGCGTGCGAGTTCGACTCTCGTCATCTGTACTAATGTTGGTCGATTGTTGTAGGTTATCTTATTATTCCGCCAAAACTTAGGGACAACGGTGTTAGGGCACGCTTCGGGTATTTCCGATGAGGTTAAGAACTTCACCCTACGACGCAACTTACTAACATTTCTTTTACGAGGGAGGGGAAATGAATCCATTTGAGCGCTATCGTGATGAATTGCGGACGCATCTTGAAAATGTTGAACGTCTGATACAAGATGGTGAGTCTTTCGAGAAGCGTTTTCTTCTGGATAGGTATGGTAAGGAACTTCTTGTCAAACTTCGTGCAGAGCGTACCTTTACCGTAGGGCTACTGGAAACGGTCGAATCGATTATTCACAAGCTCCGACAGGTTCGGGAAACGATTGAAGAGCATGCACGATCCGATTTTCGAACACTATCTCAAGGAACTGAATGAGGCAATTAGTCTCATGGATGATTATGTCGAGAGATGGGCATTTGGTGATTGGGATGTAGATTACTTGACATCCACGCAAGTTTATAGTAGACTGAGAACAGGAAAAAAGATCAGCAAACAAATCAGATTGATCAACGACATCTGTGAGAGTATGGACGATCACAGACATGCAGACGTACGCTAATGGCTAGGCGGAACGGCTTTCACCCGTTTGTGTGCGAGTTCGAATCTCGTCGTCTGTACTAACAAGAAGGAGACATTATGACAAACCAACTTCCATTCAATATCGAGTACGTTGAAGGTGATGCGATCTTCGACAAGGACACGCAATTCTTTGCGCTCAACGCGGCAACAACGATTGCACACCGCTCAGACGGTAAAGCGATTATGGAAATTCCCGCTCAGCTAACGCTGATTCAGATGTTGGAGAACTGGATTGAAGAAGGATACACCGTCACCATCAAGCTCGAACCAGTTGGGACTTCCGAGTTGGATGGAGGAGAGCCTACTAACGGAGCTTAGCGAATGGCAGATCAACTATCTCTTGAGTTCGGCAGAACCGAGACACGTACGACGGTCGTCAATGTACACACCGATCCGTTTGATATCTACATCGGGAGGAGCGGAAAAGGAGTCACCTCGATTTGGGGGAACCCTTTTACGACTGGCAGAGACGGCACGCGAGAAATGGTTATCGAGAAGTATCGCGCCTATCTCCAAGGACGACCTGACCTACTCGCGCTTATCCCGACTCTTAAAGGAAAGAGGCTGGGATGTTTCTGTAAGCGACACGACCGAGAGGTTGCATGCCACGGAGACGTACTTGCGGAGCTTGCGGATCGAGAAGGAGGGTAAGAGTGGGCGAAATTAGAATTCGGTTTGATATGTCGGATCAGGAGCGGAACGTGTTGATTGATTCGCTTCTTAACGATTTCAAACCCCTTGACGAGTGGATCAATGACTTGCGTAATAAAGGATATGACATTATTATCAGAGTCTCCTCTCCTGTAGAGGATGACGTGGGGGAATAGCAGAACGGCATATGCGGGAGCTTCAAAACCTCCGACACCTGTGGGTTCAAATCCCACTTCCCCTACCGTGTCGATATCGTTCAATGGTTAGGACGGTTCTCTCATAAGGAACCAATGGTGGTTCGACTCCACCTATCGACACTCAGCAAGAAAGGAGTACATGATGTACAGTTGCGTAGTTACTGTAAAGGTCTCGGAAAATTCTGTTGGAGAAATTATGCGAACGTTTGCATCGCAAAGCAAACCAACGATCAATTTTGAAGCAGAATGGGTGAAAATTGTCGCAGACGAGGAAGGTCGCGAGCAGACGGCATACGTCAGTCGCGAAAATTTCGTCGCCTGTACAATTTTGACCGAGGCTGGAACCAATGAATAAAATTGTCGCGGTTGGTGACATCCACGGACAGTTTTACAAGCTCCTCGATTTGATGGGTGCTCTCGAAGAGCACGGCTATCGTCTCGGAGAATGCAAGTTCGTGTTTCTTGGAGACTTGGTTGATGGTGGCCCTGAAACGCGTCAGGTGGTTGAGTGGATCAAGACAACTGAGAGTCAGTATCCCGAAGTCCATGTACTGTTAGGCAATCATGAACATCTCATGCTTGATGCGTTGAGATGGGGAAGTAACATCTATGGCAACTATTATCTTTGGTACATGCAGGGTGGCCGTGAAACATTTGAGTCGTACATTCCTGCCCATCTAACGCCGCTTGAGCGGGGTTTGGTGGGACCAGAGGATGTTATTCCTTCTGAACATCTTGACTGGCTTGAGACGCTTCGCACTGAGTACGAAACTAATCAGTTTATCTTTGTTCACGCTGGCTTGCGTCCGACGAAAACAGTGCACGAATCCTCTTTGTGGGATAAAATCTGGATACGAGAAGACTTCATCGACTCTGATTACGATTGGGGAAAGAGAGTGGTCTACGGACATACCTATACCAAGGCACCATTGATCATGCCGAACAAAATTGGCATCGATACAATGCACCACGGTCACGGCGTTATCACGTCGGTTGTCCTCGATGACGAGAATGGGGGCATTCTTGACTTCATCACGGATCAGGACTTGATCAGGAAGGAGACGCGCTATGGCCTCGCCCACAAGCACGACGGAGAGTGGACGCTTTCCCTTTCATGATCAGCCACCAGTGGTGGTTGTTATCGGGAGCAGGGAGTTCACGCGTAAGGATTGGGTAGACAAATTCCTTGCTCGTCTTGCTGATGAAACGCTTATCATCAGTGGAGGTGCGAAGTCAGGAGTTGACCTGTGGGTGAAGGAATACTGCGAAGCAAACCCAAGACGAGTTTCGTACAAGGAAATTCCTGTGACGAGGGCAGAATGGGAACTGGTAGGTAACTACGCGGGACCGCTTCGAAACGAAGTCATCATGTTCCATGTGAGTCTCTTCAAGAAACGTGGTGTATCGGTCGCAGTTGTCGCCTTCTCAGAAGTGGGTGAGAATGGTGTCTTGACGCCTGGAACGTTAACTGCTATTCTTGCTGCAAGGAAGTACGCACTTCCTGTCTACATTTATACTACGTAGGAGAGCGTCATGATGGACGAATGCAACATCTGTGGGCTTGAGGTTGAGGACGCTGAGAAGTGCGGGGTTAAAGAAGTTGGTGAGTCATGCGCTTGCTGCGGACGTGTTCTGATTGCTCGTGCTAACGAGGAGGACGAAAACGAAACAGAGGAGCAATAATGGCAGCGGATAAGGATACCAGCCCGAAGCCGCGTGATACCTCGTGGCTCCTTTATATTGCGGCACCATTGGTGCTAATCATGATTCTCGTTACGGCCTCGAATGAAGTGGGAACGCACACAACGCCGACACCGACTGCGGTCGTTGAGCCAACAGCCACTCCAACAATCGATGTGAGTGAATACTTATTCTGTACAGTTATTGAATTTACAGACGATTATTTACTAGTTCGTTGTGATAAAGAGGAGCCGTAACGGAAACTTTTCCACACGAGTCGGTTATACTACATTAGTAGGGGAAATTAGCTAACTCAAGAAAGGGAACTTCTATGGTTCGAGTTGCAACACAACCAGCACGCCCAGCAGTTCGAAAGGGTAATGGCGGAGTTCGCGGAAATCACGCAAATTCCAAGAAGACCGTCAAGCAGGAGATTGGTGCACCAAGCACTCCATCTCGTTAGGATAACGTCATATGGAAGAGATTGTTGAAGAGTTCGAGCAAGAAGGTCAGAAACCTACTCCGACAAAAGAAGTCTGGCAGCGTGCGGCACGTACGATCATCCAGCTTATTGCCGCAGGAGGTTTGACAGCCTTGACGGATCAGATCGCGAGTGACCTTCCAGCTAACTACGCTGTGTACTTCATGATTCTGTACACCGCAGTTGTCTCGTGGTCACAGAACTACCTTGAGAGCAAGGAAGTTATTCCGACGATTCTCAAAAAGTAACATACACGGCTGTCAATGGCGACAGCCACTCGGGAAGGTCGCTATGGTAGCGTAGGAGCCTCCAAAACTCCAAGGAGTCGCAATGAGTAGTGCTGAATGGAAGCAAGCAAACGCAGAAAAGATGCGTGAGTATCGTAGAACACACTACGCCAACAACAAAGAAGCCTATAGCTCAAACGTTCTCAAACGCAAGAAAGAGACGCAAGAATGGCTTCGTTCGCTGAAGGCTGGAAAATCGTGTCGATATTGCACAGAGTCTTACGCGGCTTGTCTCGATTATCATCATCGTGATGGTACAGAGAAAAAGTTCAACATTGCAAAAGCGGCTACTAATGGGTATAGTAGAGAAACAATCCTCAAAGAGATTGCCAAGTGTGATCTGATCTGTGCGAATTGTCACAGAAAGTTGCACGATGGTTTTTATGGCGACTTTTAGGAGTCGCCTCTTGTGGACTTGGTGTAACGGTAACATGCACGTCTCCAAAACGTGAAGATAGGGGTTCAAATCCTCTAGGCCACGCCGATTGTTTCTCTTAGGTTCAAGAACGGGTTCGATTCCTGTCCGTCCCGCCAACAGCCGCCCTCCGTCGATTCGCAAAGCGAGAGGGAAGCGACGGCGATGAGCGTTCTTCAGGGTGTTATGGCGTTACATAAGGCCCAAATGTCCGTATCGCATAATGGAGATGCAACAGCCTTCGAAGCTGTGGGAATGCGGGTTCGAGTCCTGCTACGGACGCCAGCGTGTTCGATTAATGAGGAGGAGCTTATGGACATACTCGTAAAACTTGGATGCTTTTTCACAATCGGCTGTCTTTTCTGGCTCTTTGTGTTCATCCTTATTTTTGCTAAGTACGCTCAAGGAGGTTGAATGGTTCAACAATATGTCAAGAAACCGATTCCCGTTGATGCGATCAAAATCACGGAAGATAACATTCAAGACATCGTTCTCTGGTCTCAAGGAGCAGTTCGCTGGGATGCCGAACATTCCCGAATGGTCATTAACACATGGGAAGGTACTGTGTGGGCTGGTTTTGGGGATTATATTATTCGCGGCATTCGTGGCGAATTTTACCCGCATAACGGAGCGCTCTTTGAAGAGGTTTACGAACCCGTTACATCAGAGAATCCAAACGCTTGAATCGGCACTTCTTGAATCGGAATCGACATGCGAAGAGTTTGAGAAAATTTACGCATTTCAGGAACGAGCATACAAAAAGTCGATCCAGCATACACGCCTCCTGGCGTCGTTGATGGTGGCTATTATGTTTGTCTTTCTCGTTATCCGTTTGTTCTAAAGGAGGATGAGGGTAGGTGCTTTTTGCTAACGACTGAAAGGAGTCAACAGCATGAGTAGGGCAAAAGAACAGGCAGAGCTACTTGGACAAAGTTTTGGATCAGCTAACTCTCGCCTGCGTAAGAACATCATTTTTCATTTATTGGAACGCCTCGGTGAGAATGTGTGTTACGTTTGTGGTGAGGTTATTGAGGTGTCTGATGACCTCTCGGTTGAACACATTAAACCTTGGGAAAAGCGATCAGCAGAATTATTTTGGGCGCTGGACAACATTGCATTCAGTCATCGTAAATGTAATAGACCACACAGCGGAGGAGAAAAGCGAAGAATTGAAAGCCCTGAAGGAAAGGCTTGGTGCGGCTCTTGTAGGCAACATCGTGATCGTGAAGATTTTGGAAAGAAACACGCTCGCTGGAATGGTTTACAACCTTATTGCAGAGATTGTAAAAAAGAAAGCGATGCCCGATATTATCGTGGGTAGGTGGCATAATGGTAGTGCAATAGTTTCGAAAACTATCCAAGGTCAAATCTTGTGCAGGTTCGAATCCTGTCCTACCCGCTGATGAGTCTTGACCGAGTAGGAAGGTACACGTTTTACGATGAGAAGTTGTTTAGTGTGTGGTAATTCCACGAGTAAAAATTCAAAGGGTTGTTGTAGTGTCATCTGCCGCAAGCAGTTAGAGCACAAGCAGTATATCGAACGGTGGTATGCTGGTTTAGAGACTGGTAATAAACCATCTGGTGCGAGCATTTCACCGTATGTCAGAAAACATCTTTTTGAGACACACAACAACCGCTGTCAGAAATGCGGCTGGGGGGAATTAAATCCGTTTACTGGTAACATTCCACTGCAAGTTCATCACATCAATGGTGACTCCCTCGACAGCGTTCCTGACAATCTTGAATTACTGTGTCCGAATTGCCACGCACTAACCAATTTCTTCGGTAACTTAAACAAAGGTCGAGGACGACCAAGACGGTATGGGAAGCTGGCAGAGTAGTAATGCAGCGCTTTGGAAAGGCGTAGGCGCTGATGAAGCGTCCACGAGTGCAAATCTCGTGCTTCCCTCCATCGTTAACGTGAGTCGTGTATGCGCACGCGTGGGTGCAATCCCCACAGGCTCAGCCAAAAGGAGGTTACTATGCATAATGATCGATTCTTCTATTACGATAGCGTCCTCCACGATAACTACAGGATGGACGAAGACTTCTATGCTCACGAAATTGGCGTCGTGCTACGGAACAGTAAAACAGGCGGTTATCTCGCGGTGCTGTATGAGCCAGAGCAGGAAGCCGAATTTGATGAGCATGATGATGCCTTGGAGTGGTTAATCGAGACCTATCTCGAAGGTGAGCAATGTTCACAGTAGATGCGGTGGTCGCTCATTTTGTCGGAGATTACTTTCTACAAAGTAATAAAATGTCAGTCGAGAAAACGAAGAAGTGGAGGGTTGCAGCGTGGCACGGTCTTACCTACAGTCTGCCCTTTATCTTGCTCGATCCTTCCTTGATTGCCTTTCTGATTATCTTGGGAACGCATATCATCATCGACCGTCTTAGATTGACGACCTACATCTCATGGTTTCGCAATGGAGCGAACTACGACCGAACAGCAAACTACGGTTATCCGCCAGAGGTTCCTGCCTTTCTGTCGATCTGGCTTATGATTCTCGTGGACAATCTTACGCATATTTTGATAAACGGTTTGGCGCTCTATTACTTCTAGGAGCGCTTTTGGCAGTTGGCCGAGTGGTAAGGCGCTTGTTTTGAACGCAAGTGAGGGGTAACACCTACGCGGGTTCGAGTCCTGCACTGCCAGCCGATAAGGTATTTAGCTGATAAGGATGATGATTTTATGGAGCACACAGATCGCGACCAATTAGCTCGTGCCTTGCACGGTGGACGTGCGACTGAAATTGAAGCAGCGCTTCGAGATGTTATTTCTGACTTCGTGCGTGATCAAACAGATGTGCGGCAGGCGGTCGCGGATGTCATCTACCAAATGGGTATGGGTGATATCGATGCGGGTGTTATCTCGGTTAATGGAAGACTCGGAACGGTTGTCCTCACACAAGACGCCATTCCTGACGGCAACAACGCCAAGCAGTTTTCCATTTTCGACAAGGCCAAGCTCGACTCTGTTGCAATTGGCGCAACCGCAAACCAGACCGACGCCTTTTTGGTTAGTCGGGCAAATCATACAGGAACACAGTCCGCTGATACCATTGTCAACGGTGTAACCAACAAGGTACTTACGGCGGCTGAAAAAGCAAAACTCACCAGCATGAATGCAGGAGCAACGGTCAACTCCCCCGACAGCTTTCTCCTGAATCGGGCGAACCACACTGGAACGCAGTCGGCAGCAACCATCTCCGACCTTTCCAATGTGGTTCGTTCTATTTTGGCTGATATCAGTATTGCGGTTTCGTCAGTTAACGGTCAGGGTGGCGATGTTGTCCTTGATCTTGATGACATTCTTGCTGGACAACTGAACAAGCACTTCACAGAAGCCGAAAAAGTCAAGCTCCTCGGGATTGCTTCTGGTGCGACGGCGAACAACACGGACGCATTTCTTACGAATCGTGCGAATCACACAGGTACGCAATCGTCTACAACCATCGCGGATTTCGACACGGCAGTTGCCACGAATACGTTTGTCGCCGCAGCGACCGCTGCTCGACACACGCACGCGAACAAGTCTGTTCTTGATAATGTAACAGCGGCATACACAACCACTGAGCAAACAAAGCTCGCGGGTATTGCTCCAAACGCAACCGCGAACGCCTCGGATGCGCAGCTACGGGACCGCTCCACACATACAGGAACACAGGCTCCTGATACGATTGACGGTCTTGCGGAGACGATTCTCGACACCGTAGGGAACTCACTCATCGCTGGCGACAATATTAGCATCGTTTATGATGACGAGGGTGATACCGTCAACTTTGTGGTTTCCGCCACGAGTGGGGCAGTTTCGTCCGTCAACGGTCAAACGGGTATCGTGGCGCTCGATCAGGACGACATTCCTGATGGAACAACTGCAAAGCAGTTCACTGCAACCGAGAAGACGAAACTCTCGGGAATTGCGACAGGAGCGACAGCGAACTCGACTGACGCTCAGCTTCGAAGCCGCGCAACCCACACAGGAACGCAGACGGCATCGACCATCAGCGATTTCGATCTGGCGGTCTCTCAGAACACGACCGTCCAAGCGAACACCACAGCACGCCACTCGCACACAAACAAGGCATTGCTTGACAGCTACAACCGCACCAACGAAGAGATTTCAAATGCGGTTGCGATTGCACACTCACACACAAACGGCGCAGTTCTCAACGCTACGACGGCTTCATTCACAACGGCACTCAAGACCAAGCTCGACGGTATCGCGACAGGGGCAACAGCAAACGACACTGATGCCAACCTTCGTAGCCGTGCGACACACACTGGCACGCAACCATCGACAACCATCTCGGACTTTGCAGAAGCAGTTCGGGACACGATGGGAGTAGCGCTGGTCGCTGGTACGAACATCACAATTACTCCTGACGATGCTGCGAACACGATTACCATCAACTCAACCGCAAGTACGAGTGGTGAGGTAGAATCGGTTAACGGGCAGATAGGAATTGTCGTTCTCGATCAGGATGATATTCTTGACGGCACCACGGCTAAGCAATTCACGGCGACAGAGAAAACGAAGCTCGCTGGAATCGCGACCGCCGCAACCGCAAACAGCACTGACGCGCAATTACGTGATCGTGCGACACATACGGGAACACAGCTTTCCTCCACGATCAGCAACTTCCAGACAAGCGTTTCCGCGAATACGGACGTTGCTGCGAACACCACGGCTCGACACACGCACACCAATAAGACCATCCTCGATGCAGTCACCGCAGCCTTCACGACAGCGGATGAAACCAAGCTCGACGGTATCCAGGCTGGCGCTACAGTTAATGCGACCGATGCGGCTCTTCGTGACCGCACAACGCATACAGGCACACAACCCTCCACGACGATTTCCGATTTCTCGGAAGCCGTACGTGACACGATGGGTCTGGCATTGGTGGCGGGTGATAACGTTACGATCACTCCTGATGACAACGCGAACACCATCACCATTACCTCGGTTGCGGGTGGACAGGTTGACTCGGTAAACGGACAGACTGGTAATGTGACGCTGACGCAGGATGACGTGGCAGATGGACTGATTGCGAAGCAGTTCACGGTATCTGAGGAAACCAAGCTGGCAGGGATTGCCGCTGGTGCGACTGTTAATGATACCGATGCAGCGCTCCGTGACCGTTCGACGCACACAGGAACACAAACTGCATCAACGATCAGCGACTTCCAGACAACGGTAAGCGCGAATGCGACGGTAGCTGCAAATACGGCAGCGAGACACACGCATACGAACCAAGCCGTTCTCGACGCAACAACCGCATCCTTTACACTTGCTGACGAAAGCAAGCTCGACGGCGTTCAAGCAGGAGCTACCGCAAACGCGTCAGATTCGTCTCTAAGGGATCGAAGTACCCACACAGGTACGCAGACATCAAATACGATTTCTGACCTCTCTGAGACGATCCTAGAGCGCGTGGGAGGCATCCTACAAGCAGGTGCCAATGTTACCCTGACGCCAAACACCGAAACAGACACCATTACCATTGCCGCAATTGTCGAAAGTGGTATGGGTGAGGTTAATTCGGTCAATGGTGCTACGGGTGTTGTTACCCTCGACACCGACGACATTCCAAGCGGTACAGTTACGTCACAGTACACGAACACCGAGAAGACAAAGCTCGCAGGTATCCAGAGTGGTGCAACCGCGAATGCAACCGATGCTCAACTACGTGATCGTAGTACGCATACGGGAACGCAATTGGCGTCCACCATTTCTGACTTCCAGACGGCGGTTTCCGCCAACGCCGATCTAGTGGCTCTGGTTGGTCATGACCACGACGCGGACTATGCCGCACTCGTTCACGACCACGATGGGCGCTACTACACAGAGACGGAAGTTAACACGCTCCTGACTGGAAAATCAGACACAACTCACAATCATGACGCCGAGTACGCGACAATTGGTCACGATCACGATCTTGACTATGCGTTGATTGCGCACGGTCATGTTATCGCTGATGTAACTGGACTCCAAACCGCACTCGACGGAAAAGCAGCAACCACTCATAATCACGATCTGACGTATGCACCGATTGTGCACACGCACGACGAGTATGCGACGGATGCTGATTTGACGGCTGGTTTGGCAACAAAGTCAAATACGACGCATATCCATGACGACCGCTACTACACAGAAACGGAAGTTGATGATGCGCTTGTTTTGAAAGCAAATGCTGATCACACACACGCCGATCTGGTTACGGATGCTGAGTTTGCAACGGCTCTAGCGGGAAAGAGTGACACAACCCACAATCACGATACTGTGTACGCGGCTCTTAGCCACGGACATGTTATTGCTGATGTTACGGGTTTGCAGGCGGCTCTCGATGCGAAGGCCGCAGCAGGACACAACCACGATTCGGCTTATGCCGCCCTTGTTCATGGTCACGTTATCGGAGACGTTACAGGTCTTCAGACGGCGTTGGATGGTAAGGCTTCAACATCGCACAATCACGATCTGGTTTACTCCGCAATCGGACACACGCATAGCGATCTGGTTACGGACGCGGAACTGGCAACCGCACTTTCGGGTAAGGCTGATACAGTTCACGATCACGACACGCGGTACTATACTGAAACCGAAACGGACACGTTGCTTGCGGGTAAAGCGAATACCGTGCATACGCACGACGACCGATACTTTACTGAATCGGAAGTAACGACCTTACTAGCTGGCAAGAGTGACACGACACACAACCACGATGCAGCGTATGCGGTTATTGGACACAATCATGACAGTGCCTATGCAAGTATAACACACGATCACGACACCGACTATGCCGCGCTCGTACATGATCATGATGGTCGCTACTATACGGAAACAGAAGTTGATGACGCGCTCGTGCTGAAAGCTGACGCGGATCATTTGCACACAGGAGTCTATGCCCCTGTTGCGCATGACCACGACCTTGATTATGCAGCTATCGGACATCTTCACGATGACCGCTACTTTACTGAAACCGAGGTAACGGACGCGCTCGCCGCAAAAGCAAATGTAGCACACATGCACGCCATTGCGGATACAACGGGACTTCAGGCCGCACTAGATGGTAAAGCGGCAACCGTCCATAACCACGACGCGGCATACGCTGCTCTTGTGCATGGTCATGCTATTACCGACGTAACTGGTCTACAGACGGCTCTTGATGGAAAGGCTGCAACAGGACACGATCACGATCTGGACTACGCAGCAATCGATCATACACACGCTGATCTGGTAACAGATGGTGAGTTTGCGACAGCGCTTGCAGGAAAGTCCGATATAGCGCACACGCATGACGGTCGATATTACACCGAGACAGAAGTTGATACCTTCCTGGCTGGCAAGTCTGATACGACGCATAATCACGATGCCGCATATGCGGCTCTTGGTCACAACCATGACGCCGACTACGCGGACATTGCGCACAATCACGACCTAGACTATGCGGATATTGCCCACCTCCACGACGGTCGTTATTACACAGAGACCGAAATTGATACGGCGTTGGCGCTGAAGTCAGATACTACACATAATCACGCTGGCGTCTATGCACCGACTGTCCACGATCATGACTCACGTTATTACACGGAGACGGAAATTGATACGGCTCTAGCTGGTAAAGCAAACACAACGCACGCGCACGCCATTGCGGATGTGACCAATTTGCAGTCCAGTCTTGACGGTAAAGCAAGCAGCACGCATAACCACGATCTTGTGTATGCGGCTATCGGCCACAACCACGATGCGGCATACTCCGCACTTGGTCACAATCACGATGATCGCTACTTTACGGAATCCGAAGTCACAACCGCTCTGGCAGGGAAGTCAGATACGGGCCACACGCACACAGCGGCCAATGTTACCGACTTCAACACGGCGGCGGATGCTCGCATTACTGCTCAGAAGGGTGTCGCGAGCGGACTGGCAACGCTTGACGGTTCTGGTAAGATTCCAACGACGCAGATTCCTCCGATTGCGATGACTGACGTTTCGGTTGTGGCGTCTCAGGCGGCACAATTGGCACTGACCTCGCAAGAGGGTGACGTTGTTATTCGAACCGACCTCAATCGCACCTACATTCACAACGGCGGCAGCGCGGGGACAATGGCCGATTGGACTGAAATGGCGACTCCAACCGATGTCGTTCAGAGCGTCAATGGTCAGACTGGCGTTGTCACCCTGACGACGACCAATGTGAATGAGGGAACCAACCTTTACTACACCGAAGCAAGAGTCAACGCCAACACGAATGTCGCTGCGAATACGTCTGCACGTCACTCGCACAGCAACAAGGCAACTCTTGACGCGGTGACAGCGGCGTTCACGACGGCGCTGAATACGAAGCTGACTGGAATCGAGACAGGAGCGGATGTCACGGACGCTGCGAATGTCGATGCCGCAGGAGCGGTCATGAATACGGATACCACGACAGCAGCAATGCAGTTCGTGGTTGATGAAGACAGCATGACCTCCAATAGCGCAACCAAGGTTCCAACCCAGCAGAGTGTCAAGGCGTATGTGGACACAGGACTTGCAACGAAAGCAAGCAGCACGCACAACCATGATGCGACGTATGCAGCGCTCGTGCATGATCACGATAGCCGTTACTACACCGAGACGGAGATTGACACGGCACTCGCTGGAAAAGCGAATACCGCGCACGACCACGATACTCGATACTACACCGAAACCGAAGTCGATACCCTGCTTGCTGATAAGAGTAACACAACTCACAATCACGACGCAAGCTACGCGCCACTGGTTCACAACCATGACACGCTGTACTACACCGAGTCGGAAGTTGACACCCTGCTGGCTGGAAAGTCCGCGACGAGTCACACACACGTCACCGCTGACGTAACGGGACTCGATACGGCTCTGGCAGGTAAGGCTGCTTCAAGCCACACGCACCATGTCAATGATCTGACCGCGACAGGAACGAAGTCTACGACGACCTTCCTCCGAGGTGACAACACCTGGGCGACTCCGCCGAACACAACCTATGCGGTTCCGACGCAAGCAGAAGCAGAAGCGGGTACGGCAACGACTGGACGCGCATTCAGCGCTCAGCGCGTCAATCAGGCGATTCAGGCGTTGGCTCCTGTTAAGGCTGCTGATCTGGCAACCAAGGCGAATGTGTCGCACACGCATGTCATCGGAGACACGACTGGCCTTCAGGCGGCTCTTGACGGTAAGGCAAGTACGACACACAATCACGATGCGACCTATGCGGCTCTTGCACATACCCATGCTATCGCAGATACAACGGGATTGCAAGCGGCTCTGGATGGGAAGGCGTCAACAACACATAACCACGACGCGGCATACGCGGCGATTGGTCATAACCATGATGCTGCTTATGCGGCTCTCGTCCATGACCATGACACACGCTATTACACCGAGACAGAGGTTGATACCCTTCTTGGAGGAAAAGCGAACAGTTCGCACACGCACGCAATCTCGGATGTGACAAACTACCGTTCCGAAATCTGGAACGCGATGTCACACACCTCGCAACCAGCCGAAACCGAAATAGGTTCGGGAGCGGATGCGGGTACGGCGACTGCAAGCGTGGCGATTGGTAACAACGCGCAAACGCTTGAGGCAAACTCCGTTGCAATCGGTCAGTTTGCTGCTGCACACGGCGAAAGCTCGACTGTCATTGGTGATCTGGCGTATGCAATGGGTGACCGTGGCTTTGCGATTGGAGCAAACGCTGAAGCCGACAATGCTGATGAAGGTGTTCTGAGAGCAAACTCGGTAAAGATTCAGCGGTCGAACGGAACGGGAGCAACGACGCTCAATGTGGCGGCTCCTGATGGTACGGCGAAGGTTCTTGGCATCGGCAATGATAACATTCCGACGATCAATGGCGTTGCACTCTCCATCCCGCACAACCATGACGCGACCTATGCGGCGATCAGTCACACGCATGTTGCAGCGAACATTACCGACTTCGACACTGAGGTGTCCAACAACACCGACGTGACAGCAAATACGGCGGCTCGTCACAGTCATGCAAATAAGGCGCTTCTCGATACGTACGCACAAACAGAAGTCAATCTGGCAGATGCCGTAGCCAAGAAGCACAGTCACAGCAATCAGGCCGTACTTGACGCAACGACTGCTTCGTATACAACAGCGCTCAACACCAAGCTCTCTGGCATCGAAGCACTCGCTGATGTAACTGACGCAGCAAACGTAGACGCTGCTGGCGCGGTCATGAACTCCGACACCACAACTGCTTCAATGTCGTTTGTGGTTGACGAAGATGCAATGACTTCGAATAGTGCCACAAAGGTGCCGACGCAACAAAGTGTGAAAGCGTATGTCGATACGGGATTGAGCGGAAAGGCGAACACGTCGCACACGCACACCGCAGCGAACATTACGGATTTCAGCACGGCGGCAGATGCACGAATTACGGCACAAAAAGGTAATGCGAGTGGTCTGGCTACCCTGGATGCTGGCGGCAAGATTCCATCGACACAGCTTCCTGCTATCGGTCTCACGGATGTCAATGTTGTCGCGTCTCAGGCAGCGCAGCTTGCATTAACGGCCCAAGAGGGTGACGTTGCGATCCGCTCTGACCTGAACCGCAGCTATATCCACAATGGCGGTACAGCGGGAACTATGGCTGACTGGACCGAACTGGCAACGCCGACTGACGCAGTACAAAGCGTCAACGGTCAGACAGGTGCGGTTTCACTTACCACGACAAACATCAATGAAGGTACGAATCTCTACTACACCGAGGCTCGTGTCAATGCGAATACGAATGTTGCGGCGAACACGGCTGCACGACACAGCCACTCCAACAAGGCTCTTCTTGATACGTACACACAGACCGAGGCAAACCTCGCGGATGCGGTATCCAAGAAGCACAGTCACGCAAATCAGGCAACGCTCGATGCGACAACCGCTTCCTACACGACAGCACTCAACACGAAGCTGACAGGTATTGAAGCACTCGCTGATGTGACGGATGCGGCGAATGTTGATGCGGCTGGTGCAGTTATGAATTCGGACACGACAACGGCAAGTATGTCGTTTGTTGTGAATGAAAACAACATGGTGTCGAATAGTACGACCAAGGTTCCAACGCAGGCAAGCGTCAAGAGTTATGTCGATACTGGTCTGGCTGGTAAGGCGGCAAGCTCGCACTCACACGCTATCTCGGACGTGACAAACTTACAGACAACGCTCGATGGTAAGGCGTCCTCGACACATAACCATGATGCAACGTATGCGGCTCTGTCGCACACACACACGGCAGCGAATGTTACTGATTTTGCTGAGGTTGTCCGAGATACGATGGGAACCGCGCTCGTTGCGGGTTCGAACATCACGATTACACCAAATGATGTAGGCGATACCATTACGATTGCTGCTACGTCAACTGCTCCTGTAACGTCGGTTAACACCCTCACTGGTGCGGTCACGCTTACGCAAGATAACATCGGTGATGGTACAACATACAAACAATACTCGCAAACCGAGAAGAGTAAGCTCGCTGGCATCGAAGCTGGTGCAGACGTTACTGACGCGGCAAATGTCGATGCTGCTGGCGCGGTAATGAATTCGGATACTTCGACGGCTTCTATGTCCTTTGTCATTGACGAAGACGCGATGACAACGAATACCGCGACCAAGGTGCCGACACAACAGAGCGTGAAAGCCTACGTTGACGCGGGGCTTGCAACGAAGGCGGCGACAAGCCATAATCACGATGCAACCTACGCAGCGCTTTCGCACACGCACGATGACCGCTACTACACTGAAAGTGAAATGGCGACTCTGTTGAACGCGAAAGCAGGATTGGTTCACACGCATGCGGCATCTGAGCTTACAGCAACAGGTACGCGAGACGCAACGACATTTCTCCGTGGTGACAACACATGGCAAGTGCCTCCTCTTGCAACCCATACGCACGATGATCGATATTATACTGAGACTGAGATTAACTCTCAGATGTCAGGCAAGGCAAACTCAGTACACAGTCACGCCGCAGTCGATGTCATCGACTTCGCTGAAACCGTTCGTGATACAATGGGTGCAGCCCTTGTTGGTGGTACGGGTATCACGGTTACGCCAAACGACGTTGGAGATACCATTACCATTACGAATAACGCCTCGGTGGTGACTGTCTGCGATTCTGCAAGTGCTGCATCGACAGCAAGTACGACAAGCACGACAGTCTATGCTACAGCGTTATCTACGAACATCACACTTCCTGCTGGTACGTGGACGGTGAATGCTATTGGCGGTCTTCTCTGTACACACAGCGCAAGTGGTACTGTGAACGTGCAAACTGTTATTGCTGGTGATGCAGGAACAGCACGCGCAATCAGCGGTGTTTCAAGTTCATCTCCAAATATGGTGGTAGACAACGCTGTTAAGGGAGGCCAGTCTGGAACAATTACCTGTCTCATTCAGTACAAGTCCAGCACGGCTGGAACAACTGCTGCGAAGAACCCTTGGATTACCATTATTGCGGAGAGAACCGCGTAAGGAGAGAGTATGGCCCTTTATACCGTAACCCTTCCTGCTTCATTCGATCCTGCCGAGGACGATGCTGGTGTGTTACACGATTGGTTAGTTGGAAAGGGCGTCGTTGTAAACGGTGTCACCATCAACTCAAATGGCACAGCCACCATTGATTCGGAGACCGATCCTGCACCTGTCTTGGCTCAATACACGTCGGTGGCGGATACCCAACGCCGACGTGCAAGACAGGCGTTACAGGGACTTAACGCAATTAACCTGAATACCGCAACGAACGTTCAAGTACGTGACGCTGTGCGGCTCACCCGCGTCCTGATTAACTATATTGTGCGCACAATATAGTTCTGTGGGGAAAGGAGATAGATCGTGGAATTTGCTATACCGCTAATCCTTTCCCTGTTTGTCGTGTTTGTCCTTTTCACAAAGCGACCTATAGAATAAGGAGCTAGCATGGAGCTTGTCTTTCTTTTGCTCACAGCGGCAACGGTTTTTGGATTTGGTTACTTTTGGGGCTACGAGCGAAAGGGAGGTCCGTGGACTGCTGTCGCTGCATTTATCTTTTTGCAAGCGGCAGCAGTCATCTCCGCAGTTACGGAAGCTGACGCCTCAACGATTGCTTGGCAGTTTTGCTTCAACATCATCGTCTTCAACTCAGCGGCAGCAGGCTATCAGCTTGGCGTCCCTGTCCGACGACCTTGGTGGAGGAAGCTCATGGCAGGGCACATCATTGCAATTACTGTTTTGATCTGCTATGCTATCTACCTCTCGTAAGAGAGAGCGGGGGAAACCCCGCGAAACGGTGTGATGCCGAATGGAGAGGCACTCGCTTCGGGAGCGAGAAAAAGTGGGTTCAATTCCCGCCACACCGACCGCTGCTTTTCCGCAGCGTAGATTGGAGGTTCTTATGGCCTATGATTCACGACAGGACACCCTGAATCACATTCACCGTGTCCGAGAATTGCTTGAAGACGTTCGCAACGAATTCGAGATTCGTGCTATTCTTCACGATCAGAGCAAGCTGGAAAGTCCCGAAAAAGAAGCATTCGACCGCTTGACACCTCGCCTCAAGACACTCGAATACGGAAGTCCCGAATACGAGGAGTCCCGCCGAGAGCTAGGAGAAGCGCTCGAACATCACTATGCGAATAACAGTCACCACCCCGAGCATTTCGAGAACGGGGTAAACGGCATGACGTTGTTCGATGTACTGGAAATGTTAGTGGATTGGAAGGCGGCATCAGAGCGTCATGAAACGGGCGACATTAACAAGAGTCTCACAACCAACATCACGCGTTTCAATATTGATCCGCAGCTACAGTCAATTCTCGAAAACACCGTAAAGGCTTTTGGCTGGACATAATGAGGAGCGGTGGCCGAGAGGTAAGGCGCGTTTCTGCTAAAAACGTGAAGGGTGAATAACCCCGCGCAGGTTCGATTCCTGTCCGCTCCGCCGTTCATGGAGGATTACATGGACATTTTGTTTGTTATTGTACCAGTCGTGCTTAGCATCCTGATCGCACGACGACCAGATAGTAGAATATACTTTTAGAAGCGTCATCCGAAAGGGTGGCGCTTTTTTGTTGGGAGGGATTATGCAAGAAGAGTACTACGTAATACGCCTCGATACGGGCGTCTTTTTTGTCAACCTTGGAAGTTTCTTTATGAGACCGATAGAAACAATGTACCACTTCGTTCGTCTCGATCTTGAGGAGACCTTCGAAGACGAGAAATGGAGATAACGAATGGCAACAAAAGATCGTATCTACCCTGGTGACACATTGCCAGTGGCGTATGAATGTCGTATGCCTGATGAGGATAACCCAAACAACTCAAATGGTCTCCCAGCGACACCAACGATTGCTGTTGCTCGCGTCTTTAACAGTACAGTCGGTGAGTTCTTGGAAATCGGTGGCCCTGGTGTCTTCGAGGATGCAGTAGCAATTGAAGCGCAGGAGGGAAATGGACAGTATGACAAGGGTGGCGTGCTTCGCTATACCGTTGATTCTGTTTTTACTGTTGATCCTGGCGATTATACGCTCTTCATCACCGCGACATTTGCTAATGGTGTCAAATTGACCGAGAATCGCAAATACAAGATTGAAGAATACCGTTAAATGGTATCTATAAATGGGAGGTTGTAAATGCCAGGAGGTAGACCACGCTTATTGCTTGACGACGAAGACACTCAAAGAGTTCTTAAAGAGTGGGAGCAGGGTACTGGATACAGTGCCATAGCGGTTAAACTTGGGCTGTCTGTCAAGCGTGTCAGAAATACTATCGAGGCGGCGGGACACACTATCGAGAAGAGAATGAAGGCAGAGCAACATGGAAGATGGAAAGGTGGACAGCCTTACTATCACTCTGGTTATAAGTACGTCTGGATTTCTCAAGAACACCCATTTCGCATAATGGCGAATACAAATGGCCGTGTTGCAGAGCATCGTCTTGTTATGGCTGAGCATCTTGGACGACCGTTAGAGTACCACGAAAGTGTGCATCACAAGAACGGTGTACGAGATGACAATCGACTCGAAAATTTACAGCTTCTTGTGAAAGCACACCCAACGGGTTATATCCCACGATGCCGTTGTTGCGGATCATACGAAATCATTTTTGAAGAACTATAGGAGGATAAATGGCACGGACACGTAAAGATCACTTCTCGGACGACTCGGTACGCGAAGCAGAATCAGAAGCGCATAAGAATCGGAGACAGGTTTCGCAGCAACTTCGTGATTACTATCAGACCGATTTTCTGGATGAGTATGACGATGATGATTTTGAAACCTTTGAGCCGATCAAGCCGAAGTACGCCAAGAAGTAAGGAGTTTCCGCATGGAATTTGAAGAACCCAAGAAGCGGCCTGGACGACCAAAAGGCTCTCGAAACAAGTCTCCCGAAGTACAGCAATTTATTAAACAGTTCGAACATATTTACGAACGCGTTGAGCACCTGATGAATGATGAACAACGCGACTACTATCAGAAGGCGTTTGCAGGACAGGCTCCATTTGATCCGATCAAGGATGCAGAACTGTTCATGCGTCTCTATGGCATCTACTCTGTTGGTGTTGTTGGCAAGGCAATCGAAGAAGGAAAGGCATCCGAGTCGATTGCACAAACCGCCGCACAGTATCGTATGGGCCTGAAAGACCTCTTTGATATGCAAAGCAAGCGCGAGGAAGCAAAGGATAAAGATGGTAACAAAGCAGGAGTGGCTGACCCAACACGCAAGCCCGAGATGGCTCTCTTCGAAGATTTACATCGATAGTTTTCCAGAAAATCAACGGGATCAAGTCATTGAGCAATTAGCCTTTACCTTTCCGACATGGTTCTTCGAGGTGCTGTGTTCCTATCACGGCTCTCCCCTTGTCCTCGAACCGTTCCAAGTCAAATACCTCCTAGACGAGTCGCTTTT